TTGTGGCACCAGCGTCAGGCCTGGTGGAACAACTGGCTGGCGGAGCAAGTTGCCGAGCAGATGAAGCACTGTACCGTCGACGATCGGTCCCCTTTTGCCAAGCTTGGCGACCTCTTAAAGGCCAAGTTGACATTGAGGTAGCTCGCTCGTAGCGTGCGCTGCAATGCTCGGTTCGAGGGACTTCTCTGTTCCGTCCCATCTACAACCAGAAGACGTGATCACGATGCTGAGGAATCAGCATTTCTCGTCGGTTGTGATGGCATGCTGGAAGATCTACAACCACAAAGGCAACGATTACACACGCGGCAAGGGCGATATCGATCGCTCGGATAACTTCAAGGTCGCAGCAGAGAACAACGGGATCACGCCGTTCCAGGCGTGGGGCGTGTATTTCTACAAACACGTCGCCGCAATCTGGCGGTTTCTCAAGGACGGCAAGGTTGAATCCGAGCCGATCGAAGGTCGCATCTACGATGTGATCAACTATGCAATCTTGCTCGTGTTACTGGTGAACGAAGAGAAGTCCAAGTTGGCAGTCCAACACGAATGGATCGTCGACCAGGACGAAACGTACTGCAGGCTCTGTCATGCTCATCGTAGTGACGTGAACCCATGCCCGAAGAAGACCAATGCTTGACGAGAACTCAGATCTAGCGGTAAAGGGCGTCGATTGGAGCGAGGTCATGAGCAACTGTCAGTTGGTTACGTGGGCTGGTTTGCCCGTCACAGATCTGGTCAAGATTTTCCCCGACGCTGAGTGCCTCGGCGGGATGGCGGTCGAATTCGATCAGGTCGACATGTCTGTCTATCGATTCAAGGATGGCGCGGGCAATTTCGCCTTCGCATTCGACAAAGGAGCTGGGCTCATTTCACATGGGTCCCAGATTTTGAGCAATGACACAATCAGTAATCTCAGACAGGGCGGAGCAAAAATTGGGTGACCGGCCCAAACGTGAAACGATGGGCTCCCAAAATACCGGCATGAGAACGTTCCATCTCCATCGGGATGTGGACGAGTCCGGTGTTAGCGGCACAGGCGTTGTTGCCGAAGGCGTTCTGTTGACCAACACCAAGGTCATCGTCAGCTGGTTGACGATCCACAAGTCAATTGCAATCTACGACTCGTTTGCCGAGATGCTTGCCATCCACGGGCACGGCAGCAAGACACGCGTTGTTTGGGATGACGAAGTGGAGCCGACAAAGACGGCGAAGCGGACTGTTTTGGACGACTAGCCCATACCTCGCGCTGGAGGTAACAGTCTTTGTTGCGATGATCCTGTCAAATTGATAGGTTCGGCGCTGGAGATCGTTGCCACCATGGATTCATTTGAAGACCTGTACAGCGCGGTTGTCGAAGTCCATGCCCGCTTGAGCGAGGCCAAGCCAAGCCGTCGACACAAGATGGGCGACGATCACGACTTCGATGAGGCTGCGGCGCCGCCTCCGTTCAAGGCTGCAGATCGCGCCTCGGCAGGTATGCCGGCGTTGAAGTCTCGTACGGGCGCAACTCCTCCGCCGATTCCGAAGCCCAAGCCAAAGGTATTGGCGCAAGGCCCGAAGAAGGCAGTCGTGGCTACTGCAGCGCCGAAGGGTGACAAGAGCCTTGGTATTAAGCGAGGTTTTTCGATGCACACAGCTGCTGGCGCCAAGAGCGAGCCGCATGCAGCGCAGGCGATCGGTTGGGCCAAGGACAAGGTTGCTCAACGTGCTGCGAAGGGCGAATCGTTGTCGCAGCTTGCGTCTGCTTGTCGAGAAGTTCTCGGGTAGTTTAAGATCGTCGGATGGACGAAGAACCGAAGAAGCTGAGGCTTCCCCGCTGGGCGAAGCGCCTTCTGGTGGTTCTAAGCATCGTCGGACCACTCACAGGAGCGGTTGTTACGATCGTGTCTGCGATCTACGACATCCAGGCCAAGGCCAAGGATGCGAAGACCGAGACCAAGGCGAGTTACGAGACGCTCGCCCCGGCTGTCAAAGAGCTGCAAGATCTCCTCGCCAAGACGCAGGATGTCGTCGATGTGGATGAGAAGGAGATCGCAGCTCTGAAGGCGGTCAAAGATGAGCAAGAGAAGCGGATCATTCGTCTCGAAGCTTATGTGGACATTCTTGGCCATCGGGGTACTTTTCCAGCCCCTCCGCCCAAGGTTAAGGCCGGCACTGGCCCGGTGGCTACAAAGAGTCACAAGCTGAAGCCAGCGAGCCCTGTGCCTGTCGATGTGACCACCGCCAAGCAGTACCAGGATGTTCGTGTGCAGCTTCAGTGCTCGCCGAATGATCCGACGTGCGACTCCAAGGCGGCCGACATGGCAGCCGAGAAACGCTAGACGAACTGACGAGCGATCTCGACGCAGGCCTTATCGAGGGCCTTCATGTCGGGGATTTTGGGCAGGCTGGACTTCTCATAGAGACCGTCCATCTTCTTGTCCTGCTCCTCGGCCCACGAGATGAGCTTCTCGTAGCTCCAGGCGCCGTTCCTGATTTCGAGCAGTTCTTTGGCGTCAGGACGCCTCACGATGACGCCCTGGCCGCTGAGAATCTCCTCGCACATCCGAAGGAGCCGGACTAGGTGCATGCCGTGCTTTGTATCGTAGCCGAACTGACGCTCCAAGCCAGCACGAGCCTCGTTTCGCGTCTTGAGCCAGTTCTGGTACTGGTCCCACTCGTTCTTGGCCGTACGGTAGGCGCGCTCTCGACGCAGCAGCTCCAGGAAGTTGTCGTCGTACCCGATATTGCGGGCAGCGCTCTCCCACTGGAAGTCCTTGCTGATCTGAAGCTCTGCCAGGTACGCGGCCACCTGGTTCGTCAGGTTGATCTTGTCGGCCTCGCCAACGTTGTCGAGCGCCAATTCCCAGGTCTCCATCTTTTTCTTGATGGCAGCCTCGGCAGCGCCGAGCTGGTCCTTGGGAATCATGGTGGTCTCAGGCAGCTCGAAAGCAGCCCTGGTGGGCGCTTCCGTGGGAGGGCTGAACAGCCAGCGGTGGTGCGTGTTGATGCGCTTGAGCTGGCTGAACGCGTACCCAGCGAAGGTGTGGCGAGCCTTCTTGCTGACGAAGGTCGAACGGATGGCGATCAGCATCTCACCAGGGAGCCCAACGTGGATCACGTCGGAGTCGTGGGTGTAGAGCAGCTCGATGATGTTCGGGTTGCAGTCCGAGGCCAGCTTGAAGAACTTCCGCATTTCGTACAGAACGAGGTCGACCTTGTTGCTCTCGTACTGATCGAAATTGTGGAGAAATCCCAGGCGGAAATCCTGAGGAGCGATCACGATGCCACGGAAGTCCTCGTCGCTAGTCGGCGTGCTGGTGCCGTAGGCGTGCGATCCGCTTCGAGCGAGAAATGCAACGCGACCCTGCAGCCAATCAGGCCGGTCGCCAGTTCTGGAAATTACTTCTTCGAGGGTAACTTGGGTCATACAATTTCTCCAATGTCGTCGCTCTTGTCGACGTAGCCATCGTCCCATTCGCCCTGACAGTCCAAGACCTCATCTTGGGCTGGCGTTGCTGCTAGCCAGGCGAATACCAAAAGGACGAAGACGGCGATGGTCATTCTGCGACGAGGTAATCGTGCTTCCACCAGGGCGGGATGAACTTGTTGCTCTCCATCAACCGCTGGTGCATCTCGATGCAGCCCTTGAGCGGCGTGCCATGGGTGTTGCGCTTGTGGGCTACGATCGGGTCGTAGAGGAACGTATAGAGCTGCAGCTCGTGGCCGTAGACCTGCGCCACTTGAGCATACGGCGCGAATTCCGCAACCGTGGTGTTGGTGTTGTCCACGATGACCGTGGGGACTTCAGCCGGCGGGTTCTGACAGAAGGCAATGAAGCTGCGCAGGCAGGTTGCATGCGCCTCTCCGAGCTTGGTGACATCGAACAGGTATTCGCCGTTCACCATGAAGAACGTGTCGGCCGAGAACACGACCGTGTTGCTGTGGTGGTATTTCTTGATCCAGGTGCTCTTGCCGGCACCCGAACCGCCTCTGAGGATGATGACCTTCATTTGAACCTTAAGACGCCCAGCCGCTTCATATCTGACAGCAGCTTGCGTTTTTCTTTGGGCAGCACGGCGGGCATGCCATTTCGGGTGTTTCGGATGGCGTCGGCAATCAGTGCCGGCGTCACAGCTTGGAGCATCGACTTCTTCCAGACAGCGCGTTCATGCTGGTCAGGCGTGAGGCCCAACAGTTCGGTCGTGTCGAACTTGGCGAACGTCTGACCGTTGATGCGGACGCACGTTACGCCGTCGCCGAACTTCCAGGTGTACTGGATGCCGTCCACTATGATTTTTCTCCAACTCATACGTCGTCCAGTGCGCACTCGTTACTACAGTAGACCGCCGGCCAATTTTCATGGAGAGGCTTGCCGCAGCTCTCGCAGGTACGATTTGGCGCCGCCGGCATTTCGCACATGATGCAGCGGATGCCGAGGAAGTCTGCGTTCTCCTGCGCAATGGGCGTCAGGTTTTCGCAGCAGATGCCCTCTTTGTCGGCAGTCTCTGCGATGTGTTTCTCACAGAGGATCATCCCGTTGTCACGTTTGTAGAGCATTAGCGATATGGTCCTTCCTTGATCGGAAGCTCGACGCCGATGATATCAGCCCAGACATCGCCTTCGACGATATCGCCGGGGTGGATGCTTCGGCTTGTGACGTTGGAGAACTGCGCCTTGATGCGGAATTCGATTTCGTTCTTCGGGATATCGATACCCCGCTTCTCGAAATATTCCCTAATCGCCTGACGAACTTCGTCTTGAACCATTCGCACGTGCATCTAGTCCCCGTGAGTCATCATGGCCATCATCAGGGCCGTTCGAGTGATCGGCATCTTGAGCTTCTTCTCGAAGTGCTCGATGACCTGCGCTTCGGTCAGCTCTTGGTTCTTAGACCAGTACTTGACGATTGTCTTCTGCTCCTTCGCGGTAAGGGAGCGGGTCATCGATTTGACCAGACGGAAGGTGCTCATCGAGGAATCCTCCCGCCCGTCTGCTGGATGGCACGGTCACGGACCTCGTTGCGCTCCTCCAGCTGACGAACACGCTCCTCAAGCGCCTCGATACGAGCCAGGAGGCGAGCTTCGAGACTCTCGTCCGCCGAAGCGGCGTACTGGCTGCACGTATGCGCGTGGCCAGTGATGTGCGAGCACTCGTAGCAACTCATGCCCTAGCTACAAATGGCTAGGGCGGGGCTTTCACTTCGGAGCCATCAGCATCGTCATCGACTTGTTCTCGTACCGAGGCATGCGCTCCAACTTGGCGACGTCCATCAACTCTTTGGCTACACGGTCGAGAACAATCTTGCCGACATCGGGGTGAGCGTTCTCGCGTCCCCGGAAACGAACCTCGAACTGCACCTTGTGGCCCTCTTCCAGGAATTCCCTGGAATTCTTGACCTTGAAAGCGAAATCGTGTTCCTCGGTCTTCGGGCGGAAGCGGATCTGCTTGACCTCGGACTGGAAGGCGTTGCGCTTGGCTTCGCTTTCCTTCTTTGACTGGTCGTACTTCCACTTGCCGTAGTCGGTGATCTTGCAGACCGGCGGACGCGCAGTCGGCGAGATTTCAACTAGGTCGAGCCCCATCTCTTCGGCCTTGGCGATGGCCTCATGGGTCTCGATGACGCCCAGAGTGGAGCCGTCTTCCAGCACTACTCGGATGGGCGTGATTCGAATGTGGCGATTGATGCGAATACGTTCAGGGCGTCCACGTCCACGGTCTCTCATTCGATGTTGTTCCTCTTAGCCTTTCTTTGGGTCGTAATCAAATCCTTGGTCAATACACCTATCCCGAAGTCGGTCGAAATCGCCAGCGAATTCTCCGTCCTTGCCTTCAAATGGAATTTCTCGTTGGCGAAGACTCTCAATGAGACGCCAGATAAGCCAAGCTTCACGTTTGGTTAGGTACTTCTGGGTGCTCATCGTCTTTGGGCCTCAGTTGGATGATGTTGGCGAGGTTGGATGGTTCAGTCACCTCAAGCCCGCGTTGGCGCAGGAATGATTCAGCCAGTTTCTTGAGGTCATGGTCGGACGCCTGGCTGGCCTCAATAAGGTCGGCATTCGGGTCTCTGATGCCGATCATCTGAGCACGCTTGACGCCAAGCACGTCGGACATGACGGGATCGCTGCCGTAGTCGGACAGAAGGAAATAGGCCATCACTGGATCTGTCTGTCCGTCACGGTGGACGCGGCCGATGCACTGGTCGTGGACGCCGGGCGACCAATCCAGCTCGCCGAACACCACGGTTCTGCATCTCGCTTGCAGTCCATCGAGGCCTGCGCCTGCCCGGAGCGACATCATCAGAATCTTGGCCTCGCCGCTCAAGAATTTCTCCTTGGCTTCGAGCTTCTGGTTTGCGCTCTCACTTCCGGTGTACATGACCGGGTTCAGGTCAGCGAGCTTCGCGTTGAGGATGCCGTAGACCTCACGGTGCCAGGCATATAGAAGGATCGGCTCGTCGGCTTCCGCGAGCATGCGGACGAAGTCAGCGACGTACGGAGCCTTGGCGATTCCAGTGGCCTGCCGCACCAGGTTCGAGAGCTGTTCGGACGCCTGCATCTTGACACCCTTCTTGAGGGTGCTTTGAGACAGGATGATTTTGGCCAGCTCTGCAGCGGAATCTTCGATCCTGCTGAGAGCTTCAGGGTCAGCCTCAATGGCCTGTGGAATCTTGGTGAGCGGCTCAAGCTCACGGCCGACTTCGCTGCGGGTTCGGCGAATCATCAAGCCTTGCTCGCGTAGGAATGAACCGAAGGCCTTCGGGTCACGAATCTTGGGGCGGTCTTGCATGTACGAGTCGCACCACTCGCGGATGAATTCATCCTTGGCTCCAAGAACGCCAGGCTCCAGAGCGCTGATGACGTTGAAGATCTCTCCGCCGTAGTTGTAGATCGGCGTAGCAGACAACCCGACGCAGAGGTTGCATTGCTCGGAAATGTGGCTGGCAGCTCCGTACTTGTCGGACTCCGACCGTCGCAGCTCCTGGATCTCGTCGTAGACCACAGTCTTGACGACGCCGGCCAAGGTTTCTGCCCAGCCATTCAGCTTGTGGTAGTTGACGATCAGCACGTCAGGGAAGAGCTGTTTGTCGCCACGCTTGCCCTTGGTGACGTCGTACGGCGTGCCCTTCTTGATGATGTGGGTTCTGAGCGACGGGGCGAATTTGGTGATCTCGTTCTGCCACTGTCTTGGCAGGTGGGCGAGCGTGACCACCAATGCTGGAAGGTTCGAAGAATCCGTGAACGTACAGATGGCCTGAGCCGTCTTACCGAGACCGACGTCATCAGCAATCAGTAGCCGGCCGGTCTTCATGGCTAGGTCAGCAGAGATTCGCTGGTACTCGCGTGGCTGAACGGCCAGCTCGAATTCGGGCGCCTGGTAGTCGCCGGCCAAGATCTTTCCGACCAGGTCTTCGTTCGCAAGATGGTCGTCGGTCAGTTCCTGGAGCCTGGCCTTGTCGCCGGCTTCTATGTCCATCGGATAACGCTGCAGGAACCAGTTCAGCTCGCGTGAATTAGTGGGCGAGGCGAATAGGGTGATCTTCCCGTACTGGTTTTTGTTGATGCGCTCGAATACCCGTTTGAGACGAAGGGCCACCTGTGGCTCCGTCTCGATCACCCAGGTTCGTCCTTCGAGGGTAACCTTGCCGAACAGTCTCACAATAGGCTTCCGAGGAGGCTGTGGCAGCGAATCGGCTTGTTGCTCATCTCTTCTGGCAGATTAGCGAGGCGTGCCTTAGATGTCACGACGAGAATCCCCAAGATCGATTCGTGCTGACAGTAACGATGGACCTGGCGGATCAGGTCTGAAAGTGAGCGGTCGATTTTTGCTTCTAGGCCGACCTTCTTGTGTGGCCAGTAAAAGTCGACGATGTCTTCGTCGGAGAGCTTGTACTCGCGCATGAACGGCTCCTCTAGCCGCGCAAACGCTTTCGCCATACCGGCCTGCAACTCCTTCTCGTTGATGAAGTTGAAGCGGTACTTACCGAGGATGACTTCGAGGTGCTCGATCCATTGGACCGCCTCGATCCGTGGGCTGATGGAGAGGATGTCGCTCACGGCTTGACGTCGTCTACCGGAGTCACTCCAAGAACATCTTCCCAGGGAGCGCCAACGACTGGTGGCGTGCTTCCGAGATCAGCTGGCGACGGAACGGCAGCATCGACACGGCCGGCGTCAGTGGACATAGCGATGATGATCGCGTCCTCTGCCGACCTGTAGTTCTGGCAACTCGTCTTGAAGTCGTCGATCTTGTCTTCGAGAGCGCGCACGCTGAGTGAGTCCCAGTTCTTGGTGTGCGTGGCTTGGATGTCGAGCTGCAGTTGAGCGAAGGCGGCGAACATTTCCAGGCGAGCCCTGGTTGCATGCTCACGTGCCTTGCGCACGAGCTTGGTGTTGTCGACCCATTTGAGTGCTGTCATCAGTAACCTCTCTTTTTCTTCTCCACTTCGGTGGATATCTTGATCAGGATGTTCTTCAGCTTCTCATCGCCAAAGCGGCAGCAGAACGGTTTGTCCTTGGCGTACTGACTGATCATGATCCTGGCGGCGTTCTCGTCCGTTTTCCGGCTTGCTGCTAGGATCTTAACAATCTCATTGAGAATTCGCTCGGGCGGAACCCCGTTGTTCTTGAACAATTCCGAGTGCTTCTCGCACCACATTGGATATGAAGTTCTACCTCTTACCCTATATTGTCAAGCCGAGATCTGTTCGTGTATGGTGGCGGCCATGAAGAAACTCGTCACCCTTGTTGCGTTCGTCATGATCTCGTTCAATGCGGGTTGCCCAAAGAACCCTGATTCGCCGACTCCTGCGCCTCCGGTCTATCAGCCGATCGTCGACGGGGTGATCACCTGCCTCAATGCCGAGAAGGCAGCTCTAGCGAAGGACGTCTCGGTCATGCAGGTGGCGCTGGACGTCGCTGCAGCGCTCTACAAGGCGGCTTCGACGAAGGATTTCAGTGGTGCCGTGAATGACCTCATCGCCAAGTACAAGCCGATTGCCGGCGATGCGGCCGAGTCGATCGTTGCCTGTGCCGTCGAGAAGGCATTCGGCGACCAGCCGGCTCCTGCCCCTGCGGGAAGCGGGTCCGATACGGTCTCTGGATCTGCCGCAGGCTCGGGCTCGGGCATGATGGCCAAAGCGCCGATGCCGGCCGACAAGAAGGCGATGCTCGACGCAGTGGTTGCGGAGCACGGCTGGAAGTTCAAGAACTAGAACTTGTCTGAGTGCTGCTGGTGGAGCAGCCAATTCGCCGCATAGGCTTTGGCTGCGTCCCCGTTGTGATACACGAAGCAGTTCTCAGCGTTCGAGGTTTGGGCCTGCTGGGTGTAGTTGAATGACCCGGTTTCGAACGCCTTGTCGTCAACGACAACGAACTTGTCGTGCATGATGGCGTGCTTTCGGTCGATCCAGACTGGGATGCCGGCGTCTTTGATTGCCTGGGCTTTAGATCCCTGAGGCAACGCTCCAGCGGTACCGTTGTCGACTGCGCTGCGGTCCAGGACTACGGCGACGTCAACCTTGTTCTTGGCTCGTTCTGCTAAGGCGTCGGAGATCGGTCCCGACGTGAAGCTGTAAGCGGCCAGGCGCACTGAATGCTTGGCGCTGTGGATGAAGTCGACGACCTCCTCCTGACATCCGCCCTTGGGACTGAACCGAACGGTCCATGTCGCCGTACCAGGTCCAGCGTCAACTACGGCATCGACGATCCCGGCATCCGCTGGGGTCGCTTTCTCGACTGCCGTAGGCTGAACGACGACAGCATCTTCCTTGACCGGCTTGGACGAGCTACAGGCAGCAATGGCAATTAGGAGTAGATGCTTCATGGGAATAGCTCAGTCATGATCTGGTCGCGCAACAGCGCCAACTTCAGGTTGACGGTGTTGAGCTGTTCGTTGGTCTTGGGTGATAGGTCTTCGTGAGTCGTGACGCAGAACCAGTCGTCACCGCAGATGTAGAACCCGCAGACGCCGTAGTAGCCATCCTTGATGAGAAACTGGCGGTGACCGAGCCCGCCGAACGCTTCGTCCATCATGCCTCGTTTGAAGCCTTCTCTCTTCTGTGGGTCGGCGTCGGCAAAGGCGCAGAGCACACGGAAGATGCGGGTCGCAACATCCGCAGAGATCGGAATCTTTCCAGTGACGCAATTGTCCGGGAAAGAGATTAGATCTACACCAAGGATGGAGCCCATGGGCGCATCCTACACTAGGGCGCGCATCTCCGCTCAGGAGCCCATGGGTTGGGATGCTTTACAGGAATCGGTCGACAACGCCGGTCTGCTGCCTGCCCCATGGTGATTGCACCCATCAAGATCAGGAAGAAGACGATTTGAAGAATCAAAAGCCCAGCGATGTCCTTCAGCGCTGTTTGTTTGGATCTTCGTTCGGCATGTTCGGTCCCGACCCGTAATACGGAACCACTCCCGAGAAGTTCCCGGTTTGGACTGGTAGCTGGCGGTCCCAGTTCGCGGTCCGGTCCTCGTTGATCTGGTCCTGTAGGTTCTTCTGGAAGTCGTAACATTCGATTGGGTCGTAGTTGTCGCCGTGTTTGGCGACATAGCTCGCGAACTCTTTAATTGGCAAGCGTCCGTTTCCAACGTAGAGCGGAAAGATCTCGCCTGTAGTCTTGTTCTGCATGCGAATCATCCACTCAGCCCCGCGCTGACGACCTTCCAACAACTGGGCGGCGATCGTCGCGCGTTGGGCCATCTTCGCCTCGTTGAAGTACTGGGACATGCCCCAGTCTATCAGTCGGGCGTGCTGACGTCGTATTTGTCGGCGAGGCAGCTCTCGGGGCAGAGGCTTGCGCCGCGTCCCCAGAGGCCGTTCTTGTCCTTGTGCTTGATGAGCTTCTTGTAGATCTTCTCGCTCACCTGGACGACCTTGGGCTCACCCTCGGCCTTCGTGTACTCGTCAGGGGCGGACGGCAGGTTATTGTACGTCTCGTTGTACCACCTGATGTACGCATCACGAGCTGCAGTGGTCAGGTGCAGCGTGAACCCGTCCGGGCGCATGCCCCAGCCTCGTTCGCGCTCCCACCAGTCCTGACCGACAACGGTGCGAACAGGTGCTGTTTTAGCCGGCTTAGCCTTCTTGGCAGGCCGACCACTTTTCGTTTTTTTGGTCGCCATAGTCTATCGTTAAGGGTTTTGCTGCGATTGTCAATGTGAGATTCGACGACGCTTTGGGTCCTTCTTTAGGACAATGCCGGCATCTGGATACATTCGTTCGGCTGCCTCCACCGCAACGTGCAGGTTGTATTTACCGAACAAGCCAACGGAGCGGACACCCTTCCACTTGGCGAATTCGTCTTCGGTTACCAGACGGCAGCTGCCGTCCTTTCTGGTGATTTCGAAATCGATGACGAAGTCGTTCTGAAAACCGTACTCAACGCGACTAGGCATAAGCCTTTGAAGACCTTCGTTGAGCGGCGCACCCATCTCTTCGTGGAGCAGCTTCTTTTTCTTCATGCCTTGGCACCTCCAGTGCCTGGCCTGCTGTCGTAGGCGAGCCTGCACAGCTCGCTGAAGTGCTTGAAGATGGGAGCGTACTGTTTACGAAGGCCTTCGCTCTCGTCCTCAAACATGAAGTCCTCGGCGTAGCGCTTCATATCTTTGTGGTCGCCTTCGATGAGTGCGCCGATGGCCATCCGACAGATCGCCGTCGAGAACTGCGTTGCCTGTTCGATCTTTCGCAGCTCCACGCACAGTTCAATGACGAGGTCCAGGCGGCGGATTCGTTCATCACGCTCGATATTGAACCAGGATTCTTGAACCTTCTCAGCTTTGCCGAGCTGCAAGAACTCCAGCATCGTCAGGCCAGTGCCCATGAAGTTCTTGGAGTCGGGGCTGAGCAGCTCGATGAACTTCTCGCGCTTGTCCTTCAAGGCATGTTTCCTTGGATGTACTCATCCAGGCAGACGGCATCTCGCAAGATGGTGATTGCCTCTTGTCCGTAGAAGCAGACCTTGGCCTTGGGCCACAGCTTCTTGACCTCTTCGAGAATGATTTCTCGGTCCTTGTCGCTAAACGATGGGCTGTACTCCACCTGAACGCTCTGCGGCCCGATGTGATGCACCTGGGTGAAACACAAATTCTTGTCGCCAAGCCATTTGCCCAACATCTCGACGACAGCGGTGTTGTCGGTGCCGGATTCGTTCACCCTGATCTTTGTCCAACGAAACAGCCTGGTCTTTACTTCGCGTCCCATTAGTTTCCTTCCCCGAAGATCTCGGTGTATCTCCAGTTGCCGTTCTCGTGCTTGTACGGGTCGGCGCCGATGCGCAGCTCATAAGGACGGCCATCGTTCTTGTTGGCCTCCTCGACGCTTCTGATGAAATCGGAACCGTCCATGATGACCTGGATTCGATCGAAGCTCGTGTCGATCGCCGACATGAATTCGCGAAGCTTGTCGGTTGTCGAGAACACCATGATGAAGAGGTCGTCCGTCATGGCCATACCGATGAGCACAGGCTGGCGATTTTCATGTGCTGCCATAAAGAAGCCGGTGATCGACATCTCGCCGACCTTGCCGGTGCTTCTGGGAGCGAAATTATCTGTAGTACCCAACTTTTGGGACCTTTCCGGTCGAATGATAGTCCTCAGCGGCGAGCATGAACGGAGCCCATTCTAAGTACTTTGCACGCGCACGAGGGTCAGTGAAGAAGATCTTGTAGTCGCCAGGCGTGTACGCGCTGACGTTGAACAGGGTATCGGACTGACAGGTGAACGAGGTGTTGATGCCCGTCTCGTCGGCCTTTAGATATCCAGGATTGTCGGGATCACGAACCCACTTGGTGGTCGAACGCTCGCGCTCCCATGCGAACGTAACCGCTCCGTCTCTCCCCATGTGCTTCACTTCGGCAATGAAGCCTGGACCGGGGTTTCCGTACGGCCTGAAATACTCACCGTCGTACGACCTGCCGGTGCGGCGGCCACGCTTGATGTCTTCCTTTTCCGCCATGGCGGCCATCCAGAGACGCTCCTGGCCGATGACCATGGAGCCACGCTTGATGGTCTTGGCGAGCTGCCTCCGGTACTCATCGAAGTCCGGCATGTCACCAGACGAGATGGCGAGGCTGTCGTCGTAGATCAGCTCGATTCCGGTTGCGAAGCCCTCGGGCTTCCATAGGAGCCACGGCGGGTGAGGATGGAACGCAGGGGAGCGATCGAGCAGGCCCTGCAGGACCACAGCGATACGGTTGTGCTCCATCGCAGCTTTGGCGACCTGCTTCATTGCGTCGTCGTAGTAGACGCTGTCAGGCGTACACAGCTCGTACTGCTCCCAGACATGCGGTTCCCAGACGTGCTTGCCGCCGAGATGCTTGAACGAATCCTTCTTTTGAGCAGGCGTGAGAGCGTCGTACCGTGCCTTTAGCTCGTGGTACTCGTCCCACTTCTTTTTCGTATCAGCAGCCCAGACGTCGTACTCGCGCTGAGAGATCGCCTTCTTGTCGTGGTTGCGCTTGTCGATGTAGATGTTGCCACCGCCAAGGAGCGTCGAGCGATCCTTGTCCGGGAACAACTGTTCGCCGAAGTCGATGGCCGTGGTCATGCGAAAGACCTTTTGGCCATTGCGGATATAGAGAAACGTTTGCTTGTCGGCCTTTTCTTCGGCCATGATTCTGATCCAGTCGGACAGACTGGTTCCGTGCCGATACTTCATGTCCCGGCGGATACGGAAGGCGACAACGCAGCGATCGAGCGGCAGAATGCGATTGAGGTTGTTCGGCTTGAGCAACCACGCATCGAAGTCTTCGATCTTCTGATAGTCGATGCCACCGTACTGGTAGTCGAGCAGGCACTCTTCGTCCATGTAGTGCCGGCGCTGGAACAGGCTGACCTTCGTATCGTTATCGGCAGGAGTGCCATCCTGGATCAGCGCCAGCTTCTCGGTGAGGCCAGCGTACAGCTCGACAGTGAAGATGCGATTCTCGATGACCTCGATAGATCCCTTGAGCAGCTCTAGTTCTGCCTTCTTGGGCATCAGGTCGGCCTTCATCCACATGGCCATCAGCTCGTGCTGTTCCTCGACTTCTTTGAACAGTTCGGGAAGCGTCTTGTCCTTCGCCGTGATCAGCGCGTTCTTGTGCGCCTCGACGTCTGCAGTGCCATGGGCAATCGCCAAAGCGGTACCGGCAGTGTCGCTTTGCGAGGCAAGCGCATCACGTGGAGTAACACCAAGCTGTGCCGTAAGCTGCTTGACGCGGTCGAGCAACGTACCGACGTTCTGCCGATGCTCTTCGACCTTTGCCTCGATGTGGAATTTCGCCGTCGGTGCTGGCTTGCAGTACTTGTCGAACTCGTTGACGTGCAAGCGCCAGCCGGAATTGTACTTAGAGACTGAGGTGACCTCGACGTAGTTCGAGCCAATCTCCGTGATGCAGACAAGACGGTCGCCGTAGCGGTCCTTCTTTTTCTTTTCCTCGAAGTCGTTGTTAAACCAGTACCACTCGCCGAGCTTGAAGCCCTCGGACTCGTCCGGCAGCTTCTCTGTCGGCAGAGCGTCGACAACGACGAGGGTGGCGTCCTTCTCGGTCACCCCCTACCTACAGCTGACTAAGGCGCGATTTTCAAGCGGTCTTCGACGCTGAAGTGCGGGGAGTAGATACGCTTCCCCTTGTACATGAAGTGCTCCTGTACCACGTGGTCGTAACTACGCATGACTGCAGCGAATGCGGTGTGAACGACGTCCGTCTCTGTGGCGCCGGGCTCGATGACCCATTTACGGGATTTCTGAAGTTCGACCCTGCCGGTGTCGACGTCGGGCTCGTTGTAGGTGACTTGCAGGTACCAACCCGAATCGAACTCTAGCGAGATCGGCATGACCTCGAACTTGCGGTCGAAGATTTCGATGTTTGCGAGGATCTTTCTTAGGACTTCGAGCGTCATCTATCCAACCTCATCAAGGATTTCCAGGGCTGGCCGCGCCCCGATATTGTCTAGGTCATCATTCCTGTGAACCGTCATGAGCACGTTGCGTTTCATGTAGAAGGTCCATTTGATATCGTTGTCGGTCACGGAATAGATGTCCACGCGTTGGGATTTGCGTTTGTTCTTTCCTGGTTTCGTGCGCTTCGTGTGACTCGTTCCTTGAGCTTCCTTTTGGCTGCTTTCGTACACGGCCAGCGGATAGAGCCGTTCGATCATGTTCGCTGCATCCACCACGGACTTGAACCCGGCTCGGATCTTGACCATCTTCAGTGCGTGAGGCGGGATGACGATCTGGTTCCACGGCGTCTTAGGTGCCGGCGGAGGCATCGCCGACTTTTTCTTGGGCTGGTTTCCTGGGTGCTTCCTCGGGTCGGTGCTCTTGGAGAAAATCACCCCGTTGATGTAGATCTTGTCCTCAGCAGCCTTGTAGCGCTCGTTAAGCGCTGCCTGGTGTTCGGACACAGGCTCAAGCCTGTAGCGCAGAAGACGCAGCCTGAGGCATTCAGGGCATTCCTCGGTGATGGTGTGGGTGATTTCCCCGGGCTGCCTTTCGTGGGCGGTTCGGCATGGTAGGCCGCACGGAGCCGTGTGATCACGGAACCGCATGCCGATCTTCTCGCCCTTGTCCATGCGCCAGAGCCGTCGGATGTTCTGGTTGCACCCAGGACACTGTGCTGGCGGCGGCTTGGCCATTACCAACGCCTCCGGCCTTCCTCACGTTCTAAGTCGCCCTTCGACTCCATGGCGTCTTCGTAGGCGGCACGGGCGTCATCCTCGCCAGCTTCGCACAGCTCGTCTTCGACCCAGGCACGAGCCTTGTCGAGCGCCGTCTTGCGGTAGTACAGGGGCTTGTCGTCGCCGTCGTCCTTGAAGTCCTTGGACTCGACAAGGCCCTCCAGGAAGATGGAGAACGGGACGGTCTCCCATGGAGACGTCTTGTTGTCGGTGCGGCAGCGGCGAAGCGGGCCCTCGTAGTCATCCACGTATGGTGCCTCGCCCGGATCGCAGTCCTCAGGTGGACCTGAAATCCTGGCCGGCGTGCCAGCTGTGAAGCGGTACTCGACTTCGTACTCGTACTCGATCCAGTCGTCACCGACCTTGTGCTCAACGAAGAATGATTTAGCCCCCAAGCATTCTCTCCTTCTTGCGTTCAATGTTGACGACCTCAAGGCCACTGGTATCCCTGATCATCTCCGAGACCTTGTTCTCGTGGTTCTCGTCGAAGAACGGGCCGAAGTGCTTGATGTCGGCGTGCTCACCCATAAACCAATTCGTGATGGCCTGGTAGTGCTCACGCATGATGGCATAATTCAGCATCGAGATCATCGGATTCATCGCTGCATGGGCGATGTACTGATTGGACCTGTGATCGAAGAACGAGACCCTGGTGATGGCCTCGACAGGTACGCCACCGAGCACGGCGCAATTGCCAAGGTCAGTGATTGAATTCTTCCACTGATCTTGGAAGACGGTGAGGTGCTTACGGAACCAGCGGGTGCGGGCAATCATTCGCTGCTTGCGGTTCTTGGTTGCGTTAGCCTTGCGAAGCGCAGCCCAGGCGGGACCGGGCGAATCTGGAACCGGCCGCTCCAGCTGTTCTAGGTAGTCCTCGTCAGGGAGCATGAAGCTCTCGGGGATCAGGTCGCTGTCGACCTCGATAATTCCCCAGCGTCCTCGCATCGAGGCGCACCCAGCGAAGTAGCCGGCGTACACGGTCGTCAGGTACGTGCAGTCGTTCCTGGAATTCGAGGTGTGCTTCCAGTTCCCACGCGCCTTGGTCGCACTGCGCGGAAGAATTCCCTGGTTGAGAGCTGCGTTGACGGCAGCCTCTGTGGTTCCGTGATAGAGCTTCATCGTCCTCGCTCCTTCTGGACTTTGTCGTAGGCAGCCTCTGCTTGTTCGTAGGTGGTTTCGATGCCTTCCCGCGCCTGTATTGCGATGATGGTGCTGACCATCAGCTTCTTGTGCAGCGCAGGGTTAGCCAGGATGGCTCGAATGTCGACTCGCTTCACACGGCCACCTGGATGCTCTCGACGGGCCCACCGCAGCGGGGACACTTGTGCTCGCCGTCGGACGTAAGCGCTTGCGCGGTAGGTTCCAGCTCTGCGTTCCAGCCGCAGCGCTTCTCGGCATTTTTGACTGCGACGATGTGCTTGCAGTACTTGCCGCCACCGTACTGATACGACTTACAGGTGCAGGTCCAGTCGTACTGCACCGGGTGCGTCGACGGCATGTGCTCGAAGGACACCTTGTACCAGGCTCCCTTTGAGCCCGGGATGTCGATGTTCCACGAGATGTTGGTGCAGCAGGTCCATGCGAACATGCGAGTCAGGTCCGGCATGACCTAACTACAAGTCAGCCGACCGGCTTTTTCACTTTGCGTGAATTTCGATGGTCAGCCCGAACAGCTTGGCGAAGCCTTCGGTCATGACCCGGTCGATTGAGAAAAAGAACCCGTTGTCCAACTCCAGCCAGCCAACAATAGGCCGGTCTCGGCCAGGAACGAACTTGATCTGGCGGTTGAGCAGCGGTTCGACGCACAGGTACATGCCCTCGTGCAGCTTGCCTTTGAAGTGCTTCCACATGTCTGCAAGGCAGCGGTCCTCGTCGGTTGCCATCAGGCGAACACGACGCTCGATCTCTGCCTGGTCGGTCTTGGCGCCGATGATGTACACCGGGCACGACTTCCAGTCCCTGAGCGGCTGCTGCAGATACGAGGTGTCGAGCTTCACGTCCTCGACGGTGACATCGATCGTCGAGAAGAACAGGTTGTTAGCCTCGGCGTGTTCTCGGATCTTACTGAGGCCTTCCGGCACAGCGCCGAATTCGAACTCGCCCTTCATCATGTAATCGAAGGTCAAGATCGGAGCGAGCAGGTCGAGTGCCTCCGGGCGAAGCCGACCTCCGCCAGCACCGAAGGAGAACGGATTGCGGATGCCGAGCTTGCTCTCCATCGGCGGACTGAGACGCTGAACAAGGTTAGTTTGCTGCATTATTGCACCAGCATCGGCATCAGGAGGACACGCATTTGACTATCGGGGACGATGATCTCGTCGTCCTTGCCACCATTCTTGGCGATTCGTTCCTCCAGGAATTTCACGGCAGCGCAGTCTGGTCCGCCGATCGCTTTGCACAGATCCCTGTACTCGAACAGGGTGCCCGGAACGTCGTTGCCTTCCTCGTCTTTGCGCATTACTTGCCTTTCTTGGCCTTTTTTGCGGCTTTGGCAGCCTTCTTTTCCTCAGCCTCACGGGCAGCCCGACGGGCCAGGTACTCCTCTTGGCGTTTAGCGTCTTCGATCTTCTTGTCGATACGCTTCTGGATGATCTCATCGACAGCACGATCGATTTCGACGCCGTTCGGGTCCATGCCGACGATGCGAAGGACGTGGTTGAGCAGCGCCATGAACGTTCGCGCATCGTCCTTGCCGAGGAGCGGATACAGGAACGTTTCGCAGATGACTGGGACTTCGTCGTCTCCCTTGTCGTAGAAGCCGGCCTTCTTGCTCTCTTTCTTTAGGAAATCAGGCATGCCGAAGTGCGGCGTGAATGTGAGGAGGTCGAGTACCGCCTGCTTGAGATTCTTGTCGCAGATGTGGGTCAGCTCGTTCTTGCAGCGGTCGCAGGTGACGATCAGGTCAGGCATTTGAAGGCCTCTTCTAGGGTTGAACGGAGGTCGCAGTAGCTAACGATCACGTCCTCGTCCTTGAGGCCAGACGAACAGCAGCCATCGTCGAGCCCGGACGGGGTGACATCGCCGATGAGCATCACAGAGCGCGAGGTGATGCCGTTCTCGCTAGATCTGACGTCAATCAAGACGCCGACAGCACATGCCGGGTGGTTGCAGAACTGCTTCGTGTGCTCTCGCTCTTTGAGCGCAGCGATCTCGTCCTGTGCTTGCTTGACGTCATGGAACGTGTTGATGAACGTGTTCATCTTGACGTAGGCGAAACGGTGCTGGATGACCTCCTTGAACGCCTTCCGCAGCTCAGCCGGTACTTCAGCCTCTGTACGGTAGAGCGACTGGATCATCCACTTTTCGACATCGTCAGTCTTGAGATGGTCTCGCAGCCACTGGTACTTGTCCTGGACGGCGAGCACAGCCTCGATGCTCTCGGTGTTGTCCGTCATTTCCATCTTCGCCATTGCCGGCTCTTGGTTGCGCCAGGCTCGCTTTGCGGCGTCGACAGAGACGATGAACTTCTTGTTCAAGGCCTCCATCTCGGGCGTTGTCCGAAGCCGGAACGGCAGATCTACATCAATCCAGGGGGTCGACACGGTTCTCCTTTGACGACTTCTTGCGGCGCCTGCGCCGGGCCTTCTCAGCCTTCGGCATGTGCTTCTTGCAGTACAGCGACCCAGGCTCTGCCAGCATGGCTGCAAGGAGCTTCGGTAGATTCTCTTGGGCCTGGCGGATTTCCGCGAAGACCTCTTTGTAGCCGTCTGGGTCGATGGCTTGGGCCAGCATGATGATCCGGTCGCTGACGATGCGGCCAGGCAGGCTGCGCACGTCGACATTTGCAGCCATGATCAGACACTGCATGAGCAGCTTGTCGGCTTGCTTCCGCCAGTGCTCTAGCGGCTTGCCGTTGAAGCGGCCCTTGGAATCCAGCTTGAAGCCGTAGTAGGTCTTATCCTTTGCGGCGGGCATTGGTCTGCTCCCTTGCGATGCACTCCAGCTCGGACTTGAGCCGGTCACGGAAGTACTGGGCTTCCGGCTGTGAAAGGACGCTGACGAGGAATCCCTGGCCGACCGGGCTTCCGAGCCACTGGATCAGCGTGTTGGCGGTCTCCCAGTCCTGCTTGGTCACGTCGCGATTTGCGGGACCACCCCTGCCGGACGGGTCGAACAGCGCATCGAGAATTGTGTAGCGCTTTCCAAGGCCGGAATTTTCATCCTGCCACTTCAGCGCGAACACCTTTTCCAGGGGGTTGTCCTTGTAGCGGTGCGGACTGCGGCCCTGGTACTCCGACTTGACTGGCTTGCCCATGTTCGTACCTACAATCGAGCCAGCTACTTCTTTCGTCTCTGAAGCACAGCCCGAGCACGCTTTTCCAAGGCGATGAAACGAGACGCAGTTTCGCTCATGATGTTTATCTGCCGTACGGCGATATCCATCGCGTGAGCGATGTCTTCAAGCTCTTGGTCCGTGAGCCTATCCATCGGCGAACTCGAAGCAGTGCATCTCGTGGCCGTCGGGGTCGACCACGGTCACAGGGTTGAGCTTGAACAGCCCACCGCCAGCGTAGTTGCACGGACCCTTACCCTTGACGCCATTGGGTCCGGTATCGCCATTTGCGATCTCTGGATTCACGCCGGCCCAGCGGCCGACACACGAGAATCCTGCCGAATTCTGAGGAGCCCCGGCGTCCTTCCAGTCCTGCACGGTGGCAACGTGTTCACATACCGGGCAGACGAACTTCCACTTCATGGGATCTTCGCCGAACAGCTCCTTGCCCTTGTTGCGCCACTCTTCGAGCGTGTATTTCATGATTCCCGTAGAATCCTTTCCAGTTCTGAATCGAGTAGGCCGATCGCCTTATAGAACCGCTCCTGCAGAGCCAGGCTGAGTGTGTCCTCGGCAAGGCTCACCAGCTCCTTGACGGTGAACGACATCATGATGCGCGCCTCGCCCGTATGAAGCACACGAGCGCAGGCCTCACATTTCTCAGGCATTACAGCAGCTCGACTTCCCGAGCCTCCCACGTCGTCTTTGCAACGAGGATTCGGTAGCCGAGGATCTTCGGGCGACCATCCCAGTCATGCCTCTTTGGAAACGACTGGAACGCCTGAGCACGCTCTCGGATGTAGTCCAGCTCCTTGTTTCTCGGCATCTCGTTCAAGAAAATGGCGACGCTCTGGAAAGCGGGATGACGCTTCGCACCCACCTTCTTGCGGTTCTCCTCGGTGTCCTCGTAGTGGGTGCCGTTCCCATCATTGAAGAAACCGGGCGTTGGGCAGATGGTGACGTATGCGCGATGATAGCCGTCGTCGCCGGGGTCATTCAGCCGGACATCGAGCAGCTCGTACTCGTAGTCCTTGCGCAGCCTCTTTGCCACGCCGGCTTCCTTGGCGGCGTTGGCGTAGTGGGAGAGGTCCCGGGTTCCACCGTCGGGCGTGTCTGGAATCCCGAAGATGAACGAGAACAGCTCTCGCTCGAAGTTGCCGCTATAGCTGTCGGTATCGATGGCCAGCGTGTATTCGCTGCGAGGCTCCGTGTACAAACCCATCCCCTACCTACAGCCCAAGAACGCCCTATTTTCAAGGGTAGCGGGTCTTCGACTCAGCCTTGCGCTTCTGCCGGTAGTTCTTCTGGTAGTCCTGGCACTCTTCGCACGTCTTCAGGCCGTTGGCGGGCGGATTCTTGCGACACTGTTGGCACAGAACTGCCGGCTTGGCCTGCTTGAGAGAGGCCGATCGTGCCCTGTAGAAGACCACCAGCGTGCTGACTGGAAGGGCGACCTGCGCAAGTGCTAGCGCAGTGTCCTCGATGACGATGTCCCCGGCTTCCTCAAGCCATGCGTTCAGACGCCGCTCAAGGTCGTCAGGGACGCTCGCATCAAAAGACAGGGCCTTTGCTCGCATCGCGGTTCTCCCTGAGGCGTAGGCGCATCCAGTCGACGATCGCCTGGGACTTGATCTGCCACTGGTCGCGGCCAATAGGAGCGAGCATATCCCTCGTGAACTCCTGGTAGTACTGGAGAGCCTGACGGTCATCTCCCAGGAAGTCACAGAGCATCGCCAGCGCGAGCTGGTTGCTGCCGCCGCTTGAAACACCCCAGTCGAAGCCGGTGGCCGAGTGCTTGCGCAAGCTCGTCTTGTCATCCAAGGCGTGGCCATCACGGGTGACGAGGGTGCCCTTGGGGGTACGAATTCCGCTGTACGTAACGTCGTGTCTCATCGTTTTCCTCTAATCATCGCCGAAGTATTCCCAGTCTTCTCGTGGATCATCTCCACCATGGAACTCCCACATGACCTGGCCTTCGGCAGTTCTTTCATGAATCCACGAGCATAGACTAACACCTTCTGGAAGTCCTTCCTCGTACATTCGAAGATCTACCGAATGTGAAGGTGCAGCGCCTCGTCCGTAGTTGTGATTTGGGCCGTTGACGTATCGAACAGCCGAATAGACTTCCTGTCCGAGGACCCGCTTCTTGATGAAGTAGGTCTCGATGTACTTCTGGAAGCCAGCAGGGGCCGTCGGGACGAAGTCGACGCGAACGAGGAGATGGCTGGCCACTATGCCGCCTTGCCGGAACGCTTAACCAGGCGGCTCTGCTCGATTTCATCAGCGCTCAGATCGATTTCGTTCAGGTTGTAGATGACCGTCATGCCGTTGAACGGCACCTCGAAATACGTGTACACGCCGTGCTCGATCGAGCCATCTCTCAGCGTCGTGTAGACCTTCTTGTTGGAGACCTCGACCTGGGTCACAGATCCGTCAGGCCACCGCACGCTGTATTTTCCGTGCAGCTGTACCTGGCCACCCTCTGGATGAGCGAACGTGGGAATTCCAACCTTGTTGGTCCGAACGAGCTTGATCCATCGAGGTTCCATCACGCTACTTCCCTTGGTTTTTCGTGAAGGCATTGAGGTTATTGTAGAGCTGAAACGTCCATTTTGCATCCGCCAGAGCGTTGTGGGCGTCTGTCGGATCTGGCGGTTTCACGCCCTCTGGCTTTCCGAGCTGGACCCACCACTGCTGTAGGTCACGGCAGAACATTGGATAGCCCTTCGGCAGGTCGATCATCTTGCCGAAGATCCAACAGAAGACCACCCAGTCGTACGACGAGTAATACCCCCACATAATCGGCTCATTCCCAAGGAATGATAGCAATCGGTTCCGCAGCTCCACGCGGGACATGCGGTCCTTTTCGGGCCCGAGCTTGGCGACCACGTGCTTGCGCACCCACTCGTCGCAGTGGTGGATGTTGAATTCCTCGGACTCTGCGTAGAACTCGCGTCCGTCTTCGGCCACGATTCCGATGCTGATCAGATCGATGGTCGGCGTCTTCCATCCGCCGGTCTCGGCGAATTCGGTATCGAAGAAAAAATTCATGTTTTGTTCGATTCTGTGAGCCCGATTTGCAGGTCCATCTTTAGAATGGCTGCGACCTTGATGAGGGTCTTGACGGTGAGGTTTGCCTCGCCGTTCAGTATTTGAGAGACCCGAGCCTCGGAAACATTGAGCTGAGCGGCAAGGTCGCGCTGGTTCATCCCCTTGGACTCAAGTGCAGCGTTGAGCATATTGCCAACGCTGCGAAGCCCATCAGGGATGCGCTTACTTCTCGCCACGAGCCAGTGCCTTACCCCGTTCCAGACCCATTTGGAAGATTTCCTCATCGCTGAGGTCGAACCGATTACCGAAGATGGGGTGCTGAATGCCGAACCACTCTGCCAGCTGAGCCCAACGTGGACGCGAGAGGTAGCCCATCAGGTAGCCGATATTCTCGTCTGCATGCTTGGGGTTAGCCGTACGGGCGAGAGCAAGAAAGGCCTGCGCCTCTTCCTTGTTTTGGAGCTTATCCATGGCCTCGCACGTGTCGCCGATGGTCTTCAGCTCCTGACCTTTCCAAGTGATCACTCCGCCGACCGAGATAGTTCCAGCATCAATGACATCCATAAATTCTCCTATCCAATGGAGTACCAGCTGGCCGGCAGCTTGGTGAACTTGCCATCCTCGATTTCGAACGTGTACTGAACCTCGGGGTGCCGATAGGTCGCCCCTCCGGTGTAGACATCCACGCGGTTGTTGATTTGGCTGTGGCCGAAGCCGTGGGTGTGGCCACAGAGGACAGTGATCAGTCTGTCGGTGTGCTTGCTGGACTCGTCGACGATGACATCCCCGACGGCTTTGCAAGAGAACCACGGCAGCCAGTCATCGTCGCTATGCTTCCCTTCGTGCCAGGTTGCTTCTTTCCACGGAGGGACGTGGGTCATGAGGATGACGTGCTTGAAGCGCTGGAGGGCGTCTGAAAGCACGGGGCGTAGCTTCTCGGCGGCTTCTTTGCCCAGGTTCTTGAGCAGCCGGTTGCGATGCCCGTAGTTCACCATGGCGTTCTTCTCAGCGAACTCGTCGATAGCCTGCCAGTCATTGAGAAGCACGTTGCTACGACCAGGATTGCCGAGGATGCCATCACCCCAACCGTCGATGCCGATCAGTCCGTAGTTCTCAACCAGCGGGACGCATCCCATCTCTTCGATCCACAGGAGCTTCGAGCCTTCCTGCTTGGTGATGCTGGCAGCCCACTCTCTGACCTTCTTGATGGAGCCTCCGTAGAAATCGTGGTTGCCGAGGTTGAAGTAGATCGGCATACCGATCTGTTGCTGTAGTTCCTTGAGATGGAACTCGATGCGTTTGGCATTGGCGATGTCGCCCGTCAACACGCAGGCGTTTGCGCCGGTCTGCAAGATCCTAGTTCCGAAGCGTTGCCGCTCGTCCTGGGTTGCGAACTCCAAATGAACATCAGTGGCCCAGACGAGACGAAACATTAGAAAGGGACCTCGAAGGTTACTTTTTGCTGAACGATGCAGTAGACCGAGAACACGCCGAACGAATCACGGATGGTTTCTGGGAGCAGCTGACGGGCAGCCTCGGCTTCGTCGTAGGTGAAGTACATGCGATGCTCACAGGCCTTTTCTAGGCCTGGAAGGCGGTCATCGCTGCGCTTCGTGGCCACGACATAGACGAGGCTGGAAGACCTGGCCTCTGACGGCATCGTGGACTCGAACGGCCTTAGCAGATGCCACACCACGGCGTTCGCTTGAACGAACGACCGAACGTGACACCACTTGTCCGCATCGAACTCCTGACCCGTGGCCACGAGCATGAACGTCCATGATTCCTCGGGCTGGTTGGGATTGACCTGCGCCCAGATACAGGGAAAGCCCTGACCATCCTCCCCGACGTGAACGATGTCCTGAAACCCTGCAATCCGAAGCTCGAATGACTCTCCGGTGGCTGGGATGGTGTGCTTGTCGATTTGGGCCATTGGCCTATCTACAGCCGAGTGGACCTTGGATTCCGCTTCCTGGGTACCTTTTCACCCGACCCATCACGCCAACCCCTCGAATAGTCGAGAATGTGGCTCTCTGGGATGGCTGACGTGTTCCCCGTGGCAGCGTCCAGGTACCCGATTACATAAGCCAGGCTGGCTCGTCGGCCCTTGCCAAGCTCTTTCGCAAAGGTCTTCACCAACTGCTTGAAGTCCTTGGTTAGCTGTTCCGACAGCCGGCTGGTGGAGACCTTCGGCATGGCCTAGTTGTCCTTCTCTTTGACGGAGCGAACTTGGCCGCTCGGAAGGATGCGGACGTCCTCTTCCTCTTCAGGTTTGATCGACTTCCAGTCCTCGATGAGCGAGCAGATGGTCTCGACGTCTGCCTTGAGTTGTAGCGTCTTGATGTTCCACTGTGTCTCGGGGAACTTGCGGAGTCTTTCCTTGATGGTCGTCATGGATCCAGAGGCAGCTGGCGGCGCATCGCTTCCATTCATCGTCGCAACGTAAATCTTCGGCACTTTTCAATCCCTTCAAGTTCTGAAGTCACCTCCATGGGTGACCACGCGGACGATATCGGGCCTACGTTCGATTTGGAAGAGGATCTGTGCTTTGACCTTTTGGGGCTAGAATGATACAGATCTTCAAGTTCTACAGGTATTTGTGAGGCTATGACTGCCCAGATCACCTTCCCAGGTATCGTGAAGTAGATCGATGTTCACGTTCTTGATCATGGGCGGCAGCGGCTCGCCTCCGTTCGAGCCTGGATTCGCCTATATCGAGGGCGGCTTCCAAACGCTGGATATCTACAAATGGGACTTCACAAGCGAGACGGTGTCTGTCATCTCGGCGACAGTCGGATTCGGTCCTGACGACCAGGGTGGCTTCAGCAACTTCAGCGAAGGCATCTGGGCTGGCGGTCAGGACTTTGACGGCGTCAATAGCCGCAACCCGACAGACTACGTAGACAAGATCACATTCTCCAACGAGACGATTGTTACCGGAACGGCGTTGCCAACTCCGGGCTATGGCTTTGGCAACGGATGCAGCGACGGCGCTAGCGGCATCATGAACAACTTCCGTTACGAATTTGCCGGTCAGACCTGGTCCTTTTGCACCGCGCCCGGCGGAAGTTCTGCCTGCAATACGAGTACGGCCATCATTCTGAGCAGTAGTCCGTCGACGACGGAATACACGTTCGCAACCGATACTGGGGTGCCTGGATTTGATCTGACGACGTTCGCCAATAACCAGGTATTCGGCGATGCGAACTACGCGGTCTTTTCGTGGGGCGACACCTTTTCATCGCAGATGGAGTGGTACATCTATTCATCTGGGACCTTCGCTACGAAGGTGTCATGGGGAACGGAAAGCGGCGGCATTCGGGTCGGGCAGCAGCAGGCGAACTGGTCGAACTCGGCCGTTGGTGCGTTTTTTCGTGGAACCATCCAGGGTGGAGATACGAACCGAGTTGTTTACTACAGCTTTTCTGATTTTACGCTCAGCACACGCGTGAACACGCTGTTCAATCCTGGCGGGTTCTACAACGTTGCGGTTGGAACAACGCCAGGTGGGCTGGTCGCTGCCCAGTTCGCGGTGCCAACGACATCGGATGCTGGAACGCAGTACTTTGACGGCAATACTTCTGACGGATTTTCGGATTTCTGCAATATCGAGCTTCCGAATTCTGTATTCGGCAAGGACGGGTACTTTTTGATCGCACAGGTCAATTTTGACCTACAGGATGCTGGCGGTCCTCCCAATTATGATCCGCTCCCTGCGTCTGGTTTCAGCATTACGATTCCGACCGGATGGAATCTCATTCGACGCGTGAACCAAGATGATTCCTGTCAGATTGTGATATGGCGGTTCGCTAACGATGAGCCGCAGAGCACGACACCGTTTACTACGCCTAATGGCGATTCGGCGGGCGGAAACGGCGTGTCCTACTACGTTCTAACGAACATGCCGCCGGACACATACTCCGATAGCACTTGCTCAGCGTACGTTGGCGTTGATCCTCTCAGCCCAATTCATGCCGAGAATTTTGCGTCGAAGTTGGCAACTGTAAACGGCGACACGTTGTCTTGCTCGGTCAATGTTGGTGGTGTCTATGATCGCGTTCTGTTTGCGTCTGCAACGCTCGTTACAGGACGTGTCACCGACAATTGGCCGAACATGGAGATGGATAGCAACAACTCGACCGGCCCTGGTGCCATTTGGGACACGCAAGCTCGTGCTACTGGTTCATTAAGTCGAACCATTCAATTCAATAACAGTATCGGCGATCCGCTAATTACTCAGGCGATATCCCTGAACCGAGGATACTCGCCGATCAATGTTTCCTTCCCAGTTGTCGATGGTAACTACGACGTAGCCGCCGGCATGGACATTCCAATTCCGGTTGAATGTCAGCGGACCAACGGTCTCTTCATGTTGGCGGTGCTGGGATTCAACACAGAGAATAATTCTGACCTTGCATCGAACTACACGGTCACGACGCCAGCAGGCTGGAACTTCCTTCGTCGAGATGACAACGGACAGATCGCCTCCGTTGTGTGGTGGCGGTTCTCGAACAATGAGCCAGCCAGCTATTCGGTGACGAACGACTTTGCAGGTTTCTGTCAGCGACACGTGCTCGGATACAACAATGTCAATCCGGTTGGAACGATCATTGATCAAAACGGAACGACTGCGCAATATCTCGACATCCCCACTAACACGGAGGCGATCGACTGCCCGACAATGACCGGCGGTGTGACCGGGAGAGACCTCTTGATCTGCATACCGGCATGCGATGACACCGTTGGCGGATATCTGAGCCAGTACTATCCTGCGAGCATGCGCAAGCGTGCGGGTAACGGTGATCTGATCTCGGTTTTCGACGAGACCATTTCTACGGATCCAACTGGTACTCGTACGTTTGTTGGATCTACCATAGTTGACTTTGAGCTGATTGGGACGAGTATCCTGGTCAAGAGGCTCTGATGCATTGGAAGAACTCAAGCTTTCAGGTTGTCGCATTCATCGTTGGTAAGTGTCACACGGCAGACGAGGCCAAGCGGAAGCTGCTGCTGCTGCGCGAGGAGCGGAAGCAGGCTCTTGATGCCTCGAAAGCGTCGGGTCTTCGCCGACAGGCTCAGTTGCTGAGGGCTAAGAAGCAGCTCGAAACGGCACCCGATGAAGCTGATCGGCTAGAAGCTGAGGCGACCATCTACGAGATCGAATCGTCGGCGGAGCACGTAAGCGCTTGCGTGGATGAGGCGGTTCGCGAAGTCGAATTCATCGATTCGGTTCTCAAGACGATCGAGCCATACGTCAAGTACGCCGGCATGGATGAGCATGAAGCCTTTCAGGCCATCCAGCGCGAGGAATGGTGCCTGGAGCTAATCCAGCGTGCGCAGAACTACCTGTACACGACGGGAACCATCCCAACCGATCACTTCGCCACGATGCGGGCGCATCCTGATTTCATGGGTCTGATTCGTCCGATCGTTGGAGCGATGCACGAAGCCCTGCTGGCGAAGGACATCAACAAGCTCGCCTCGTATACGGTGACGCCGAAGTTCATGAGCGCCCTAGTCGAATCCAAGATGTTTGGTCCGGCTCCAGAGGCGAAGAAGCTACTAGCTGAGCTTCGGCTCCAGCTTCCAGCTACTCGCGACCCTGCGCAGTCTTGATCCACCGATTGACTTTGTTTCGCATGCCCTCGATTTGTGCCGCCATCGAGTGCTCGTCCATGTTGTGCCGCACGGTCAGGCCGCAGGCTTCGCATTTGTGGGCTGACACGTCCATATCGTGCTGAATAGACTGAAGCAGCCGGGTCACGCTGATGAGGCGTTCAATGTTCTGGTTCGTCATCTCATTCTCCTATGTCCACCTTCTGTGCTTTAGGAGCTGAGAAATTGCTGGCGTTACCGAAAAAAGTGACCATCTTCAGTCGTTATGGCGGTACTACGCAAATTTGTTGATGAAATCCTTGTCGACGGAGCCCTGTTTCACAAGCTTGATTGCGGGCACGTGCATCACGCGCAGAACACGGAGCCGTACTCCCAGCCGGCCGGCGAGCAAGACTGCGAGCACTGTCAGCTGGAGGAGACCGTCGAGCAGCTGCTAAAACGGACTGGAAAGTCCGAGGGGAACTAGCACCGAGTCTGGCAGCTGACGCTGGTATTTGCGGGCGAAGTTCGTGGCCAGCCACACCTGACCGTCGCTGAGGGTCTCCAGGGCGGCGAGCCGCTTGCCGATCGGCGAGTCAATCTTGTTGAAGCCGGCGCCGTCGAGCAGCCTGGCGCCGTCGCACATGAGGGCGAGCATCTGAACTGCCTTGTGGGCAGCTGCGCGCTTCTCGGGGGTGGCAGTTGGGTACGATCCGGGGCGACGAGATTGGGTCGGAGCTTCGACTTCGATTTCCGTATCCCGGTCCAGGGCCTTGTCGGCGATCTCCTGCTTCTCGACTAGAAGCTGGGTCATGCGGGCATCAAGCGAGCCGTCGAGCACCAGATGCTGAACGAGCACCTGGTTGTGCTGGCCGATGCGGTGGCAGCGGTCCTCAGCCTGGTTGATGTTGGCCGGAACCCAGTCCAGCTCTGCGAAGATGACCGTAGAGGCCGCCGTAAGCGTGTGGCCGACGCCGGCAGCGCCGATGGACCCGATGAACAGCTTGACCGTGGGGTCGTTCTGGAAGCGATCTACGGCCTCCTGGCGCTCCTTGGAAGACGTCACCTCGCCGGTCAGCTTGACGGCAGCGGCCCCGAAGTGGTTGGCGAGGGTGTTGGCGACGTCGTGGTGCCAGCAGAACAGGACGATCTTGTCGATGCCCTGCTCAAAGGCATCCTCGACGTGCTCGATGACCTTAGGCAGCTTCGCCATGGCCAGGGCCTTGCGAGCAAGCGAGGTGGCCTCGAAGCCAACCTTCTGAGCTTGCTTGAGCTGTTCGACGACCTTCTTGTAGGCCTCCTTGTCGCCAGAGGCATGGGCGAAGTCCAGCTCGTTCTGCAGCTCTGCCATGCGCTCTTCGTGGATCTTCCACGCGTCTTGCTCTGCCTTGATGAGCTTCTTGGCTCCATCGGCGGGCAGGAGGAGGATCTGCCTGCGCTTGGGCGGCAGCTCTTTGAGCACTTCCTTCTTGAGGCGGCGGACCATGATGGTCGCGCGCAGGCGCTCTTGCAGCTCCTCTAGGTTCGAAGCGCCCGAGAAATCCCAGGCGAACGGACCTTGGTGGGCGCCGCAGTAGCGCTTGGCGAACTTGAAGAAGTTGCCGAACTCGGCAGGAGCGAGGGCAGCGAGCAGCGGGTGCATCTCGACCGGCTTGTTGAGGAACGGGGTGCCGGTCAGGAAGAGGTTCCGGGCTGCCTTGTGCTGAAGACCCAAGATCTGCTTCTCGTACTTCTTGGGAGCAGCCGCACGGCCGAGGATGGCGATGGCCTGGAGCGACTTCGGATCCTTGATCCGGTGGCACTCGTCGACCACGAGGACATCCCACTGGCGCTTCATCAGCTGTGCATGGACGTGCGAGGACTGAACCGTCTTTGGGGTCTTGACGTTCGGCAGCGGGATGAAGTCGGGGTCGTCGATCTTCTTGCCGCGAATCAGGTCGTAGTTCACGAAGACGAGCGTTGCATCCTCAGGGACGTCGTCATCGATGCCATCAACCACGTGCATCTTGAACTTGCGGAGCAGCCATTTCTCGGACTCACGCTCCCAGTTGAGCTTCAGCGAGGCAGGGCAGATCACAAGTGCGGTCTTGATTTCCTGCATGGCATTGACGTAGCCCAGGGCCTGAATCGTCTTGCCCAGACCCATCTCGTCGCCGATGAGGGTATTCGAACGCCCCATCGCATACGCAATACCGCCCTTCTGGTAGGGCAGGTACGCAAGGCCTTCTGGGCACGGCAGCTCGATGTCGGCGTCCGTTGCCTTTGAGGCTCGGACCGTGGTCAGGTGCGGATCAAGCAGCGCCTTGGCGGCGTCGTCGCACTGGGATTCCAGACGGGCCGCACATTCGGACTTCGGCGTCCACCAGACCTTGAGCTTCAGCCCGGCTTCGCAAGCCTTGCAGTCCGGGCGGCAGCCACCACCGTGCCACCAGAAGCCCGCTTCCTTAGGAACGTTGCGCTGGTCGTAGGGATAGTTGGCAATCCAGAGACCGTTGACAGCCGTGACGCCCATGTCCGTAACTACATCCCAAGTTCAGGATTTTTTCAGCCTCATGACCCAGCGTACTACCTGCCACTTCAGGACGGGATGAGGCTTGGCGGTGTCATTGGCCCAGCGGTCGACCGTGGACACGGCCACCTCGAAGTCGCGGGCGCACATGACACGCTCGTCAGGCGTCAGCTTGGAAACGATTTCTGGAAACGTTCCAAGGTTTTCAGCGCCCATCGCTTCAGCGAACTGGTCAGGCGTCATGCTCATAAAACCCAACGAGCTTACAGCATTTCGCCACGAACTCCAGAGCGTTTTCCTGGATGCTGTCAACTTGGAAGACTGATTCCTCGCAGCTGACCTGATTGTCGTCTACGAACTTCTGAACCAATTCCCAGAGCCTAGATTGATTCGACGATGCCTTCGCCGGGGCATTTCTTGTTGCCTTTACCCCTACGCGGGCACGGGATGTACGCTTCATAGTTTCCGCCGCCGCCGTAATCAGTCCAGCGACGCTCCTTTAGCTCTTCCGGGAAGTATTCGATGATGGCGCCGCACTCGTTGCACTTCACCCGTTTTGGTTTGGGCGGCACAGCGATCTTAGGCATTATCGTTTCTCCAGGCAGCGTCTACAGCCTCAACCAGGGCGAGACCTTCCGGTGAGTCGTGCGTGCCGTGCTTCTTGACGTATGCGTTGGCCGCATTAGCAACGTCGCACAGCTTCCTGGGGCCCAGTGGGCTCTTTTCGATGTGGTTGTAGAGCTGGCCGACCTTGTGGTGGGCGAAGAGGAGCGCGCGACAGAGGAACTGAACTTCGTCGGGCAGCGCCTTGCCGCCGTTCGTGAGCAGCTTCTTGGCCAGCGGAATTGGATCTACGGCTTCGTCGAAGTCATGCATTGGGTGGATCCTCCGTCAGCGGGTCCCACATGACGCCGCCGAAGCCGACGTAACCACACTTCAGGCAGCGATGGCTACCGATGTTCCCAATGGGGAAATGGCCACGCGAGTGGCTGGCGCCGCATTCACAGGTCCAGCGCCGTGGAGGATATCCAGCTGCCAAATCGTGCTTCTCGGCTTCGATGACGTCAAGACGAACCTCGACGTTGATTGCCGGATCTGGATGGTAGGCGATCATTTCAGTCCTTCAGCAGCTCGACGATGGCGATGAGGATCTCGATGAGAATGATGATGACGTTCATGAATCAATTCCTTCGTGCCAGTACGTGTGGCCGCAATCGTCGCACTTCACCTCGTCGTCATCCCAGCTTCCGCAGGACGACGTGTGCGTGCGGTACTTGCCGTTCTTGCCCTTGCAGCTGCGGCAGCGCCATGTAGCGATGCACGGCTTCCAATCGTCCGGTTCGTCAAACTTGACCGGGATTCCTGGCATGTGCGTCACGAGCCACTTCCTTTGGCGAGGACGATGAGAGACTGGAACTCGTTGAAGACCTTCATGGCTGCTTGGCCGATGTCACAGGAGCAGCGGTGGCTGGTTCCGTTGGTACGAGGACAGTAGCTTCGGTGCGGGACGGAACGCAGGAGGTTGCCGAACCGCACGACGATTTGTTCTTGTTCAACGTCCGTCATTTTGTCCCCTGAGCGACCTTAGCGTGGTGCTCGCACGGTTCATTTGCAAGGCAGCAGTCGGTTATGCCGATGCGGTTTCCTCGGTCGTCGAAACAGGCCTTGAGCCAGACCTTTTCGCCGAACGGGTTGGTGACGCATTGATCAACGTCCCAACGGAGCATCTCCAGCAGACTATTGCCTTCGGTCGTGCTCATCCGCTGAGCTTAACAGCCTTGCACATGACCGATGCGAACACCGGGAAGTCGTTGATCTGACACTCAGCTTCGAGCTTCGTCGGGAAGGTCATCGCTGTCTTCTTGGTGCCGCCGAAGCATGGACCGATGCCGGTCATGAACCTGAAATAGTTCTTCTTTTTGCCTTCTTGGATTGCCCACTTACGCTTCGCCATCTTAGTTCCAGGCTCTTATCACGAAGCCTTTTGAATGTAGAGCCTGAACTAAACCGACGCGCCGGAACCACGGATCTGACGCCTTGAAAACACTGTCCAGTTCCGGGGTGTCGCATGCGCGATTCCAGTCTTCGCATGCTTTCTCGAAGTGAGCTTCGAGCAACTGGTCTGGAACTTCGGTCTCTCCGATAGTCCAATTGAATTCGAGGCCCTGCGCTTCTACCCTCAATACGATGGTGAATTTGTCAGTGGTGACGACCGTGCCGTTCTCGATCATCACCTTGCCGGGCGGGTTGACGACAAAGAATATTTCCTCGGGTGCGAATCCGAGCCGGCGCATCATCTCTCGTGCGTAAAGCCATTCACGAACGGCACGATCTAGGTCATCGAACAACACGGCGAGCTTCCTTTTTGTACGCAAGCGCTTGCGCGATGATTTTCTCCATCGCGCCACAGGTGAATACTTCAGACCGTTCTTCACGGGAACAGGAAAGAAGATCCCAGGCGTCTTCCTCGGTGCGGATAACGAACCGCCACAGCCGGTTGCGGCGGTTGTAGCTCCAGCCCAGGTCGGCGCCGTCTGGCAGGCGAGCGCTCAACACACGCTCGATGCGGTGGTCTCTCAGCCGGCGTTCCAGCTCTGAGATGGCCTTCGAGATGCGGTCATCCATAGCGTTTAGCTCTTTGGATTTGACGAAGAGGTCACGAACGACCTCTTTTAATGGCCTTGGGTCAGCCGACATTCAGGCTGGCGTGAAACCGCTTGTTGTATTCGCCGAACGGTCCAGCGAACAGGGTTTCCCAAGTCACCATCTTAACGGTGAGTCCTTCCTCGGGCTTGATCTCGCCCGAGATGTCACCCTTGAACACGTGGTTGCGGTACGTGACTTCGCCTGGACACATGTCGCTGTAGATCAGCCTCGGATTGGCGAGCGTCAGGCCGGTTTCCTCTTTCAGCTCACGAACGACGGCTTGCTCGAAGGTCTCTCCGGGATCGACCTTGCCGCCGGGCAGACCGAATTCCGTGGGGCGACCACGACGGGAAACCCCGAGGACAAGTCCATCGGGGCCTGGGATGTAGCAGGTTACTGAAACTGGATTCGACATAGGTCTTCGATCATCGCATCGCACATCGGACAGCCGCTTCGTGAACCGTCCGCATGTACGCGCACGATGTGAAGCCGGTGGATATTACACGGGACGAATTCCTTGGGCTTCCTCGGCTTGGGAGCTGGCTTCGGCTTGGGCTTGGGCTTTTCCTTGCGCAGGTAGCCCTTTTCGAAGCCACGCTTGCTGACACCTCTCTTCCGCATCTCGGCTCGGAAGTCGCCCATCGTGTAGCCCATTACGCCTCTGGCTTCCTCTCGGCGAGCTTGCGCAGGTCCATCCCACGGGTCTTTGCCCAGTCTTCCAGGCGCACGGTACCGGGGATGTGCTCGCGCCGGTAGCCGAAGCTACGCAGCTCGCCATTGGTGACGCCTGGCGTGCCGAAGAAGTAGTTGGGCGGCAGCTCATCGATTTCCATAACCGGGGCCATCTTGGCGTCGCAGACGCGCTCGATGTCGTAGTAGCTGAGCAGCTCTTGGAATTTCTCGACGCTATCGATCTTTCCGAAGAACTGGTTCGCGTCCCAGAAGAACGCCGTCCATCTCACGATACGTAGCCTCCGGTCTTGGCCGACAGATCGAAGTTCTGGTTGATAAATTCGATGATGATTTGCGGATCGATCTTGCTGTTGAATACGATGTTCGGACCATGCTGATCCAGGAAGACTGCACTGAATGTATGCCCGTTCTCACAGTACTTTTTGAGGCCGTTGCTGGTGTTCTGGCCGCATTGATGGCTGCCGCACTCATATTCGCGCTGCGAGACTGTCGGAACATTTGATTCCGGCTTCAGCGGGCAGTGGAAGTGGACGATGCAGTCGTATTCCGGGTGCTCCGAGAACACGATACGCTGGCTCTGACCGCCCACAGAGGGCTTGGCGCCGTAGGCGAGCACGGTGTCCGGGCCGTCGGTCTTGATGCGGACCAGGCCGATCTTCTCCAGGTCGTTGAAGTTGGTCTTGCGCTGTGACGTGATGAACGTGTCCTGGGCCAGCTTGGCGGCGAAATGGCCGACTGTCGCGCCACGGAACGGCTTGTAGGCGTTCTGCTTGATACAGTGGTCGACGACTTCGCGTAGAGCCTTGGGCACGATATCCGAACTCCACGGCACAGGCTCGCCAGCCACGACGGTGCTGCGCGTGAACGTCAGGTGGGAGCGCATCTTGGCCATCTCCACGAGGCCCTTGAGCGCCTCGTAGCGGTCCGTGGTGACGTGGTAGCGCGCTTCCTCCGGGGTGATGACCATGTTCAGCTTGGTCTTCACGTCGTTGGCGAGCACGAGGTTGCAGCTGGCCTCCTTGAGCAGGTGCAGGCCGGCAAGATACTGCTTTTGGTCATCCACTCCGTCTGTAGTCTTGAAGCCGACGAGGAAGATATCCTTACGCTTGGCGCGGACCTTCCTGATGATTTTCTCGGCCGCCTTGAGAACCAGCTTGTACTCGTGGATGTTGTCGTGCGTCGACAGACGCAGTGCGTTCTTACCGATTGGCTCAGGACGAACGCCAGCGTCTGATTCGATACGATTGACCTCGAAATCGCACAGAGCCACCGGCATGAAGACGATCTTGACCGACAGGTCTTCGACGATGCGGCTGATCAGTCGGTCCACGTCATCGTTGGTTTCGAGCTTGCTGCCGTACCAGATCCCGTGGCGCTCTTGCTGCTGCTTGCCCGTGACCATCTTCGTCTCGTGCATGACGACGTCCAGCTCTTCGCAGTACGTGTGGCACAGGTTCATCAGCGAGCGCCCTGTTCCGCCGTAGGCGGGTGCGCAGAGCGCCAGGTGCGTTGCGATGTGGGAAATCGTGCCGCCGGAGATGATGTGGATGGTCTTCTTGCCGTTCATGTGAGTCCTTTTTTTGTTCATCGCACGCTTCTTATCAGCGCAAGCGCTTTCGTGAGTCGAGTCTTCAGGTCGAAGTGCTCAGTATCGGCGATGAGGCAATACAGATCACATGCCGTACCTGAGCGGTCCCACTGATGGCTGTCAGCATGCGCACGCCATTCGTCTTTTGCACCGATGAGGTACGTGACTGCGATGCCGAACAGGGATGCAGTGGATTCTTTTTTCGCCTGGCGCTTATCCTCTTTGGTGGTCCTGTCGCTGTAGTTCGGGCGGATGACGAGGTCAGGAAGCTTGAACTCCTTCAAAATCTCGTCGTTTGGATAGTCTGGTCCACGCTCCAGGCCCCACTCCGGCTTCGTGCGCTCACGCTTTGTGGCGGCGATGAAGTGGCCCATCTCATGGTCGATGTCGCGCTCATGGTTAGCGGAGCTGATGTGGACAATCTTGCCGTCGTACAGGCTCCAAGTTCGATCGTGGTCGTAGACTTTGATCTTCAGCCCGAGCTTCTTGGCGAATCTGATTCGATTCATGCAGCGCTCACAGCGGGCTGCAGGAACGGAAACCGCACGGTCAGCTTCTCGGTGTGCGTATAGTTCCAGCTGACGATGAGACCAGCCTTCTCCAGGGCCATCTTGGCGATGATACCGATGAGCACGTCGGCCTCTCCGTTGTCGGTGTCGCCGTGGTCTTCGACGCCAAAGCCGATGCAGAAGTCGATGCCGTTGCGGAGGCGTTCGCCATCCTGCTTGTGGTAGTAGACCGCGCCCCTGTACCTGCCGGGCGTTTCCTTCATCTCGGTCCAGAGCGCCTGACATGCGCAGCCCATGCAGCACTGGAAGTTCTGCCGGGCCAAGATGCCGTATTTGCGCATCTCCTTGAAAGCAGACGCGAGCATGGCTTTTCCGGTGCGGAGCTGGTCTTCGGTGAGGCGACGGCTCATGCCTTATCTACAGTCGAACCTGCCGCATCTTTCAGGCAATGTCGACAGCGACGCCGGTACGCGTTGGTCGGGCCGATGATGTCCTGTTTTTCGTGGATACTATGGCCGCATTCCAGAACTTCGAGACGGACGCCGTGCTCGCTGGTGTCGTAGCCGATGACCTTGCGGAGCGGCCCGAGCGCAGCTCCACGCCTCTTACGTCTACCTGGCGTTGTCATAACTGGAACGGCTCGCCTTTGGTCGTGGTGATTTCTTTGATCGTGTAGTTGTCGCTCTGGAAGTGCGTGCAACCCCAGACGTCAGATGCCCGGATCTTGACCCAGTTGTTCTGGTCCCCCAGTGGTCCGCCGTGTACGAATTCACCAGTCTCGACAGCGAAGGCTGGCCAGACGCCGACCGGATCCTTGCAACTGGGATGCTTCAGGGTGTGAGAACCCACGATGATCTCAGCATTGGGGTCGACATGCTTGAGGATTTCGATCAGCTGGTGGACCTTCATCAATCACCTCGTGAGTCGTAGCAACACCAGAACTGTCCCTCGGGGTCGTAATCGAGGCACTGCCGGCAATGGTTCTTGAGAACTGCTTCGAGCATCTTTTTCTTGGTTTCTAGATTCAGAGTGATGCCGATCTCTGGATCGAGATACCAGGCCTTGTCCCTTGGGTCGCCGCCGAGAGTCAGAGCGTAGTTCCACTGCCGGATGCTCACAGACCCAGAACTTTGATCGATCTTGACGGTGATGACGTGCTCTGGCTTTCCGCTCGGCCGGAAAGTCTCCTCGATGACGATTTCATCCGATGGGATTTTGTCGTGCGTCATTCGATGTCCTCCGGTCGGCAGCCGTCTGCGAGAGCAGCTAAGATCTGCCCGTGACAAAGTACCTTCCCTTGAAAGCCTTTGGCTGGCCGACACCAGCAACCAAGTATCTTGCCCTTCAGTTCCGGTAGAGCCTCGATTAGCTCCGGCTGCTGCTTGAGCCACGCTTCGTAGCGCGTGAGGACTTCGTCTTTGGGGACGACGAACTTTGCAAGCGTGCCTTCTTTGAAGGTGAACGGGTTGCCCCATTTCGACCCTTGGCCGCCCGGGTGCGTGCCGCCGCGCCCGATGTAGACGTCGTACTTTTCTTTTTTGCAGTGGACGACCCGTGTACCCATGGCTTTGTGTAGACCCGCCGACCGAAATCCGACTTGTCCTTGGTCTTCCAGCTCTTATGCCAGTACGGCCTGTGAGGGTCTGGGATGACGAGACAGCGGATGGTGTCGCTGGGCAGCATCATGTAACCCAGGAAGTCGTCAAAGAATAGGTCAATTTCAAGGTCGCGGAGCAACTCTGCCTTGCAGCCTTCGCCGTGCGTTTTGTAGTCGGCACAGTAGACGTTGTCCTTGTGGATCATGTCAAAGCCGTTCATCACGAGCATCTCGTAGACCTCGTCGACGTCGTGCATGTCGGTGATGACAAAGATATCGACACCGAAGAACGTCGGGAAACGTTCGGTCAGTCGATGGAGCAGCCTGCGGAACTGATCCGGGTACTTTGAAAGCACGCCTCCGATGTCGAACGCTATTCGCATTTGACGAACTCGTACTCCCATAGCGGCTTGGCGCCTACGGGGATGTTCTTCTTGATGCGGCACATACAGCCAGCGCACCAGAGCGGGTAAAACCTGCTGCCGTGGTTGTCAGGAGCAAACCTCGGATCGAGCAAGCATCCACTGCAACTCGCACAATGCGGGTGCTTGCTGTGGTCCTTAGCGTACGCAGCGAAGTTATCCACCTGTTTCCTCTTTGCGCTTTAGGTTGTAAGCGTGCTCGACCTTGTTTTTGAGCTTCGATAGGCGCTCCCATTCATTCGGGGATACGAAGCGCAGCTTGTTGACCTCGTCGATGCAGTGATTGATGCAGGTCGTGATCTGGAAGTAGTCTTCGGATGTCAGCGGATTCTCTTTGCTCATGACCTGTAGCGCTCCGGGATTTGATCTTCGGCTAGCGCTTCGCCATCACCGACGAACATCTTGAAGGTTTTCATCTGGCGGTCCTCGCTGAGGTCTTTCATGCCGCAGTACACGATGCGGATTGGATCTCCGGCGGAGAGCATCGCCGAATCGGCCAGCTGGATCAGCATGGTGCCGCTGCACATCATCGCGCCCTTGTAAGGCACGAGTACGGTGACGACCTCGTACTGGCCGAATTTGCCGTTCTTCTTGGTTCGGCCCATATAGTAACCGACCAGCTCATCACCGAATTCAGGACGCCAGGAAGTTGGCGCCTTGATCTCACGCCATTTGACGGACTTGAGATTATTTTTGGCCATATTTGCCCAGCGGGTGATGCATGTCCGTGATGGTTTTGAGGAGCTGATGAACGGATCGCTCCGGTAATCCAGCCTCGATGGCGTCTCGACAGGCGTCATGGATGACGCCGGACAGCCAGAGGTCCAGATTGTCCTTGTCGACGTTGGTTGGACGGAGCCGGTTCATGTTCACTTGGTTATGTCACTTTGGCAGGAGATAGAAGCTGGGTTCGTGGTCGCGCTGAAGGAAGCCCATGCGCAGCAGGCCAGCCTTGAAACGTTCTGGCTGAACGCTTTCGACGAATAGGGTGGCCTGCGGATAGAGCTTCTGCAGCTCTGCTACGAGCGCACGGAAGGCACCCTTGCCCGGCTCTACAGCTTCGATGCTTGCCAGGTCGATGACCGGCTCGCGGATTTCCCCGCCCAGGAAGCGCTTGGTGACTCGCACGTAGAGAGAATTCCAGCCGGGGTGGCTGACGTGAAGGTTGCGCGGCCAGACGGTTGGCCTGGCAATCCTGGAGTCGATGAACTGCAGAAGGCCCATCTCACCCTTCATGTCGGCCACTCCTCGTCGATCGTGAATTCCGGGCAGACGTCGTGCGAATCCTCCAGCTCGACTACCATCTGCGCAAGCGCTTGCACGCTGCGGGTATCGGCGTAGTGCTGGATACGGGCCTCGCGCCATGCTCCCTTGGTCGGCTTGCAATGGTCACATCCGCCTTTGACGTCCAGGGCAATGCCGCACTGTGAGCAGTACAGACGTCCATCGCCAACGCGCTTCTTGACGCGGGTTCCGTTGATGACCTTGGTGGTGAATTTTTCTTCTGCCATGCTCACCCCTTATCTACAGCCTTGGCCCACTTCGCTTTCAGATATTCAGCCCAGTCCTTGGCTTCCTTTTGAGTCGAGTGCCAGCCAAGGCCTTTCGCGTAGTTATCCTTGTGTCTTAGCTCGTACGACTGTGGTCTGGTGCATCCGCTGTAGATGGGCGTGATGAACCACTCGCCGTCGTGGGACTCCACATAGCCGTCGTTGGCGCGCTTCCAGCGAATCACTTCTTGGGCTCAGGCGGCGAGAGCGGCAGGAGCCTGGCGAGCTGGGTGGCCATCGAGGAGAGCGTCTGCATGTCGCTGACGAGCTGACTGACGCCGCAGGTGGTGCAGTACTGCTTTGGTCCGAGCTGAGTATGGGAAATCAGCGTCCAGTCCGCGCTGACCTTTCCGTGGCAGCTGTCGCAGATCGGCTTGCTGTTCGGGAACATCTTCTTGCGGTCGTGGACCGAGACGATGGTGTACTCGATCATGGCACTTCCAGGCGCACGAACTCGAAACCCTCGTACTCGGCGTCCTTGCGATCTTCCAAGACCTTGAACGCCAGCGCACCGTTCTTTTCGGCCAGCGCCTTCTGGATATCGTTCCAGATCTCCACGTACTTGGCGTGGCGCTTCATCAGGGACTTGTTGGCCTGCTTGTCCGAGAGGGCTTTCTTTTTCATCGCCTCGGGCAACTTGTCGATGAGGTCGTCAGGTACCTCCTCGACCGGCTTCGGCTCCTCCGGTGCGCAGATGTACCGATCGTCGATGCGCATCTGAAGAATCTGAAGCGCCCAGCGCCAGACGCTCTCGACATCGTTGACCAGATAGTAGCCGTTCTCGTGCTTGTCCTTGAGTACGATAACCCTTGGCCATTTCGCGTTTGCAAACCGAGCAGCGATCCTCCGCTCGAATGACGCCTTCTTGTTCTCTTCGATCTCGCTGTCAGTAGGCATAGCTATCCCTCCTTGGGTAGCTCGAATTCCTTGCGGATTTCAGCCATCCGATTTGTGTCGGCGTGGTGCTTGCCGTTGAGCGACCATCGATTTGGGCTCTTGGACCAGTCGACAGACCTGGCGGTCTCTGCCCAATACTCGGCTAGCTCAAGCGCTTCTTTGAGAGCTGCCAGCAGCTTTTCGCGATCATCCATTTACCACGCGCTCCTGCGTTCACGGCGTGCGTAGGACTTGAGCAGTCCATGCCCCCATGATCCCTTGTTGGTGACGGTGCGGGCGAATCGACGATTCAGGGTCGCCATCTCCTTGAGGTTGTCGGTGCAGAGGTCGTCCCAGATGTCGAACCAGGCATGGTCGTACTTCACGCCCTTGGCTGGCTTCCAGTCGAAGATGTCAGCCTCGATGATCTCCAGCTTCGAGCCATACGGCTTGGCGCGGTAGTGGTCCGCCACCAGCTTGATGACGTCGGGCGACTTCTCGATGACGGTGATCTTCTCGACGCCATGCTGGGTGGCCACGCCGTTGAGCACCATTCCGATGCCGAGACCGGCGATGAGCACGTTCCCGTCGGCCCTGGTGATGAAGTAGATGTGGTCCCTGATTTCGTCCGAGGTGTCGGACATGATCAGCTTGTTGCCGCGCTTCAGCGACGTGTACGTGCCCGGTGCAACGTAGCGCCCCATGCTGCTGGGGTTGAGAGCGCGCAGGCGGTCGAACTCGGAGTCTTTCTCGGAAACCGTGAACTTCTCCACGGACCAGATGCCTGACTTGCCCTCGGGAACGTCCACTTTGTATGCGTCTCGGTAGCTCATGGACTATCTACAATTCACCTACTGCGCTTTTTCACCGGCCGCCCTAGCAGCGGCGATGACCCTTATCCAACAGGTCAGGTTGATGCCGTGAAATGAGCGATCGATCGCACCCTTCTGAGCGGCAGCTTCCTCACCACGAGCCCAGCGCATCAACGCGTACTCGATGACCATGACCGTCTTTGGATCGTCGTAGCCGCATTTCTTCAGCTCGCGCAAGCCGGCAGCCACATCGATGCGGTCGACGTTGAATCCGGGAATTCTTTGGCTTGGCCTGTTCATTTCGGCGTTCCCAGCTCACGGAGCGGCGCAGCGAACTGATTCTCGGCCATCACCCGGTCGATGATCTCCAAGGCTTCGAGCGCGGCGGCTCCGTATTGGCTGTGCTTGGACCACTCCACCATCTGGCGGATGCCAGCCATGAACTCCATCAGCTCGCGCTTCTTGACGACGTAGACAGGTTCTCCGTGGTCAAGATTGGCTGAATTTGGGCACGGGTGGCCGCCAAGTTCGGCGCGCTGAATGAACTCGTAGAGAAAGAAGATGCTGTTCTTGGCGGCTAAGGCATCCGTCCGCCGCTTGATTTCAGCCCTGGTGATTTTACCCATCGGCCTATCTACAGCCGACCTACCCCGATTTTCCAGTGCGCTCACGCGAGCTATAGATTTCGTGGAGCTGGGTATCGTTGATGACCTTGGTATCCCACCAGTTCTCGCCACGCTCGCGGTGGAACTCGGCGTCGGTCTCGTGGGGTGATGGGGTGATATCGAAGGCCGGCATGAAGCCAGAGCCACCATCGAACAGGACCAACATGCTGAACAGCATGCCCTCCATCCGATAGCGGACCTCACCTTGCTCTTTGAGGCGATCTTGGAACTCAGGACGATCGAGCGGCGTCGAAATCCAGTAGTTGCAGATGCCCTGGAGGTGATCGAGGAACTTCTCCCTCATCTCCTCCACAGTGTAGGCGCGCGGCGTAGTATCGACCGGCGCCTTGGTTACACGCTTCTTTGCCATTTGACGACCTCAGAGCTGGTAGATGATGTTCCGCTTGCCGATTCGAAGAGTTGGTCGACTCTCTGCGACGAGCCTATCCATCATCGCCTTGTGCTCGACCTGAGCCAGCTCCCAGATGCACTGCCAAAGCAACGGCCTCAGTCGCGCAGTTACTGCGAGCCCGTTCGCCTTGAGGAACTTCGGAAAGAAGTCGTGCCACAGGCTCGACGGGGTGTACGAGAACACCGTGAGCTGCCACTCCTTGAGCGTCATCGGCTTTCCGGCGTCACGCTTTGCTTGAGCGGCTTCGGATGGATCTTTACGCATTGGTGGTGCTCCACAAATTGCGGATGTTCTGTTCGAGAACCTTGACCCGCTCTTCGGCTTCGAGCGCTCGCTTGCGCCAGTCCATACGTGGACAGGTCCAGCCCGAGCACTCCCAGATCACGTTCCCGTCGTTATCGAGAACTTCCTTGTAGTGCTCACGGTCGTGCTTGCACTCCTGGTCGCAGAATTCACACCGCACGGATCAGTCCGTTCTTGAACTTGGCGATGTCGTCATCGGTCAGGTCCACGTAGTTGCCACCCTTTCGACGCGCCAGGATGAACGTCCCGAGGATCTCGTGGTAGCCGATGCCTGGTTCGCCGGGCATCATGCCGCGACCGTTCGTCATGTCGATGATGAACGTATCCTCGGCGACGGGCTTGGGGGCGTGAGCCGGCACCAGGACATTGAGCGGCATGTTCTTCCAGCGCCCCTCCTCGTCGAACAGCATTTCGATGCCGGGAACGATGTTGAGGATCTGGAACAGGCTCGTGGTCTTGTCGACCAGCGGATACCAAGTTCGCCAGGAACTCGGGTCGACCTCTTCTAGGCGGGGTGCCTTGCTGGGCTCGACCACGAGGATGCGAACAAGCTTGAGTGCGTTCTTCTTCATTTGATGCCTCTCAGACGGGCGATGCGGTCCCAGCCCCCGTATTTATCGGTGACAGCGACGAGCTTCTTGCTGCTTTCTCGCAGCATTTCCTGCATGCCATTGAGGTTCAGCTCGCCTTCTCCGGCGATAGCCATGGCCACAGCTGCGCCGCCGCCGTGGCATACGGATCGGACATCATCGAGAGCGAGGAGATCATCGTCGGACATCGCAGCGTTCTGCAGAAGCGCAACGCTTCTGCATAGGTCCATGTATTCAGTGCAGTAGACGCAGTACTCAAGGTTGGTTTGATCTGTACCGCAGCGATTGCAGCTCATTTCTTGCTCTTTTTCTCGGTAGCCTTGTGAACTTCCGGGCTGGTGTACGGAAGTAGATCGCGCACCATGTTCCAGCGGGCGATGGACTCCGTGATGCCGGCAGCGTTGACGACGAGGTGAGCGTCAAGAGCCTTGCCGTCCCGGAGAGATTCGACGGCGTTGTTGACCCGAACCTGGAGGTTCTTCAGTTCGGACAGAAGAATAGCGGCAACCCGCTCGTGTTCCTTCTGCAGCCGGCTTTTCAGCTGGCCGTATAGCCATTCCTCGTCGGGGCTCACAGCGGCTTACCGCCAAGCTTCAGCATGCGCTGAAGGCTCTTGCCAGGAACCGGCGAGATGTCGACGACGGCCACATCACCATCGCAGGTGGTGACATACAACGGCAGCTTGAGCTGCTGTGCATCGCTGATGGCATGCGCCCATTCACGGTGCGGGACCGTGATGTGCGGCTTGCCTTCTTGGTCGTAGCGATCGACGAAAGAGCCTTCCCGCCCGTTGCGCTTGGTCTGACCGAAGGGGACACCGACAACGGCCGGATCACCGTGACCGGCAATCTTCTTGATGCCGAGGTAATGTTCGTAGACGAGCATGTACGTACAACGGGTGTTGTACCCACGCGGATCGTCACGCTCCCAGTGCATCTGCAGGCGAGGAAGCGGAAGGTCGCTGTACTCCATCTCGCGACCCAAGGACCAGCCGAGGTTGTCGTCCTTCAGCTGCCGCTCGAAATGCTTGGCGTTGTCCTCGGCCTTGAGCGCGCGTTCCTCGCTAGCCTGAAGCTTCTGCTTCAGTTCGTCGATGAGGGTGTTGAGCTGCTCCTCAGTCTTCGGCGTCATGCCTTATCTACAGGCGACTCAGGCGGCTTTTCCATCCCTGGCGGGGTTGTTCCGCCGCACCGCTGGCAGTAGCCGCTGTAGAAGCCAATGCATCCAATGGCTTCGCAAGCCACACGAGCGCCTCTCAGATGCCCGTGGATGTATGCAGAGGTGAAGTCCTTGCACTTCTGGTCGTACTCCTTGAACTGCGCCTGAGAGCCTCCGATCGAGCCCCAGGGGCCACGGAGAACGGGTCCGCCGGTATAGGCGTGGTCGCCGACCATGTACGGCGTGCGGTCCAGGCCGATGATCTCGCGTTCCTTGCGGAGCACGAGCACCACGCATTCAAGGGTCCATTCGGTGACAGCTGCGCTCATGGTCTTTCCATAGGTTGATGCCCCAGTCGCTGACGCACTCACGTGCGTAGTAGAGGCCTTGGTTTTGTTCCTTGGTGTCTTTCAGCTCTTGTTCGAGAACCTTGACCCGTTGGTCCATCTTGGTCACCGCATCATGGTAGCGACCAACCTGAACGATCATGACGATGGTCCAGGTCACGAATGCGAATCCGAAGAAAAAGATGGAGGCCGGAAGCCAGCGGATCCAGTTCGCCACGATCTTGTCGATCGGCGTCTGTGGGTCCCGAATCAACTTGGCGATGGGTGGCTCGTTTTCCTTCATTTCTGAGTAAGTAATCCGATGACGTAGCGATTGGCAAGGCAGCCTGCGCAAAGCGTCGGAGATCCTGGCTTCGCTGCGCAACTGTCGCACTCCACGAACTCGCCGCGAAGGAAGTCAGCGCCTCGACACTCTCCAAGCGACTTGGCAATCATCGAGACCCAGTAGACCTCCTCGTCCCTGGAGTCCGGTCGGTCAGCAGCAACGATTGTGATCTTTGTGGGCATGGGTCTTCTTGGGGAATTTGGAACGAAGCCAGACGAGGCTGAAGCCGACGAACGGCATGCTCATTAACAGAACCTGGGCTTCGTCCCAGCAGAAATGAAAGGGCATTATTTGATCTCCGCCGCAGCCTCAACGAGGTCATGGGCTTCCTGCTTGGATACGACTCGACTTGGGATACAGCCGTGCGGGCACAGCATTCCGTCAGCGACTCCATAGAGCCGACAGATCATTGGCCGTGCCGAATAGATGGTGCAGCGCTGCTTCTTGAGATAGCTGCAGTTCAACTCTTCCGTCGGCCGCAACATTACGTGGTTCTTGTGAATCGGCGCCACGACATCCGGGATGGTCTTTACTCGACGTCCCGTGAGGACAGCGATGGCATCCTTCTCGGCCTTGGAGCACATGATGACGCCGCAGGCATCATGGCAGAGGCCCTTGCACGAGATCGAAGGCAGCTTCGCGTATAGGTCAGCGAGCTTCAGCACCAGCCGAACATCTTCGTGGTGATCTTGTGAAAGGCGTCATAGCGAGCCTCGTAATACTTCTCTTGTTCGAGCTGCTGCTTCTCGGTCAGCTTGTCGTACTTCTTGGGATGCTTCAGAAGAGCGAGCCGCATAGGCTCCAACTTCTTGAACTTGTCCGGTGCAAGCAGCTTGATGACGATATCTGGAACTTCGAGGCCGTTCTTGGCTTTGAGATCCTGACTGCCGCCGGAATCGATGTCTGTTCCGCGATAAGGCTCAAGCAGGATCTTGAGTAGCCTTACCTTGAGAAGACCGGCGTTATATGCCCCCATGACGGTCTCTTCCATGAACCTGTATGCCTGATTGTTACCCACGCTTTTTCCTTTTGCTGACCATCTTGATTTTGACCGGCTCTTCGGTGTGCCGGTCTGCGGAATAGCAGGCGCTGGATAGCCGCTCCCAGCCGATGACCATCATGTCCATGATGGCGCTGAGGTCAGGCCGGTACGTCAGCTTCTGAAATTTCTTCTCAGCCTTGGACTTCATCATCCATGGGTTGAGGTCACGAAGACCGGGTTGAGCGAAGATCGTATGTCCTCGTTCGAGCTTCGTGGTCCCGTCGCTATAGAACACCTCATAAAGGAGATGGACGTGGCAGCCGGCCTTCCCCTTGCTGAGGTACATGCCGATCTCGCGGCGGTCCAGCACTCTGGGTTTACGCTTAGCCACGGAGCCCTGCCTTCCGCAGCACGTCGCTCGCGCGCATGAAGATGCTGGTCACCTGGCTCTCGGTCATGCCCAGCGCCTTCTGGAGGTCTTGCTGCATGACCGTCCACTGGCCTTCGTCGATCGACTGCATGGCCATGATCTCGTAGATCAGACGAGCGAACTGCAGCTCGTTGTTGAACCAGGGGTCGTCCTTACCGTCGCGAATCTCCAGCTTCTGAATGCCGCCAGGCTGGTTTGTCCAGCGGGTGCCATCTGCCTTGAGAGCGCCCTCCTTGGGCTTCAACCGGCGCGGCTTCTTGTTGCGCGCTTGATTGTCGTGGTACTCGGCCTCCTGGCACGTGCTCTTGAGGCACGTCACCGTGGAGCCGGTCTTCAGAGGTTCGCCGCATTGACGACAGCTGGGCATAACCTACCTACAGACCTACTCCTCAACTATTTCATCGAACATGTGGCCGTTGATGCCGCTGTCTTTGAACCAGCGATCTGGCGGTGGGGCCTTGATGCAGACCGGCAGGTCAGACTTCACGCCCTTAGCCAGGTCTTCGAGGGTTATCGATTCATCGCCTGGCCACGGCAATTTGCAGTAGCGACACACCTTTTTTGACATCACCTGCCTACAATCCGCCTAGAACGGGCTTTCACTAAAATCAGACAGGCTGTCGACCGGGCAACGAATCTGGTAGCCGGAGTCGGCGTTGAGATTCTTCGTGCAGCCGACGTCGCCCATCCGGCTAGCCATCACCACGCGCACTCGGTCTCCTTTGGAGACGCCCAGCCAGTCATTTCCTTGGTAGGTGGCGAATAGCTTTGGGTATGGTTCCTTAAGCAGCATCCCATGCGCTGGCATGCGAGCGCGATCAAGGAACTTGCGCAGGCATTCCGGCTGAGACTGGTCTTCGATGTACTCGTCGCAGTGCTTGAACGACTGCGAGATTAGATCGAGCGTAGGGTCCAGTTCTTTGCCGGGTTCGTCGGCCGGCGTTGTCCTTGTGGCCAGAGGATCTCCTCCTTCTGGCACAACGTCCGCCGGGATTAGAAGTGCCACAACTCCGGCGAGACCCTCGCTACGCTGCTTTTTTCTTTTGGTCATCTGGGAAGGCCTGGTGCTGGACGCCGTCCAGGTAAGGCCTCTCGATAACACCGCCGGGCTTGATTTTCGAGCCATTTCCGCCGCTGACCACGTCGACCACTTCCGAGCGTGCAGCCTGTCCGCTCGGATACAGCCTGTGTCCGCCCTCTTGCGCAGCAGTTGCCTGCTTCAAGAAATACGGAACGCCAGCAGCCTCACACTGATCACGCAGCAGCCTGAGCCATCTGTGGTCGCACGCACGCATTCCAGGTCCGCTCTCGCAACCAGCAATGACCCAGCCCAGGCCGTGGTTAAGCTTGATCTTGAGCTGGTACTGGCGCGTGTTGTTGTGCGTGCGGAACTTGCCCGTCGGCTCCATCAGCCACTCGGACAAGTCAACCTGACCGATCAGCGGCTCACAGGACAGGAACCGAACAACAGCCGGCGTCGCCAGCAGGTCGGGAATGCGCTTGTCGGCCGCTTCCTGGTCCTCTACAGACACGCCAAGCCACACGTTCGGCAACGGCCACACGTAGCCGCCCATGTTCGAGTCGGCCTTGGCGAACGCCTTGAGGTCGTCAGGACGGTCCTTGAGCGCTCTATACGCGTATCCGAGCAGCTCTGGCATCGAGAGCCTGCCGGCCCACGCAAACCATTCCTTCATGCGCGCAGAGCGCTTGGTGAGAACCTGGAACGTGTGCTGCTTACAGACCGCCATGATTCCGAAGATGGCGGCGATTTCTTCGTTTGTGAGCTTCTCGAAGAACAAATCGCTCATCGAGTTAACGAAGATTTTCCTCGCTTTGCTCCAGCGGACCGGGTCGATGAGATGCTCGGTGATGAACCGGACTTCACCCGTCCAGCGAGCCCCTTTGGGGGTGCGCTTGACGAGCTGATAGTACGGCTGACCCTCGTCGGAGAAACGGCCAGCCATCGTCTCGGCGTAGCAGTGCCGGCAACCTTCAGAGACACGTGCGCAGCCTCTGATTGGATTCCAAGTAGCTGAGGTCCATGAGATTCCGGTCTTATCGCCCATCTAACTTTCTCCGCTTCACACAAGAGGAACAGTCACAGTCAGGCGGGATTTTGGCTGGACCGTCGCGCCCAAGCAAGAACTTCATGACGGACTCTCGGGATTTCTTGTCCAACGTGTGGAACGTCTTCACAAAGAAATCCTCGACAGCCTTGTCATCCTTCGGGTCGACGTCGCCCCACTTCTGAGCGGCCATGTTGTACCAGTGCATTGCGGTCGGCATTAGAGCTTCAACGCGTCAAGCGCCTCCTGAATCGGACGGTTTGCATCGCTCGCTCCGCAGTTGCACGGAGCGTAGCTCTCTGGATCTTCCATCGGACAGAAGTTGCTATGCCCTCTGCCCCTTGGAGCCTTCTCTAGAGCGATCTTTGCGCGGATGATTTTCTCGATTAGCTGTTCGTATGTGTATTTCTGGTTCATTGGTAAAACAATTTGAAGCGCTCCATGAGCCCAGCAACGCGATCCGGTCCCATCGGGGATAGCGGTTCGTTGCTGCGCGGCGCTTCTCGCTCCCACGGCTTGCCGGTGACCATCAGACTGAGCGATGGAGCGTTGATGGGCCGGACGTAGTGCCATCCGTCGGGCTCGATCATCTCGTAGCAGAAGGCCGTGTTTGCTAGGATCTTACAGGCCACAGGTGGAGGATCTATCCCCTTGCCGTAGCCGATTCCCATCTCGTAGGAGCCTTCAAGAACTCGAATCGCCGACGGCCACGGATGCGGATGGAAGAGCGCTTGTTCGGGCGTACACGGATGGATGCGGTGCAAGTACACGCGATGGTCGCCAAGCTGTCGCCAGAGCCGTTCGACGACAGGCGGGTGGTAGTTGATGTACAGGCTGTGCCAGCCAGGCAGCATCAACAGCGTGTGCATGTCGTCTTCGATTCTGTAGAGCACGTCAAGCATCACTCACCTTCCAGGTGTTTCAGCTCGGCAAGGCGAGCCTCCAATGCTGGGATGCTCGCTGCGAGCCTTTGGGCGTTCTCTAATTGCACTTCGAGACAGCAGCGCTCGCAACGGGGCGTAAACATGCCGTGTACAGCGGCAATGATGCCCTCGTCGGTCCACCAGGCGGTAGCGGGCCGCTTGTTACAACGAGAGCATGTTTGTCCGTTTGGCTTCTCGGTCAGCATCACTTCTGGTCCTGGCGGTTCGCTTCCTGCCCGGCGGCGATGCCTTTGCTGAGCTGCTGTACGAGATACAGGGCGATCGAATCGACGATGTGCTCTTCGATAGACGCACCGAGGGCAGTCCTGAGAGTCGAATGAACTGTCTCTGCTGAGACGACCTGTTCAGCTGAAACGCCAGCTCGTACGCTGTTGACACCAAGCCGGAAAGCAATCATGCCGGCTTCTTTGACGTGCGCTGCCATTCGGACAGCCGGCCCAGGATCTGCTTCGTTTGTGCGCTTGGCATCTTCGCTGGCGTCCTCCTGATCGGTTTGACGATTGATCTGTGCGGCATAGGCTGCACGTCCCTCGGGAGTGATCGCAAAGAACACAATTCCCTCGAAATCATGAAACTCGGCGAACTTCTGCTTGAGAAGTGCGTCTCCCACTGGATTCGGCTTGTAGTTCTCGCGCCGAATGCTGCCGACGATCAGCTGCTTGAGTAGTTCCATCTGTGGCTGGGGGATTCTCATTTTGTCTCGTCCGTTGGTGGGAATTGTTTTCTTGCAACGAACCCTTTTCCGTTGCAGATCTTGCAAGCTGTCTTCTTCGGCACCCAGAGAAAACCACGACCTTCGCAGTTCGAGCACTCCATGAGTCGATCGTCGCCAGGCTTAGCTTCGGTCTTCCTCATAGATAGATGTACTCCTTGCTCTTGTCTCCGTTCGGCCTTCTGCGACCCGTGTACGGGTGTCGCATCCAACCCTCGGGTTCAGAGCTGCCGTCCCAGGCGATCAGGGTAGCGACCGCTACCGCAGGTTCGTCGTATCACCAGCCGTCGTCAACCACTGCACCATCACCGATGATGATGCGGGCTCGTCCGAAGGTTAGTTCAACAACCTCGGCGATTCTGCCGTCGGGCATGATCTTCTTGTAGAGCGTCATTGTGGGAACTTGCACTCGTTGCCCTTACCGTCGCCGTGCCAGTCGTACTTGGGATGGGCCCAGGTTTTACAGACCGGACACTGCCTGAATTGGGCTGCGTTCTTCTCGAATTCTTCTTTGTATAGCTCTTCTAGGCTGTCGATTTGATCGATGAGGTCTCGAAGTGCTGACCGTACGCTGTCAGCATCGCCGTCGATGTAGAGGCAATCGCCGGAGAAGAACGGCTTGGTCTCCTTGCCGTTCTCATCGTGCTCCGGCTGGCTGCTGTCGACCACGAGGCACTCGACGCGCATGCCCTTCCACTTCGGCGGGGCGTCGATGGTGCTGCCATACGGATGGGCGCTGCACGTCGCCTGAGGCTGCTTGCCATGGAACTCGTGGACGATTCTCATCGAGGGCACTATCTCGCTCACAACCCCAATTGTCCAGTGGAGCGCAAGCGTTTGCGCGCTATCCACTCTCGGGCGGGCTGATGACGTTCTCTTCGACGAGCAGCTTGTTTGTGAGGTTGTCGGCACCCTTGAGCAGCCGCTGATGGGTGGCTCGGTATCTCAGGTATTGGTAGCCGGAGTCCCTAAAGTCGGTGGCCCGCCAGAAGAGGCCAAGGACGCCAGCGGTGCCGATCGGAATCGAGCCAACAAGTGGTCCGGCAGCCACGAGCGCACCACACCCAACGATGAACAGTGCATTGAACGCCAGCGCAAGACGCGCAAGGCTGAGCTGGCGCTGTACTTGTTCGATTCGGACCAGCTTGCGTTCGAGTTTCTCGTCGGTGGTCGGCTGAGATCTTACCTTGGCTAACGCTTTGGTAAACCTACCCTTGGCATCTCGACGCATCTTACCCATCAGCCTATCGGATCTGGCCTATGATAGTCCATCGAACGCTGCTGCGCCTCGTGGAGCTTATTCTCCTCCTCGGCGAGGTTCTCGCTGAACTCGGCGGCGATTTCAATGTGGCGCATGGCAGTGGCCATACAGCTTTCGAGCTTCTCGTCGTCGGTGAACTCCGGCCCGTTGCTGGTGACGGGTCCGTGGAAGATCTGGCGCTGCTTGTAGTGGCCGCTCTGAGCAGAGGCAAGCCACCACTGTGCTCGCAGCATCGAGAGCTGAATTTGACGCCGACAGTATTCGAGGTTCTTCACAGGTCTATCTACAGGCCGGGTTGACGAGGTTTACGCCCTTCTTGCCGCGTTCCTTCTTGGAAACCTTCTGGAGGTGCTGGAAGCGCGGCTTCGGGTTCTCGATGAAGTTGCGAAGGTCCCGAACGACTCGGTCACGCTCGACGATCAGAGCCTGGATGGTGGCCATGTCGTTGAGCTGGTCCCGCTGCCAAATGCCCTGAGGGTTCATCTGGTTCGGGTTGTTCTTGATGTGCTCGACGATGTTCTCCCAGGCACGCTTGGCCTCATTCAGGTGGTATTCCTGAAGCGACAGGAAGTCTTCGAGCAACCTCTTGGACTCGGCGCGCATTACTCTTCCACGCGCTCGTAGACCAGATCGTCATCCGCCTCGATGGTGAGCCGGGTGCTGTACTTGTGCTCTGGCTGGTCGATCGTGTACTTCCACGGCGGGATACTGCGCTCCTCTTCGACCATGGACACGGAGAAGCTCCAGGTGCCGTCGTAGAAGGCGTAGACGAAGCACACACGCGAACCGCCGATGTTCGACACTTTGATCTTGGTTGGCTTCTCGTCGGAGCCGTAGGAGCCAAGCTCGTCATCATCGTCGCGTACGGAGTCGCCACGAGCATCGCAATATTCGACCGTTTTCACACGGTGAACGCTGATGATGTCGTCGGAGTGTCCGGTGAATTCCAGCCTGCAGCTTGATCCGCTCATGTTTCGCACCATTCTGGACGCCCGCAAAACGGGCAAACGGGTTCTCTGAATCCTGCCTTTCGCCACCAGGCAGGGAAGTTCCTTCCCTGTTCTCTCCAAGTTCCCCGCCATTGTCCACACGGGCAGCGGGTCGGCGTGTTGTGTCCGCAGAGGCAGTTCGCAGGAAGGCAGGAATGCGCGATTTTGTACAGAAGGTCGTCTGGAATCTCAGAACGCTTGCAGATGCGTTCCGCCATACCGGGGAACAGCTGCTTATACTGCTCAGCGACCTCTTCCCAGGTCACTTTGTAACTCGACGGATGCCATCCATCACGAACCGAACCTCATCCCAATCCAGGTCCGTCGGGTTACTGAACCAGTTCTCGGCAACGGCTTTCAGATCGGCCAGGGAGTCGATGGGCTTCCACTGGGCACCTGGCGCGCGGGGAGATGGAGGCTTTGGGCGTTCGGACATGTCTGGCATTGTTTTTTCTTCGCGTGGCTGCGGAAACTTGAACCACTTTGAACAAGAAGGACACAGCGCTTCTGGTCCGTTGTAACCAGTGTCCGGGTTGAGGCCTGACACCACAGAGCAGTCGTTTTCTTTATGGCAACGTGGACATGTCGCTCTCATCCAGTCGCCATATCACAAGATCCCAATGAACTCCTCGGCGTGCTTCTTGTTCTTGAACAGGAAGAACGGACTTTCCGCGAGAGCCCACCAGGCATCGTACAGGTTGAAGTTTTTGCCCTTCACGGGATGGTAGCTCTCGTAGATGTATGTGATCTCTTTGAACTTGAACTTGCGCTCGCTCCAGGTCTCCTTGAGCTGGTCCTCAAAGACCTGAGTGGCGATGCCGATCATGTCGGGTGCGCCGTAGAAGTACGCGGTGTCCTTGCCGACGGTGATCGACCGGACCTTCCACTCGTCGCTCTTGTTCGCGCGCATCGCCTTGAGCGCCTTGGGAATGGTCCCGAACTCGAACTCGGAGCTACCCATGTAGTCCAGCTCGAAGATTCGATCGAAGCCCTTTTGGTGCTCTGCGACCTGGGACCGGCGGCGAACGCGCTGAATCAGGTAGGGGATTCCGTCGGCCATGCTGTACCTACAGTTGAGGCCGACAGTTCTTTCAGAAAAACAGTCGATAGGCTACGGGCAGGGCGCTGATCAGAACGGCAGCCACTGATAAGACACGGAGCATGCTGATGTTCTTGATTTCAGCCAGTTCGGCGCACGTCCAAGCGTCGTTTCTTCGCTCTGGCCCGTAGAAGATGCCGACCGTGTTGAATGAGAAGTCCATGAGCGCCGCAATCTGCCAGGCCTGCAGAATGGTGTTCGCCCAGGCGTTGGCCGGCTGCACGGCGACTGTGACCGCAATGATCAACAGGTCGACGATCCGTGGCGCTGCCGAGATGACCAGACGAAGCTTCTGAGGCAGAAGCGTTTGGCACTGCCACGTCGAGAAGGCCATGTACCAGCGTCCATTCTCGAACTTTGGCCACGGGTAGATCTTTACCTTGCATCCCTTAAACAACGGGATGAGGGCGTGGCTGCTTTCGTGGACGACGTTTTGTAGAAACCAGACGACTGGGATAATCGCAAGCCCGAACCAGAGGATGATGTTGTGCATCCCCGGAGGGTATCAGATCAGTCCCAATAGGCGGTGCAGCTGTTGTAGTCCGGGTATCCGTTATCGACGAGCCACTGAGCGCACTTGGCGCGCAGTTCCTTCTCGACTTCCTCACTGGCCGAATAATCCCGGCGCCCATCCTTCTTGGGCATCGGGGCCTCGACGCTGAACACAGCCTTCTTGGCGTCCCGAACCTGCATTTCGATGAGGTCGTCGGTGTCCTTGCGCTCGTAGTTGCGCTCGATCGTGAACCGACGAACCGGGTGGATGTTCGCATCGCGGTCGTAGAATGCCGCCTTGTAGAAGAAGCTGGCGCGGACACGGCCCTTGTTGTCGACCACGTTGTTCCACATCGAATGGTCGGTGGCGACTTTCTTCCAGCCCTTGGGCAGCTCGACGAACGTGAACAGGCTGTCCTTGGTCGGAAGGTCATCGCGGATCTTGATGCCCATCGCTTCCCAGACGGGACGATCAGCGCCCAGAAGGCCACGGGTAGGCAGCTGGTCCGAGTTGACGGCGTCTTGCTGACCACGTGCTTCCTGCGCCTGGATCATTGGTCCGGCGCCACCACGCGCCATGGCGTCGAGAAGAACGAAGGCAGGGTCAGTCTTGCTGGTATCTGGAACTTTCTTCACACAATCCTCTTTTTGATGGCGTATTCGAATTCGAGCTTCATCGCCAGCTCCGTGACGATGACATCCAGCTCGTCTGGGTTGTTCAAGTCGAAGTCAGTGCGGTTCTTCAACACCCCACGGATTGTGTCGTAGAAACCAGCCCGGTCTTTGAGCTTCACGTTCTATCTACAGTGCGGCTAGTCGCCTGTTTCAGGCTTTACGACTTCGCAGTATTCATCTAGGAATTCCTGGTCATACGAGCTAACTGGCGTGTTGTTGTCCCAACGGACGCAAATGTCGCCTGGTAGCTTGAAGTTGGGAACGACGGTGCCGTAGACGAGCTTGTCGCCATAGTCCTTGCTGCGCTTGAACAGCAGGCGAGCGCCGACTGGGTACTTCTCATCGGTCACGCTGCACCAGCTTGAACTCAGTCTCGGAGAGACACGGGTTGACCTCGTTCAAGATCTGCTGAACCGTGAAGCACATGCCACGATGGCCGCCACGGGCGTCCTTGATGGCCTTCGCAAGGTCGAATGCAGCTCCGAATACGGCGTCGATCAGTCTGCCTTCAGCGGCGGCGTCGTGTGGTCCAGAACTCATTTCTTTTTGTTCCTTTTGTCCTTCTTGCAGGCTTCAACGGCTTGGTCGTGTGTTCCGAACTCGCCGATAAAGCGTCCGCGCACCGTTCTGGCGCTGTACCAGCGGTCTGGCGAATCGTAGCCACGTATCTCGTGGTACGAGATCTTGTAGCCCTTTGGGGCGCTACAATCGGTCGTTTCTTCCCAGGTCATCCTAGTACTTGATGAGGCTGGCAACCTTGTAGTCGCTCAGCGGCTTGCGCCCGTTGAGAGCCTGAATCTCGACTACAAAGACGACGCCCGCCACCTTGCCGCCGAGACGCTCCACGAGCCGGCAAGCAGCTGCAGCGGTACCACCAGTGGCAAGCACATCGTCCACGACCACGTAATTGGCACCAGGACGAACGATATCAGCGCCGACCTCAATGGTCGCCGTGCCGTATTCCAGGGCATAGGACTCGCTCTCTATCTTGCCAGGGGTTTTGCCCGCTTTGCGCAGCATCACCTTGCCGGACTTGGCAGCCTGAGCCAGGGCAGCGCTGAAGATGAAACCGCGCGATTCGATGCCGACGAAGGCGTGTGGATTGCCAGACCACTGCAGCATCAGCTCGATGGTGCGATTGAAGAATGCGCCGTCCTCTAGAAGCGGCTGGATGTTGCGGAACAGGACGCCCTTGACCGGGAAATCCTGGTGGTCCGTGATGAGCGCGCGGATATTGTGGTCGTCTTCTGGATGGAGCTTCATGTTGTCCTACTTGACGGGGACTGGGCCGCCGACGATTTCGAAGTACTTGAGGTCGCCGATCGCCTTCTGCACCTTGGCCAGGTCGCCTTCGAGCTTGCGCTTGGCGTCGGTCATTTGCATTTGCACCTTGGCGGATTCTCCAAGCTGCTTCGTGCGCGTGTCGGCTTCCTCTTTGTACGTATCGCGCTCTTTGCGAACCTTGTCGAACTCGGCCAGGTTCTCTTTGTGCTTCTCGTTGGTGTTCTTGATGATGTTCTCCAGCTGGATTTCGCGAGATTCGATATCGCCATCCTTCCAGAGCAGGAACATCGGCTCGCGAACGATCACGGGAGATTCCACCGGAACTGTCATGCCGGACTGGTAGCTGCTGTACCCGCTGTTGTTGGGGTTGTTGTTCACCACCTGAGCCGGGGCCGAGTGATGGTGGTTCGTGGCCTTGTCCTGGCTGAGGATTTCCTTCAGCTCCCAGCCTGACCGTGTGAGGTTTTCTAGCTCGTGAGGTGAGCAGCACTTATAGATCTTCACTTGGGCCTCATGTGCGGATTGATGGCGCGGAGCTTGTCCAGAAACTCGTTGTCGGCGAACTTCGGATCACGTGCGGAGATGTACACGCCGGTTTGGGTGTCTAGGTAGCCCCACTCGTTGTTTGGCGCTGCCTTTCCGCAGGTCAAACGAGTGACGGTCTTGGGCTGCACGTCATGAACGACGTGGAAGACGTTCGCGGGCATGTCGTTGATGTCGCCAGCCCGATAGGTCTTCGTTTCGGTTTTGACCACCCTGCCAGCGTGCGGGAAATGGGTCTCTTCCGCAGTTTCCTCGACCCAGTAGCGAGTCTCGCTGTAGCCGCCGCTGAGGATTTCCGACTTGAACGGCCACGGGTGGTTGTGGGGCTCCGGGCGCGGGTCGTCGGAGTGCCACCACAAGATCTTGACGGTCTTGTCTGGCGTGCGCTCGATGGCCAGCTCGGTCTTGTAGGCGCCGCCCTTCCCGTCAGGGATGTGGATCGGCGGGCTTTCGAGCTGTGCGGATTGGAGCGGCTGTCCGCCAGTGGTTGTAGCTACCTTTTCCATGGTCCGACTCCTCTGATGTCGCGCAGGATGAGAAACAGGAACGTCCAGACCTTGTATTCAGATCCAATGCACAGCGAGAACTTGCGCTTGTCCTGGCTGTACGGTCCGAACTGAAGCTCCTCGGGGAATCCTTGGAAGAAGCAGTAGCCCCAGGAGCGGCCTGCCTTCCAGGGCTCGCTCTCGAAGCGCTTCTTGTCGCTGTCCGAGAAATCCAGCTCGAAGCCACTGAGATCTGTCTCGATGGGCTTCTCGGAGACCACGGAGACGTTCCAGTCATGGTAGTTGTCGCGGAGGACGATCTGGATGCCAAGATCTGGCCGCTCCAACGAATACACCGGAAGATTCACGCTCTTTGAGCTGTGCTCGCCGACAACAAAACAGCTCACCCTACAGTCGGTGCGCTCGGATTCGTTTTCCCGCTTGTCGTACGGGATGTCCGCCCAGAGCATGCCGCAAAGGTCGTCGCGCACGAAGTGAAGCTGATGCAGCGATGGCTCCCCACGACTATTGACGGGGACGAAGCGGCGGTTGGTGTTGTCAGGATCTTTAAGCCACTTATCATACCAACCCTGCAGATGGATTTTCATCGAAATTCCTCCCTCGGCTTAGACGGTTTCCGGTCCGCCCACTCTTGGTCGTCCCAGTCGGGTAGATTGATTTCTAGCGATGGGTCTCTCTCCCATTCGGAATCGTATCGGCGCCAGTACTCGATCACTCGCCAGTCGATGCAGTTCATCGTGGAACCTGCATGATCGGTCTCAACGTGGCTGGGCGGATCTCCGTAGTGCAGGTGACCTTCACGAATCGAGTGCGCAAGGGTCATGGGCTCGTTGCCCATCAGCTGAGCCCGCACCATGTCCATCGAATCGAGCGTGAAAGAAACCAACCAGGTCTGGTCGCATCCCTGGCAGCCGATTTCCACCAGTGCAACCTCATTTGCGTAGATGCTCGGGGCATTTTTAGGATGGAACTTGCCGTAGCGAGGGACGCCGTTGTCGTCGTACCAGGTCGGCTCCTCCGCAATCCGGCTGCGGATATCTGAATACTCTGGCGTCATCTTCTCTGCTTTGGGCGCTCGCACGGACAGACCGGACCGATGAAGCTACGCCGGCAGTACCGACACGGCTTCCAACTCGTGGCCCAGGCCATGAACTCTTCGTCGGAGATGATTTTCTTGTAGGCCATTACTCAGTGACCCTCCGTTGACAGTGCCTACACACAAGGCCGTTAATTGTACAGCTCAGGCATGTGAAGGCACCGCAGTACTCGCATTTGTGCGGCTCCCTGCCGCAAGCGGTGCATTCGTAGTGAGCCGGTATAGGATAACGGCGTTCCCCGTCCGGCTTCACCTTGCGCTTGAACCGCTGACGCTGCATCAGTACGAGTTGTAGAAGCGGATGACTGTGACGTCGGGCGGAAGCTTCTTAATGTCGACCTCGAAGCCATCCCGCATATCGTCGCTGTACTTCTTGGTGCAGGGATGCTTCTCAATGGCGACTTCGACACCACGGTCATCAGGCGGCCCGTTGCTGAAGAAATCCTCGACATCCTCGGGCGGATTGATGCCAGCAGCATGACAGGCGTCGTAGACGGCCTTCATCTTCTTCCACTTGTCGTCGGGCGGCTTGAAGCCGAGGACGTGCGTACTCATGCTCATGATGTTCTCCTAGTGCCAGTGCAGGATGATCTTGGTATCTGGCGGCAGCGACCTGAGATAGGCAGCTGCGCCAGCTTGAGGCTTGAAACGTTCAAGAACGGCAGCGAGGCGCTCGGCAGTGACCCAGGTGTAGTCGCCGCCGTACGGATCCTTCTTTAGCTGCTTGCCGTCAGGCGTGAGGTTGGCAGCGAGAACATCCGAGCCCTCCGGGATTTTCTCTGGCTTCAGCTCGTCGATAGCTTCCCAGCACAGGCTTTGGCGCCCGAGTGCGAGCTGCGTCTTGCACATGGCGTCCCACTTGCCATCTCGAACGTGGAAGTGGGAAACCGGCAGAAGCGTCAGATCGACGCCCATTAGCGCCTCCGATCCTGGAGCTGCGCGAGCGCCTTGGTTGCGACGGTCTTTGCCTTGTTGATGGCCGTCTGGATGTCGTCGTCCTTGGTCGCCGTGGAATCGGCGTGGTACTCGACCATCACGTAGCCGTGCATGACCTGGTTGTCGACCTGAGCGCGCCAGCCGATCATGACGGGCATGTGGGGCTCCTGGTAGCCGCCGCACCAGCGGTCCACGCGGGCCAGCTCGGTGTTCATGCCGTCGAGCTTGACGTAGTTGGACGGGTGGCTGTTGTCCGTCTGCCAGTCCGTGACCATCCCCTTGAGCCGTGCCTGAATGCTCGCAATCGTTTCCGCCATGCCCTAACTACAACCCAGCTCTATCCCTTTTTCACAGCGTCCTGGTGTCAATGAACCAAGTGATGAGAAACGACAGCGTTTTCTCGTAGTCGGTCCTGACGGGATTCCACTTGCGATGGGTGTGCGGGTGGCAGTGGATGCGGCCAATGATCATTGGGTCGCCGCGACGAGCCTTACGACGACCTGGAACGCAACCCATATCGTCGAAGATCAGGCTGTCCATCGCCTGCTTGGTCGCCATCATGATCTCAGGCTTGACCATCTTGAACGGGAACTCGACGATGTCGTGCTTCGTGGTCCACGCCTGCTGCAGGTAGTGCTGCTGGCCCTGCTTGTCGACAGCGCCAGTGATCTTCCTCTGCTCGTAGTCGGCCGTGGCATTGACGAACTGCCCCTCGCCCTGAGGCGGACATTCGCTGGCCTGGTCGCTGGGGATCACAGTGCCGTGAATGGCGTCCTGAGAAACCCAGTTACGGTCAGGACGGCCCTTATCTGTGCGGATGGCGAAGATGTCGATGTCGTCGAAGTTTGGGATGATCGTGTACCCCAATTCTAGAGCGCACTTGAGCTTCTCGTAGAACTGGTACTGCTCGACGCAGCGGTTGACGATCTTGGAGAACGCAGAAGACTTCCACTTGTTCTTCTTGGCGGTCTCCAGGTTGTCCCAAGCCTCTTTGCGCTCGGCAGAGATGACTTCGAGCTTCTTGTCGACCCAGCTGACGAGCTGAGCCTGAGCGACCTGCATCTGCTGCGGATTGCTCGCAACAGCAATCAGGTGCTTTTCGGGTTCGCCAGGTTGTGCGTCATCGGTCATGGTGCGTCCAATCGCTGACGATACTGTCGAATTTGACCGTAATTGTCTTGCCGTTTTTGGTGTTCTTCATCAGGTAGAACACCGGACGCGCACCGTTCGGAACGGATTTCCAGCCGACACAGGCGTACTGCACACGCCGGCTTCCTCGACGAGCCCAGACGCCGTCCTTGGTGGCCAGCTCTTGGGTGTACGCCTCAGCGCGGTCTTTGGGCTTTGGGCCATTGATCACGACCTTGCCGGAGCCTTTGATCACCTGCGTATAGCCGTTCTTCGAGTGACCGTTCTTTGGCGACCCGTGAACTTCGAGCGGCTTGGGTGGTTCGATGGACGGCATGGTGGCCTTGGCTTCGTTGCCGTCCCACGAGAGTCGGCCGACAGCAATCGCCTTCGGCATGTCGGAGATGATCTCAGCGGCGTATTTCCACGCCAGCGCTGTGACCTCAACCCGGAAGGCGATTGATAACTGTTCCATGCTCACCACGTACTTGTCGATGAGCCTGTTCGCCTCGTCCATCATCCTCTTGGTCGACATGTCGGCTACTCCTGGATCCAGGCCTTGTCTTTTTTTGCTTGCTCCGTGATCTCTTTGACGAGGTCACGAAGCAGCTTCGCAGTGGAGTCTTGGTCTTTGACGTACGCTTCGCCGGCTCGCTTCTTCAGCTCGGCCATGACCCATTTGAAGCCAAGGTCGAAGCCTTCCTTGCGGCCCTTGTCCCATTCGCGAGACAGACAGGCGTCGCAGCGAAGCTTGCGTTCGTGCTCGCACGGATCGAACTGTTCGTCTAGTTCTTCCAGCTCTTCGGAGCTGAAAAGCGGCTGCAAATCGGCGATGTGGTCTTCTTTACGCTTCGGCAATTTGCCGCTCCTGAGCGACGATGATGCACGGATCGTCGAGCTGGTGACCAGGCTTGCGCAGCTCGATCTGCCAATCCCTGGGAATTGGAATGGTGTCGGTTGGTTCGCCTGTGAAGCCGAAGAGGCCGGCGATCAGTAGAACCGACTGAGGCGAGGGGTAGTCCTTGGGCGTGCTGATGGACAGGTGCCGGTAGTAGATCGACTTGCTCGGTCCCAGCGTATAGCTGAACACACAGCGGTATCCATCAGGGATGACCAGCTGCAGGTTCGCGTTGTTGCCAGGAATGCGGTCCATCCAACCATCGGACTTGTCCGTTGGGTCGAACCGATTGTCTTCAGCGTAATCCAGGATGGCGCCGATGCGCTCCTTGACCACCTCGTCGATGATGAGGAAGCGCTTCACTTGGTGATGTTGAGCAGGCGGCAGCGACCAGCGATGACAGCTGACCGAGCCTCCTTGTTGGTGAGCGCAAAGAAGGCGAAGCGAGGCCACGAGCGAAACTGCACCATCTTCGATGGTGAGACGCCTGGCGGCTTCGAGACGTCCGTGGCGTAGTGCAGGACGTACTTGGTCTTTGGGTCAAGCTCGTCGGTCATGGCTTGGTCTTCTCTAGTCCTCTACAAATGGCCCGCTTGATTCTTTCATCGGCAAGCGATTCAGCGTGCGCTCTCAGCTCGCTCTCGGTCACCGGAACGCCGTAAAGACGCATAGTTCCGCCGGCTTCCTCGACGAGGATGCACAACGCTTTAATGGGGTCCGTCTTGATGAGGACGTCCATCTCCTCGTCAGACAGCTTTGCCACGCTTCTTCGCTACGGCCTTGGGAAGTGTCGGCTTCTCAGGCTTCTTTTTCTCGGAGGTTTGGCCACGAGCAAGTTTGACGGCGTCCTTGTGGCCGGACTTGGCGTCGCGTTCTGACGTGTAACGCTTGCACCACTCGTCGTATGGGCCGCCGAAGATCATCGTCTCCCAGAGCACAGGCTTGCCCTTGCCTGTGAAGTTGTGGTCGATTCCGAGGAAGACGGTGGAGACGCGGACCTTCCGGCCGATCTGTGTTTCAGCAACGCTTCGGTCGGTATTTTCGAACCACGCTGCAAACTGGAAGATGTCCACGACCTTCTGCGGTCGTCCCCACTTGTTGAGAATGTAGTTTCGGCTCATGGATACACCGTGAATCTGATCATGCAGGTTTGCTTGTTCAGGTAATTGGCCATGCGGTACAGAAAGAGAGGATCTCCGAGCGGCGTAAACCTGGGGTATGCCTCGCCCGGATGTGTGTCCCAGACCATTTCATGCAGGCCACCGCTGTCGACGTGCCGCTTGAGGTCTTTCACCATCCCAGAGTCGCCCACGACTGTGCCGTCCTCGAACAACGTAACGAGCAGCTTAAGCTCTGGATTTCGGCACTCCATGCGGTTCATGGATCCTCGTAGACGATGTGTTTCTCTAACTTTCGGTTCATTTCTTCGACGACAGCATCCGGATCTTTACCGTTTAGCTCGATACGAGCCCTACATTGGTCGCATGGGCCAAGAAAGCGAATGCAGTCCTCATGGTCGTCGAGCTTCCAGCCGCGCGCGATCCAACGAAGCCGAAGCCAGCGGAAGACCGTCATGGAAAGTTGCCCTCGATGCGCGTTAGATCTCCCGCAACCACACGTTCGCCGATGCAGTTATCGCAGACCGGATCTGCAGCGGCCTTTGGTGGGTTTTGGACCCAGCGCCACAACGTGCAGTCGTCGTTAGATCCGTAGTGGGCATTGGCCATCCATTCGCCAACCGTGGAAATGACGCCTTTCTCGGCAAGGCGCAACCGAGTCTCCTCAGTAACCTGCCAGACGTTCGTGGCGCAGCTATCTCCAAGCGTTTCATCGCCATCCATGACGCTGCGATGCTTGTTGTTGCACCACTGGCACACGACGGGCCGTTCGAAGCGGCTGTTGTCCTCGGCGATCACTTGAACTCCTGAAGCAGCTCTTCGATCTCTTCGATTTCATCAACAGCCGAAGTCCAACGTTTGCCGTAGACCGGAACTTTGTCGATGATCGCTTGCTGTTCTTCGGCCTTTTTCTGCAAATAGGAGCGCACAAGCTTGAAGCCTGCCTTTGTCAGCTGCTTGTGCTTCTTCCTTTTGACCCAGATGACATAGAGGCCGCACGTCTGGCACCGAATCTGCCGGTGCGTCTTGCTCTTTTCCTCGGCAAAAGCATGCCACTGAAGGTAGCCCTCTGGCTCCTTCGAGTGTTTGCTGCGCGCTGGACAAGTATCCTTGTCGTACAGCGACTCCTTGAGCTTCTTCCGCATCCGTGAACCAGATGCGTGCAACATTCTCGGCTAATTGTCTAGGTCTGCTTGATGGACACAGCCGGAGGAGCCGGCTCCCAGAACTTTAGGCAGTCTTTAAGCGGCAGATACTGCATGGCAATTCCGCGCTCCTTGGCTATCGCCTCGACGTCGACGCTGGTTCCACCGATGTACTCGGTGCCGTAGACCACCCGGCAGATGCCGACCTGCGCCACCCTCTTGAGGCAGTTGTAACAGGTGCTGGCCGTCGTGTAGAGCGTGCCTCCCAGGAGTGGAACGCCGTGCTTTGCAGCTGTGACGATGGCGTTTTCTTCGGAGTGGATAGTACGGACGCAGCTCTGCCGGCCGTTGATCTCCATCATCTCGTGGCCAACCTCGTCGCAGCTTGGCCAGCCGCTGGGAGCACCACCGTAGCCAGTGGAGAGAATTCTCTTGTCGGCTGATACGACGATGGCGCCAATGCGAGCACGGTCGCAGGACATCCGCAGCGAAACGGCATCCGCAATGATCATGAAGTAGCTATCCCAGTCAGGTCTCGTCATCGATGATGTCCTTGATCGTTACCGTGCCGTAGTAGTCGGTTCTCAGAACTGCCTCTGCATAGCGCGTAGTAAGACCAGGCCGGTTCTTGATAGCCTCGTCGATGGCTCGCTTCAACTCAGCGTCGTGGCAGTCGTAGCACTCCAGGACGCGACCTATGACCTTGTTCTCAGGATAGAGAACCTGATCGTAGATGACAAAATTAGGCCCTTTGCACTTCGGGCATTCCGTCGGGTCGGCCATTTAGTCTACGAAGGTAACACGGTCAGGCTGCTGATCGATCATTGTCAGCACGCGCATGATGATGCCTTCGCGTAGTCCCCGGTTTCCACAGTTGTGGTTGGAACCCCAGATGTCCTCGCCCAGCTCGACGCCAATGGTGATCTTGTAGACGTCGTGCTGTTCGGGCGGTGCTGTGTCCTTGCCGGTTCCGACTTGAGCATGGAGGTAGTCTTCAAGAAGGTCGATGACCTTCTCATGCTTGGCGTTGGTCTTGATCTGGACCTTGTCCGCCTTCATGTCGAATTCCATCTCGATCACGATGTCTGGCTTCACGGGATAGCGGTCGCCTTGTAGTTGTTCGAGTCGATGGCGATGTGGTGCAGGTACTGACCAATCCGCTCCCACTTGCGGTTCCTACCGAAATTGATCTCGGTTTGACTGATGACGCCAAGCTGGACCATCATTTCGGATACGGCGATGAGCTGGCCGATTTCCTTGGCGATCTCAACACGGTTCAGCTCTGCGTATTGGATCAGTGGATGCTTGGAGTCGATGCCGTGCCGCATCGCCTTCATGATGATTTGCACGATTTCCCCGGACTCCTCTGCGGCACAGCAAAGGATTTCGTGCTCGTGGGGAGCGAGTTTCGCGAATTGGGACATTACTCAGTCTCACCGCGAAACTCGCCAAAAACGCTCGCCTGTCGATCGGGAAGCTCTTCGAGCGTCTTAATCATGGTGGCCGCATCCCATTTGCTGAATGGGTTTGGCCATTGGCCGTGCCGGTTGATGGGCTTCCCCTTCTGCTGGCACAGCTTGAAGATGATGTCCTTCTGCTCCTCAGTCGCAGCTTCGTTCATGAATTCGAAGCCCTTGACCGGAAAGTCCTCGTGTTCCATACCGCAAATGGGTACGAGGAGCAGGCGTAAATGTCAAACGCGGACTACTTCGCGTCTGCCTGAGGAATGCTCTGCTGTACGGCCGGGAACTCCTTCTGGTAGTCCTCGATCGTAAGGAACCGAGCAACTTTCTTCCCGAGCCGTCCCTTGTGGACGAACTGCGCCCACGTCTTCTTGCCGATGAACTCCTTCGGGTCGCCGATGCTCAGGTTCTCGACGAGGTACGAGAGCATCTCGGCGGCTTCGGAAGAGGCCTCGGGGTCCTCGGTGGTGACGAAGACGTACGGGTTACCCTTCCACTGGCAGGTGCCTTCCAGCCTCGTCTTGGTTTCGCTGCCCTTGCCCTGTCTCACCGACGTGAACTCGACCATGACCCATCCGCCATCTTCGATGACGTCGGCGATGTTCTGCCGGCCTTTGGTGAAGTTCCACAACTCCTTCTCGGTCGGTGGAACGACCGCAGCAGGAGGAGCCTTGACCTCAACGAGCTTCGGAGCAGGCGTGTTCTCCTTGAGTCCGGTCAGTACAGCCTCGACATCAACTGCGTTGATCCGGTGAGCAGCCGAGTGGGCGTGTCGCTCAGGAATGCCGAAGCGCTCGAAGGTCTTGAACAATTCGATTCTCAGATCCGTCATCTCTTGCGTAGCCATTTTAGTGGCCTCCTATGCCCCTTGTTGGGCGCATCGTTGATACGCTCCCCCTCTGACAAATGTCTAGATCTGGTCAGCAAACATTCAACATGAAAGCGAAAAGGGCCATCGCAATCATCCATGCGATGGCCCAGCGGCGAGCAAACGACTTGTCGTGCTCGTGGAGCATCAGATCGGCGCGCTGACGACAGCCCAGAAGTCAGAGCACAGGTTCGTGTTCTGGACGTAGTCGTACGACATCCAAAAGTATCCCTGAAGACCCCAGCTGGGACCCCACGAGTTGCGAACCAGGAACATCTTCTTCGTGTCGTCATAGCCGACGAGCACCACGGCGTGGCCGCCTTCCTGCTGTTCGGTTGCCGTTGGGAGATGGAGAACTCCCTTCGTGGCCATGTCCTGGCTCATGAAGTAGCTGTAGACGGTGAAGCCGAACTCAATCAGGTAACCCTGCGCGAGCGTCGCCTTCATCGTGGCCAGGTCACCGTCGGCGATCGAGTGGTAGCTCGTCACCTTGTGGCCGGCAGCAGCTGTCCAGATCGCTTGTGGCGGGTTCTGGGTGAACTTGCTGACGTCGTACGGGTATGCAGCCTCGTCGGCCACGCCGTACGTCACGCCGCATTTGATGGCGTCACGGATTGACGCGCCAGAGTCCTCGCCCGTGGTGCCTTCGATCTTGCGCGTGCCGTAGTACTCGAAGAGACGGCTGACCCGCTCCAATGTGGCCGGCTTCGGCGGAGTGGGCGTTGGCGTAGGAGTCGGGGTAGGAGCAGGAGCTGATGGCGTCACCGCTACATGAAAACCAACCACGCCGTTGACGTTGGTGATGCTCGAAACAGCGACAGCCGGAGCGCCGGTTGGCGAAACCACCGCCTTTGCGTTACCGCCGAGTCTCTTGATCTCGTTGCTCTCAATGAGAGCAGAGAATGCGTTGGCCGTGCAGCTGCCAAGATCACCCTGGTCGACGATCGGACTGCAGATGTTTCGGTTGTCCCAGCTTGGTGGCGTTGCGGTGAACGCGCTGTGGAACTTGAGGCGGTAGGCCTCGTCCCGTGAGTCGTTCATCTGCTTCTTCCACCCCGCCATGTGGCGAACGTGGACTGATCCGTCGGCGTGGTGAGCGTTCTTGTGCATGCTATCCCCTTTGGGGCATAGCTTATCCACGCATGCAGATCCAAAATCAAGATCTTTGGATCTACTTAACAGTCGCTTATTGGCGCTGTCCTCGAATCAGATCTGCTAGAGCAACCTCTTCCGCTGTTGGTGGACGATTGATTTCCGCCAAGTTTACGCGAAGTCCGTTCCAATGCTCTGGGCAGCGCACGTTGACGAGCCTGCCGTTACTGTCGAACTCGTGGCCATTGACGACGATGGGTCCAGGACGAATGCATCCACCTCTGTACTCATAGTCGTACGCAACAACAGGACGTCCGCAGATTTGGCAGACGCCACGCGACGGTCTCTTATTGGGCCCGTGCATTGATTTTCTCCATCCTGCAACCCTCACCGATTCCAGGATCTCCAGGCTGGATTTTGTAGATGGGCGTGTACTCGACTTCGCAGATCTGGATGTCCTCGCAGCCTTCGTCGAGCAGCTGTAGGGCGATGGTCTTAGCGCTTAGTTCATTGAGCGAATCAAAGCGATAGACGAGCGGAGAGGTGGTCTTGTCGCCATCCGAGTCTATGTACGTGACGATGTAGCCCTTCATTTAAGGCCGTGCATCCGACGGCTGGTCCAGTCGTGGAACCGGAAGAAAAACCGCACAGGAATGAAGGCGATCAGCGGATGAGCTACCGCATTGTGCAGAACCCACCAGAACGTGTGCCGTGCCCACGGCGTCTTGGCTCGACGGTCGGCGTAGCGCTTCCCTGATCCATCCTCCGGCGTCTTGAAGCCGAACTCCTGCTGGAGTGGATGAGCCACAGGCGCAGGCGGCGTATCGTCTTTGACGACGCGGAGCGGCACCTTATTGAAAGGGAACTCTGACCTCGGCTCCGACTTGGGCAGGGCGCATTTGCCGTCAGGACAACGCCAACCGCCTCCAATCGGCTTGCCATCTGTGCCCGTCATACGGACCATGCCCATCCGGTAGTCTTCCTTGCCGCAGAGAGCGCAGGCCACTTCCGTGAAGTCCATCAGTTCATCCCCATCTGGTTAGTCATCCCGAAAGCGCGCTCGATGGTGAGCAGCTCCCAGACCTTGTCGAGCTGCTTCTTGATCTTGACGTTCTCTTCCCACTCGAACTCGAAAATTGTTCCAAGTTCTGGGTACTGATCAAGCAGATGAACGCTCTGTTTCCAGGCGAAGTACGTCTTGTACGCTTGGATTTCCCACTTCAGCAGCTTGATTTTCATCCGAGTCATCAGACGCATAGCGTCCATTGACTCGCATAACCAAGCTCAATTGTACAGCTGTTCCTCGGGGATAAACCTGACAACCTGGCCGGTCACGCTGAGGATAGGGCACTCGGTGCAAGTCGTGGCGTGGGGGGCTGGCCGCCTCCGCGCAGGCGTTTTCGCCGTTGGTTCGTAGCGCATAAACCTGCAGCAGTGCGCGCATTTCACCCGGTAGTCTTTGGCGCGGTACTCGTCGAACTTGTTCTTCTTCATGACTTCCATTCCTTGGTGAGCAGCGGTTTCCCCTTGGCAGCGCGTTCCTTGTTGATGGCCGCCAGCGACATACCCCAGGAAAGGTCATAGCAATCGCAGCACAGATCTTTGTGCTCGCTCACGTGGTCGCAGTCGATGATGAACATGCAATGCTTGCAGCGCACCACGGAATGGATCGGGTGCTCGGGCGTAAGTCCGCAGTCGTTGCACTCGTAGTCGGGCAGGCTGGATGCCCAGCAGAATTCATGTGGCTTCATTCAGTTCTCGTTGGAATCGTTTCTTCAGCACGGCGCGTTCCTTCATCAGGATGCGCTTCCTGTACTCTTTAACGCCACGAGCTGGCTTTCCGTGAGGTGTGACGCCCTTCTCCAGCATGAGAATCTTGGCGCCCTTCGAGATGTCGCCAGGCAGGTGCCCGTGTTTGATGCCGCGTTTCATTTTTGTTCCGGTGGCTTGGGTGGATCGTAGCGGTAGCCGGCCTCATGAAGCAACGCGCTGCCCACGTTGGTCACGATCCACTGGATCAATGTGGTCGCCACCAGCCAGTCATGTGGTGTAACCTTGTCAAATCCAAGGATATTTGCCAGCTTGAAGTCAGGCGTTCCCGTGCCGATGCCCTTGAAGTATCGGCGCCAGGCGTCAGCGATGGCAGCCTCACGTGGGTTGAACTGACGGCGGTGTTCGTGGTTGCCGACGTACCGCCACTCGGTCTCGGTTTCGAGCGCACGTTTGGCTACACATACAGGGCACATGCAGACAGGTTCATCCTCGTCGGGATGCATCTCGTGCAGGCAGTCGCCGTAGTTGGCGATGATCCGTAGCGCCATGTCGGCGTTGGCCATCCGGCGTTCGATCGTCTGTTCACGTTCGTAATTAGGGCTCGTCATTTTTACGTTCCTCGCAAATCCACTTCCTGTCGGATCCGTACACGGCGTACACATGATCAGCGCCGAAGAACACCCTAGCCTTGCAGTTCGGGCACCTGATGTCCGGCATCTCCATCGGCTTCACCTCGATCAGCGTGACCTCGAACATCGGGGTCGGCTTCACCATTGGAGGTGGCTGCGCAAATGGCGCGTGACAGCACCAAAGAACAGCTCCAGTCAGCTCTGAGACGTGGATATCCCGTTGCGGATTCGTGTGACACGGACAGCGGCACGGAACAAGGTCGGCCACTACTCAGGCTCCAGGGCCATGATCGTGACATTGACTTCACCGCACTGATAGATGTTGGCCATGCCCAGCGTCGTGTTGACACCCATGCTGAACTGATCTTCCCAGCCAATTTCCTTGGCTGCGATGACTGCCGACTTCCAGCTCTTGAACAGTCGGTACTGTTGGTTGTACGGCAGGAACCGGCTCTTCTCGTCCGTGTTCTTGTTGATGACCAAGATCATCATGCGCTGCCGTACCTGAACGACTTGAACTGCTCTTCGCCGTAGCTCTTGCTGACGAAGAACCCGAGCTTGTCGAGCTTCTTCTTATCGGCTTCAGAGACATCCTTGGGCTCGATGCCGCAGATAATCAGCTCGTCGTGCTCGCAGTGCGTGGGATTGGCCGGATTGCCGTATTTGAGGAGAATGGTCAGAGCTTCGATCAGGTCTTTCATGGTTTCCTGGGTTGTCGACACGCTAGGTGCCAGCAGCTTGCCGGACCAGATGTCTTGGTTGATTCGTCCAAGATCGCCTTGCAGCATTTAGCGATCAGCTGGCCGTTGATTCGTTTCTGCATAGCGACATGGGTCTTTGGCCACTTACTGCCCCTAACACGGTAGACGTTCATTTGTCGTAGAAGACCACATGCGTTGCCCAGCTGGGAGGCTTGAACCCTTCTTTGATCTCACTCGGCTGAACAACGATGTTCGAGCACTGCGTAGCGGTAGCCAGGTCGGCGTGGCACTCGCTGTCGAAGAAACCGCCGCCCTTCATCATCTGTTCGAACTCAGCCCACGGAATGTGATCGCCGAACTTCTTCTTGATGGGACGGAAGTCGACGTTTCTTAGGTCTTCCAAGTCCAGACGGCTTGGAGATGGTTCACGCTCGTTTTGAGCGTCCCACCAGACGCCACCGTTGACGTCCTCGTGCTTGCCGCCATGGTTCTTGTCCTGGCCACAGAACAGGAAGTACGTGTGCCCGTTGATTTCGACGGGCTTGCTGTTGAACTCGTGCAGGCACATCTTCGGCAACCGCGAGACGTATACATCCACCATCGAGATGTGAATGTCGATGCGGCCCATCAGGATGGAGCGCCAGTACGCCTCGTTCTTTACAGGCTGTCCTTGTCGATTCCGTCCCATCCCTTACCTACAGTCGAGCTGGTGTCCTGTTCCAGGACTAATGGCTGTAACGACTTGACCTCAAAGATTGTGATGAGAACGCTATCTGGTTCGCACACCTGGAGCTTGTGGGGCTCCCAGAACTTCGGATTGAACGGATAGGTCTTCATGAACGTGTACGCCGCCTCGTACGCGCTCTGGCCTTCCACGGATGCTGAGGCATCGAACTTAGAGAGGCCTGCCCAGCCCCAGACGTGCCATATCTTCATGTCCGGCTCAGGATGGTTTCAACCATTGAGAACATGGCGAGCAGCAGGATGTCGCGATCACGATCCAGGTATTCTTTGTACGTGTCCACGTGGTGGTAGAGACGTGCGCGTGCTGTCTCGATCTTGTTCTTGTTGTGATGCGTGTACATGGGCGCCACAAAGCGATCGACGAATGCGCCGATAGAAGCCTTGTCGCGCTTCTCTTTGCGTTCCTTGCGTTCCTGGCTGCGCTGATAGGCGTACGGATCTGCAGCGCGAGCCTCACGAGCCTCCTTGCGCTTCTGTCGTTGTCGGAAACTTCCGACACGTGAAGGTGTTTTTCGACGTGACGTCATTCTGGCAGCTTGCTTTCCCAGCGCGAATCGCTGGAGTGACCGGGCCTGAAGCGAACGATGCACGTGCGCTTTGTCTTGAACATCCACGTTTCATCGTGGCTGTCGATGATTGCCTGGATATCCTCGGCAGAGATGTGATCGCCGGGGAAGTTGATGAACGAATTCGTGATGCCGAACAGGAACGCTCGCTCTCTGAACGGCGGAGCATACTGATCTGTGTTCTCTGGCGGTTTGTGAAGCGTATCGTGCGCGCTGATCAGTCCTCGTGAGCCATCGCGCCACCACACAGCATGACGCCCGCACTCACAGAACCGTGGTTTTAGGTTCTTTCGTGACGGCGCAATGATGTCACCACATTCCTGGCAGAACAGGACTTTCATTTCCACTCCGAGTCGTTGGGGTCGTACCAAGATGGAAATTCACCCCGTGTAGCCCTCTTGATCTCCCAGATGAGATTCTTGCGAGCCTCCTCGGAAACCACGGACTGCACAGCCGTGAGCGCCATCAGTTCGATGAACTTCAGGCGATCTCTGAGCTTCTCGACTTCCTCGATGAGCTGAGGAATTGGTTCAGCAAGATGCTTCCACCAATCGAGTTGCTGTTGGGTGATGGCCATCCTGTGGCACATCACTGCGTTAGCGCGCCATTGTCAAGAACAGCGCAAGCGTCTGCGTTCTACTTACGGCCGGTAACCGTAACGATCGACCTCTTCGTAGTAGCAGTTGCTGCATTTGCGGCGAGCTGTCTCGTCGCCGCTAAAGAGGCCAACGCCGCATTTGCTGCACTTCTGTTCGGCCTGGGCGCGTCCTCGGCACGAGATGCAGACCTGACCGGCATGGAGAAAGTGGCAGGTACATCCATTTGGGGATACGTCTTCCATCGCTACCTCCGTTTCAAGATCCATCGTCCACGATCGTCATGGTTGTTGTACGTGGTCGTCCGGCTTGGAGTCCACAGGCGTTTGTACAACTTCTTCAGCGTGATGCTTGTGCGGATATGGCGGCTATTCTTCGGCTTGTAGCGCGATACCGAGATCACCCTGCGCTCAGCGCCGGACGACACCTCGATGATGATGTCCCCCGGCAGGAGCTGGAGCCACTCCTCCTTGGTCATTGTCCTCTGGCGGATCGAACTCGCAGCGACCACGGCACCAGGACGCACGCTGCGCACGAGGCGTGATGGTCACGCCATTCGGCACCGGCTTCGGAACTGCAGCCGATGCGAACACGAGCCGTCGTGGTTTCTTCATCAGTCACCCTTGTCACCCTGGAGCGGCTGAGAGAACGGCATGGAGATCTTGTCGGGCGCAATGATCAGTCGAACCTTGCCCGGAAGACCGCCAGCACCAACGAACATCGTGACGAGCTGGCTGATGTGGTCCTCGGTCAGGGCGTCACGCATCGCCAGCTTGAGCATCAGGAGGAACGTTTCTTCCTGGTCTAGCGTGCCGGAGAACGAGGACAGTGCTTCGTCGGTCGCACAGCACCACGCTTCCCTGGAATCGGCGTCGAGCTGTTCCCAGGTCTTGTTTAGCTGCTTCTTTTTGGCGTACGCAGCAAACGCTACCCTGGCGTAGTTCTCACGTGCCCTCTTTGGATCCACCTTGCTTCTCATGCGCCCTCTTTTGCTTGTACTCCTCGCGCACTTTTTCGAGATATGCAAGCGCATCCTTAGGATCCATGTCGCCTACATCGATGTAGAAGACGTGGCGATTCGGTATTCCTGGGATGATTTTCATGGCGCTTTCCTCTGGCCACCTTTTGGGCCGTTCTGACACAGCGGGGTCATTGCCGCCTTGTAGCTCTCAGGAGTCATCGCTCCGTCGCCCTCGGGGCGCGAGCACCAAATAGCCCTGCAGTTCACACAAAAGATGTAATGGCCGCCTGAGCCAAAGCTGACGGTCTCATGAGCGCATGGCTCGTCAGACATTTTGGTCCTCCTTCTCGAAGGTATCAAACAGGTCGTCATAGCCCAGTGCCTTTAGTTCCTCGTCAGCCTGTTTTTTGCTCTCGGTGACATAGATCTGTAAAGCTTCTGCAGCCGACACCATCTCCTGCGCCTGTGACCATTTCTGGAACTTGGCGATACAGGTGCCGTTGGCTGCAATCACTTCCCAGGTCCAGTCTTGCTCGACCTTCCAGGGCAGCGGGTTCTTCATGATCTGACGCCAGAGCAGCTCCCTTGCCCACTCAGTCATGCTGAGATCGTTCATGGCGTTTTCCCTAACGCCTTGGCAACTGCGGAGATGAACTCATCGGGTGTCATCGAGTTGAACTTCTCGCACATCGGTAGCCCGTGAATAATCCCGTCGGTCTTGTCGGTCTTTGGATCTATAGACTCCGAGAGCAGGAGCCCACAGAACGGACATGGGCATAGCGGCTTGGCGTGAAATGTCTGTTCAGTCATTGGGGAGCCTTGTGGTGTGCAGCTCTCGCGCGAGCTTGCCGTTTATCCACACAGACTCGTAGATTTCATGTTTGAATGCAATTTCGAGCAGCTCGAACAAAGTCTGCTCAGCATCCTCGTCATTTAGCCAGTCACCGATGGGCTGGCGCGTCTTGACCGTGATGGGCTCTCTAGTGGTGCGCTCTAGGACGAATAGCTCCACAGCCATCTGCCACCGTCGGCTGCCGTTCTCTGTGCTCGTCCTGCCTGCGTCAGCGGGCTCCATGAACACTTCAACTCGGAACGGAAACGTCAGCTTCACACGCTTGCAGAAGTCTTTCCAGAGCACCTCCTGCATGTCGATCGGTGGACCGCATGTGCAATCGGCAGGGTGTTGTTCACAGCCTGGGCAGATCGTCATGACTCAGCTTACCTCATCGACCACTTGGACTTGCTCTTCCATTGCTTTGGCTTACGATTACCACGAGCGATGCGACCACGTTGCTCGGAATCTCGGATGCATCCGGCCCGTTGGAGAATCATCTGAATGTAGCTGACCTTCTGGTTGTATGTCCTCGGTTCATCGAGGTACGAGAAGATCATGTCGTAGATCTCGTGCGACTTGACGTCACTTCTGTAGAGAGCAACTACACGTTGTTGTTGTTCTGGTGAAGCAATGACTGGTCGACGTTTTGCCGCCATCAGTAGTAGCTGAAGCTGTCCTTCTTGCTCTTTGTCCTGTCCTTGCAGATCTTCTCGAACGTGATGTCCTCGCGGATTGGTTGGCCAACTGCCGCAGCCAGCACCCACTCAGCGTTGTAGACGAAACGCCAGTTCGGCGAACCATCCATGCCTTCGGCCTGCCAGCGAGCATCGGGGTTCCACTCGATGTAGCCGTGGAAGGTGTCGATGTCGGTGTCCAGGTTGCGGCACCATTCCGAGAACTCCTCGCCATCGAACTCCAGCTCGGAGACCTTGTAGCCGCACTTCGAGCAGTACTCGGCCTTTGGATCTTTGGCCTTGGTTGCCTCGCAGCACTTCTTGAGCTTCGGTGCGTTCTCGACGAGATATTGTTCTTTGAGGTACTCGGCTAGGTCGACGAGCGCCTCTTTGGCGTCCTTAAACGTCTTCTTTGATGTCCACGGCATGTACGCGAGCCGCTGGCTCTCGACGTAGCCAAAGTTCAGAACCAACGTGTATCGTTTTCCAGCCACTATCCCTCCAAGTTCTCTTCGATGTATTTGCGCAGCTTGCCAGGCGTTACAGGAAGACCCTTGGCAGTGCAGTGCTCATCAAAACAAAAGTGACCCTCCGGCGTCCGGCCGCCGATGTACCAGTTCAGAATGCGCAGCTTCTTGCCGGACGGCTTCCACAGTGTGGTGGCCATATTGCCGACGAGGTAGCGCCAAATTCCCGATTCGAGCGTGAGCTTCCGTGGTTTCATGGCTTCCAGAACCCGCATTCTGAGATAGAGCAGAGCTTGTGCTCGTGGCACATGTCGCAGTGGTGGTCTTTGTACTCGCACCCCTTGAGCTTGCCGCGTTCCCAGCGTGGCTCATGGTCATGACAACCAAAGCATGAGCAGTCGCGTGGTCCATCACCTGGAACACGTAGTGGCCAAGGATGCGCTGGGTCTTCACAGTTACAGAGTCCCCAGGTTTCGCCATCGGTCCAGCCGTACGAGCAGTTGTGCATGTCGTCGACATGCCAAGATGGTGCCGCCGGAAGCGGATAGTTCGGCGTTCCCATTTCCTCTAGCAGCTCGTTGATCGTCTTCATGGTTTAGGCTAGTGTCCTTGCATGGTTCCAGCGGACGTCAACACTCTCACTACCGATGGGCACGTTCACCAGGTCTCCAGCAGAGTGCCGATTGAAACCACGAGAAATGTCGGCGAAATCGGCACAGTAACTGCTGAAGACCCTGAAAATCCTGGACAGTATATTCAGGTGCTGGGTCGATTGACGAACGTTTTTGAGACGGTTCCTGCAACACGGTACGTCTGCAACTGCAACATCGCGTTTGATCGGGTCGACTCCGACTTGACCGCCGATGAATTCTTTACACAAGGCGCAGCGGTCAACTGTCCGAATTGCTAGCGCTCCGACAGAGGCGGCAGGGTGACCTTGGCGCGAATTTCCGCAGCCAGCTCCTTTGCACGAGCCAAAGGCACGAAGCCTGGCTCTTGTGAGTTGCGAGGCGACGAGAACAGGTAGCCACCCTCGACCTTTTCGACAGCGCACCGCTTGAACGATTCCGAGTGACCGTTCTCGATGGCAGCCGCCAGCTCGATTATCTCCCAGGCCGTGCCCTCGACGCAGGCATCGGAGATCCTGCCAGAGTACATGAGCGCAGCCCCGTACTCGGTCGGCTTCATCCAGCGCTCGTTCGGGTGTTCGGCGCGCTCGATCGTCCACCAGTCGCCCATGTGTTCGGACTTGACGACAGCCAGCTTGACGTCGTTTCCAGGCTGCAAAACGTACTCGTTCATGACTTCCCTTTGGATGGTGCCTCGTACTCGTGATCGCAGATTTGGCAGGTGAACAGCCCCGTGTTGGCCGATAGGATCTTGGTCGCCTTCGAGCCGCAGTTCGGGCATGTCCGCCAGGTCGAAACCCTCTTGGGCTTCTTCATGTCGGCGACGCACGGAATGATCTCCAGCTCACCCGGGGCCGTAGTTCGCTCGTGGTAGCGCGGGCCATTCACACCATCCCGCAGCCCAAGCCAGCCCGGCTCTTTGCACCCACGGCATTCTGCGTTCGCCACGAGCTACCTACAGGCTACCTTCGAGATACTTTCAAGCTACCCACGCAAGTACTTGCGCGGCTCAGCCAATGGTCCAACCTTTGGCGCGCTCTGCCCGTCCCAAAGCCACCATGATGTCCTCGCGATCGTACTTTGAGCCCATGGTGTAGAGCAGCACGCGGAACTTCAAGGCTTCTTGAGTATTTGCGACACCGAATTCCTTTTCTAGTTCAGCGAATTGCTCGGCGTTCTTGGGCTTGTAGTCGGGATAGTAAATAGTGGACATGATTGACCTACCAGTCAGAGAAATCGGTGAGATTGCACCGGGCAGCACCCGTATCGTCTTCCTTGTCGGTCCTTCGGGTGTCGAAGACAGCCTCTAAGATCCGGTCCTTCAGCTCGTTGCGTACGCAAATACCGCATTCAACAGCTAAAAATGTCCCGAGCCCCGTTGGCGTGATGACGTACGAAATCCTGCCGCCGGCAGCCCCGCAATAGGGCTCCTCGCCGTCATGAGCCTCAGCAAGGTGCTTCTTGTACCAGGCGTCGTACTTGGCGCGCTCAGCTTCATCCAGCTCGAACTTCATGTGCGCTCACCGGCAGCTTCGGCCTCAGCGATGATCCACGCCGCCAGGCGCTTGCCCTGGACCATGTCTTCGGCCATGAGCTTCTCCAGCTGCACGGTCTCGGAACATTCGAGGCCGACCATGTCGTCGTCCTCCAGCTTCTTATACAGCTCGTCTCGGAGCCTCTGGCGCCCTTCGAACTGGAGGGCACAAACGAGAGCTTCCTGACGTGATGTGATGGGCTCGTGGGACGTAATCATGCGCCAGACGAGCTATCACCCATAATCTCAATTGTCACGCGATACAGAGACAACCACGCGCCCAATGGTGAGGAGGAGCCTCATGCCCTCGCTTAGCTTGTTGATCATCTGCATGAGGCCTGGTTCAGGAACTCGTGGGTCGATGTGTTCTGAGATATTGAAGTGCGCCTGGAATAGTTCAGACCGCGCCTTACTCAGCGACACGTCGAACGTGGCTTTGCAGGTAGCTACAACCAGCGCCATGACGTGAGGAGAAACGATTCGTCGACGAGCGAGACTTTCCATTTCTAACCACCCTTCCTGTTTTGACAATCGTTACTGCTGGCGGGAAGGAATCACCTATGAAAGTGCTCTGTCAATAGTCTAAGCCTAAGACCTTCCAACGGTCGCCCGCGCAAGTATATGCGTGGATTCACGTACAAAGCAGGAATGATCATATAATGCCGAGGCATTTCCCATAGGTACCCTCGGTATTTGACGTTCACTTCAAGACTATCCTACATCGATCGATGAACCATGCTTTGTCCAGCTGTGGTTGAAGCAGGTTAGACTTCGGCGCCGTAAATACTTTCACATCTTGACAACCATCAACCACCTACGCGGACAAGGACTTAGAAAACTCACGAGTTTTCCGAACAGTAAGAGAAGAACTGGAGGCAGGAACTAGGAGGAGAGGGTATTCGTTCCAAGAATAGGGGAGGAGAAGGAGGAGTAGAATCAGGTCGACTATCAAGCGCCCGTCCCTCTACGGGGCCTGAAAACTCTCGCAAATGATCGACGCAAGTGGATCGGAAAACTCATGAGTTTTCTCGGTTTGCGTTAGATCTGCCAAGATCCTGCTCAGGCCGCCCTTCTACGCAAGTGGATCTATGGCTGCCCTGTACATGATCGGATCAGATCAAGCCTGGGTAGAGTTTTCCGATTGGGGTATCCAATCCTGGAGTTTTCCATATACTGTCTGCGTCATGAGTTCTAAGCAGACGCGCAGATCTATTAGTGTTTCTCAGGATGTGTACGACAGGTTGAAGGCCTGGTGCGACGCCAATGGGCGCTCTCAGTCCGATGTTGTGGAGCAGGAGACTCGTAAGTTCCTAGGGATGGAACCACGCACGAAAGTTTCGGTCAGACTTCCTCAAGTTTCGGCGAAAGTCCCCCGAGTTTCGGCGAAAGTGTCTACTGTTTCGGAGAGGTTGAAAGAAACTACGCCCGAGTCCACGTGGACGCCGGCCATCGAGCTTCCTGCTGGAGTTCGCAACTCCGGCTCACGAGTAGAGACCATCAAGGAGGTCGTGGAGTCCAAGAAGGTAGAGCCGCCGCCTGGGGACAAGGCTTCCAAGATCTTTACGTTCTAGAGAACGTCGTCTACCGATCAGTAGACGTTGTCTGTTCGTGATCGGTCATCGTCTATTGGTTGGATGATCAAGGCGCCGAGGGTATGGAAAACTCATGAGTTTTCTACTTCCCACCCTGATCGCCGGCCCAGACCTTGACAGTTGCTAGTGCCGCCTGCTGGTACAGAACAGCGGGGATTGCGTTTGATCTCGGAGTATCTCTCCATACTCGCGTACCCTGGACAATGCACGAATCTCCGAAAATCCGTACGAGCTGAGCTGTAGTGCGGGAATACGGAGGATTGATGGCACTGAACCTAAATCCAGTATCGGGGATGAAAATGTTCTGCTGCTCGCCGGTAGTGTCTCCATGATGAAGCTGCCGCTCACCTTGGGGACCACGCCCGACGGCGATGAAGTTCAGCTGCCTATCGATGCACTGCGCCGCCACATGCTGGCGCTCGGTGCTTCGGGTAGCGGCAAGACCGTGCTCTGTAAGGTCGTCGTCGAGGAGTGCATCCGTAAGCGGCTGCCCGTGATTGCGGTCGACCCGCAGGGGGACCTAGCTTCGCTGGCACTCTCGGAGGACCCGGCCGTGCTGGTCAAGATGGGAGTCGACGAGCGCACGGCCCACGAATTCCGTGAGCGTGTGGACGTGAAAATCTGGACCCCGGGCGCAACCATCGGCATCCCGGTTTCGTTCACGCCCAACATGACCGTTCCCGACGGAGTGAGGCCGGAGGACAGGCTCCGGGCATTCGGCGCTGTGGCGCAAGCCCTTGCGTCGATGGTGGGTGCGCAAAACGAGACCACGGCGACGGCTTTCTCCATGGTTTTGGAGTACGCCGACAACAACGGACTGGCCTGCGAAAATATCCAGGATTTCATCAACTTCCTGGCTGACCCGCCGGCACCGCTCGCGCGCTCGATGGATGTCGTGTTCGATTCCAAGGCCCGGAGCAAGGCCCACAAAGCCTTTCTCATCAAGACCTTGGGCGCGAATCGCCTGCTCTTTGACTTGGGCGCTCCCATCGATATCGATGAGATGTTCGGCCTGTACACGGGCGGACCGTCGGACACTGGGAAAGCGCGGCTGTCAATCATCTACCTGAACACCCTCACTTCACAGGAGGACAAGGAAATTTTCGTGTCTCTGCTTTGTAGTGCCCTGTACCAGTGGATGCTGACGCTTGATGGTTCGCAGCTCTGGGGGATGCTCTACATGGATGAGGTCGCACCCTACCTGCCGCCGGTCAAGAATCCCGCTTCCAAGCAAGCGCTAATGATGCTGATTCGCCAGGCCCGGAAGTACGGCTTGTGCTGTCTGCTCGCAACGCAGAGCCCAGGGGACATCGATTACAAGGCGATGGGGCAGGTGGGCACGATGGCCATCGGCCGCATCATGGGCGAGCGTGCTCTCGGCAAGGTCGAGCCGCTCATTCGTGCGCAGCCGGGGACGGATACGGATGCCATCATTCAAGGGCTGCCGGGCATGTCCAAGGGTCGATTCGTGCTCGTGAATCCCGACGTGTACGAGCATCCGACGGAGGCGCAAGTGCGTTGGCTGGTGAGCAAGCATGTCAACGTGACGGCGGACGGAGTCGCCGACCTAGTTACAGACGAGGACCGTGAAAATCTCGGTCGTGGCGGTTGTAGTTAGGTCATTGGAAGCGCAGGCCAGCTGTACCGCGTCGTGGACGCCATAGGCTCCGGCTGGTTTGCGTTTCCGCTTTGCGCAGAGAGTTTTCCAAATCCTCTGTGAAAAAGAAGACTGGCTCAGGAGTAGTAGCACCATGTTCCTTGACGAAGACAACAGCAAGAAGCGCAAGAGCAACATGTTCTTCTCGTGCGGCCCGAGCGAAGAGGACCGCCGAATTGTCCCGTCGAAGTTCTATCGAACCGACGATATGGACTGCACCTACTTCAAGCTGACGGCGCCGGTTCATGTTCGTCTCAAGGACATCAACGGAGTCGAGCGGCTGACAGCGGTGAGCGGCCCGGTCGTCTTCATCGCCAAGGGTGACGATTTCTGGGGCGGCGAGAACGCCAAGGACTATCGCTCGAAGGTTATCGAGCACCCTACCTACAGGGCGCTGCTGGGAGCCGCTCAGGCTTCTCAGAAGTTCACGCGCGACTACCACCACTCGTTCATCGAGGGCGTGACGTTCAAGGGTTACGAGGGCACCACCATGATCCTCCAGTTGCAGTTCGGGTCGTAGACCCCTGCGCCTGGAGTTTTCCATCTGAAAGGAGCGCTTGGTAATTTAGGCCTGCTGGATTGTAGCTATCTCAAAGGAATCAATCATGACCGACAAGCAGAAGTTAGAACTGGCGTTACAGAACAACAAGAACCTGGAGAAGCGGGTCATTGATCTAGAAGAGCAGATGGCACTGGTGCTGCGGGCTCTTCGAGTTGTGACAGAGAAGAAGGCACAAGAGAAAGACCCGAGCTTCAAGGTTCACGAAACAAACGAGGCCTGAGGTTGTAGTGCTGCCATGAACTACAAGTGGAAGAAGCTGTTCAAGGCGAAGGGTGGCCACAAGTATTTCCGTGATGAGATCACGGGGATGATTGCGGTCGCCGACGATTCGGGCTCCACGCCAGACCAGACCGAAGACGGCGTGCTGTGGCTGGACTACAAGCGGTGCGTGTGCATCGCGACCGACAAGAACGGCAGAACCTGGATCACAATTCCAGTTCTCAAGGAGAGCCGCTACGGTGGTCCGGTTACTCAGAGCTGCACGCCGGCATCAGCTCACGAAGCTGTCGAGGTGTGTGCCCGTTTCAACATGCGGCTGGTGCTCGACGGTGACAGGTTCGTGCTAGTACGCGAGAAGGTGGCCGATCAGGGCGGTGACGATCACGGCGCTGATCAGCAAGACAGCGTACAGGCCTAGGCTGCTGTTTCGCTTATCCTTGGGCATTCTGTGTACAATGCCCTTGAGTAGCTCGCGCCGATGCACGCCTCCTTATCGGTGATGCAGCACGTAATGTCCACTGTGTGAAAAAACAGCCAATCACAGGTGTAGTACAACCATGATTCTCTTCCTCTGCTACGTGTTCCCGCCGCTTGCGGTGTTGCTCATGGGGAGGCCATTCAGTGCCGTACTGAATTTCTTTCTCACGTGCTTCATGTGGTTCCCGGGTATCGGCCACGCGCTCGTGTGCTACGCCGACTACAAGGGCGACAAGATGACCAACAAGGTTGTGAGAGCCGTCAATCGTCCCACGTGGACGCAAGCTGCACCGGCTCCAGTTCGTCAGCGCAGGCAGAGAGTCGAGGCGGTGTACATCGATGACCCGGGCGTTGGCATGAACGGTACGCAGTTCCGTCGTAAGGCTTAGTCGGCTGGAAGGGCCGCATCAACTTCACGTTTGGAGTACTACAAGCGTGATGCACTCATTGTGCGCACAATGAGAAACGGTGCTGCCCTTCGAGTCGACCAGGGGGAAAGGAAAACTCAGGAGTTTTCTGTTCCACGCAAGGGCTTGCGTTGGTGGCAGGTTCGACTCCTGCCGGAGTACGTGCTACCGCCGCAGCCTGTACAGCGGTGTAGCGCAGTGCGTCAGACGAATTGCGGACGCTATGAAGACTACAATTGAAACGCCCTGATTTTTCAGGGCAAAGAGTTTTCCATCCCCGCCCCGCCGTCAGACCTTCTTGCCATAGTTGATGCGAAACCACGTGCCACCGTGCATCTCGGCATCGCTACGGGCTACGAAGCACTGGAAACCGGCACGCTTTAAGTCCGCCGGCATGGTGCGTAACCCGTATCGTTCGGCTTGCTTACGCGTCATCGGCTTGTCGAGCGTGGTCAATCCGACCTTGACGGGGAGCTTCTCCATGCCCGGACTACAACCGGGGCAGGACGATTTTTCTGAAGTTCGGTGAAAAAGAATCTCCGGCGATTTGTAGTTCGGGCATGACGACGAACCTCAACATCAAGGATGCGAACATGGATGACGCTTCGGCCCGCTTCTCTCTCATCGAGATGGACAACACCCCGACGTTCGTGGCGAAGCCGGACCCGACTCCGGTTCCCGCCCCGACCCCCGACATCACGGGTCAGGAAATGTACGGCTCGCCCGGTGTCAGCGCCGAGGGCAAGGCTCGTGCGCTCGCCGACCAGGCTGCCGCCGAGGCCAGCGGCTGGAACCTCGCGCCCCCGGTCTACGAGATCGGCCGTGTGGTCAACAGCATGGGCGTTGGCAACTACCGCGCTTCCCGCACGGAGCACGACGACATGCCGAGCACCACCGAGGGGCTCAACAAGCTGATCGACGTGGTCAAGAGCGAGAACCGCAGGGATCTCGTGTGCGCGGTCCCGTCCCTCAAGATGCTGCCCGATGGTCGCATCACCCGTGGCCAGGCCGTGCTCCCCATCTCGGAGCGTGCGATCTCCGGTGTCGGCACCCACATCACGCCCGGTGGTGCTGGCTACCTGAAGCAGTGCCCGCCCGAGCTGCGCGCGGTCAACTTCAACCACTGGGCGGCGAACGGCTTCCGTGAGGACGTCCGCGCCACCGTGGCTGCCAAGGAGGAGTGGGTCAACAATGGTTCCAAGGGGCAGGAGCCTGGCCCGGTCATGAAGGAGAAGGAGGTCACCGTCCGCACGCGCCTCAACCACGCCACGAATGGCCGTGAGGCATGGAGCATCGTCGGACCCCGCTACGGTGCGCACGACGTCGACAAGATCGCCGAGCAGATCTTGACGTCCCCGAGCATCCCGGGCGATGCCAAGTGCGACATCGTGTACGACGGCTACCGTGCCCGGATCGACGTGCTGTTCCACAGCAACGTTCAGCCGGAGAAGGTGGTTGCCGGCGAGATCTTCAAGGCTGGCATCATGGTCAAGACTGCCGACGACGGCAGCGGCTCGATCCAGATCTCGGCTCAGGTCTGGCGCAACCTCTGCCTCAACCTCATCATCATCGATCACGCGAAGGATCTCGTGACCCGCCGCAAGCACTACGGCACGGGGATCCAGGCCGATGTCGAGGCCGGCATCGTCACGGCGATGGGGAAGATCAAGCATTTCGCCGACAAGTGGTCCGAGGCGACCCTGGAGAACGTGCTGGAGAAGTACGGTGTTGCCGACGTCGACGCCGTGTTCCGTGGCCTGGTCTACAACAAGGTGGTCCACGTCCCGGGCATCAAGCCGGAGGAGATGATGGAGCGGCTTCAGCGCGCCTACCAGGCCGAGCCTGGCTACGGCAAGGATGCCATCGTCAACGCGGTGACTCGTGCGGCTCATACGGAAACGTGGGGCTCGTGGACCGATGTCGAGGACATGGAGCGGACGGGCGGCGCCCTGCTGTTTCAGCCGGTCTGGAACCTCACCGTCCCGGCGGAAGAGCTGCCCGAACTGGGCTACTAGTCAGCGGCTCGCCGATTCCGTGAAAACGGTCGGCGCCTCGGTTGTAGTAACCCTGAGGGGAGACCCTCGGGGTTGTTCTCTTGGCCAAGAGAGTTTTCCTGGCCATGAGAATCCTCTGAAAAACGAAGCGACAACGGTTGTAGTGGAACCATGGCTGACTGGAAGCAAGATCGCCCCGTCATCAAGCGAGAGCACGTGATGATGGTGTACACCGGCAAGCAAGGCTGCATGTGTGGCTGCAACGGCAAGTACAAGTACCGCAAGGATGCGGTTGCCGCTGGCAAGACCAATCGCGGCTACGATGTGAAGCCGGATGAGGTCAACGAAGGCGTGGTCACTCGTGTTCTGAACGAACTCGCTACGCTCGACAATGTCGAGGTGGGTGAGATCTACAGCCGCGAGAAGGGCGACTCCCTGTTCTACCTCTGGGACAATCCCGAGACCGGCCGTCGTGTCGCTGTGTACACGCTGCCAGGCGCTCCGTACGTCAAGCCGGAGGGTGTGTAATGGGGATGTTCAGCTGGAACTGTCTCGCATGTGGTTTCTCGCTGCGAGAGTGCAAGAATTGCTCGGTCGACAGCTGGATGGCCCAAGGCGTGGCGCTCTCGCCGAACGGCACCCGAGTGATCGGCTGGTACAACAGCTACGGCCAGCTGGGGGACACGTACAATCTCGCCGACCAGATGGGCGATTTCAGCGTGTACCACAAGGCCTGCTGGGAACTTGTCGGCAAGCCCGAATTCACCAAGCAAGCTTCGCACGCGCACGATCAGGGATTCTGCCTGCCAACGCACGGCAACCCGCTCCCCCTCCCCACGCATCAGTGGCTGGAGAAGTGCCCGATGGCTCATGCGATCGATCGTGTGTGCCATGCGTACTCTCGATGGGCTGCTGATCGTCGTTACAACGAAGGCGAGGCTCAGTTCCTGACGCTCAGCGCAGATGATCAGAGGCTCTGCCTTGCTGCGTACAAGGCCGACGAAGACGCTCGCAACGCTGCCCACCGTGCGGCGATGGATGCGTACTACAACTCAGACGACGACAACGCTCGCGCGCCAGAGCGCCCGGAGAAGCCGGAGCTGTTCCTCTTCAACGGTGTGAACTACTACGGCTCGGTGCTGTGGGTTCGCAATCGATGGCTCGAAGACGACGAACTTCGAAAAAACAGGAAGTCCCGGTTGTAGTCGAAGCATGCCTAGAGACGCCAAGCCCTACTGGATCAGGGGAAGAACCAGCGACGGTGGAGCAGCACGGTACATCGAGCACTGGCTGCTCGCCGAGCACGACAGCGAAGAAACCGGCAAGTGGGAGATGTTCTGCGTCGACTACAAGCCGGACATCCATCACGAAGGTGGAAAATGGCTGGAGTTCTACTGGGAGGGAGACTTCCAGGAGACCATCCCGTACGTGCCCGTGACGAACGCGAAGTTTCAGCTCATGCAGTTCATCGAGTTCTGGATGGATGAAAATCGCGGCTGATTCAGGTGTAGTGCTCGCATGAGCGAAACCAAAAACGTGCTCGATGTCGAGTACAAGATCTTCGATGCACGGACCGATGCCCTGCTGATCATTCGCGAGAGCCCGGAATGTCCCGGCATCACCGAGTTGGTGATGCAAGAGAAAGAGGACCGCGCCTCGCACAAGTACGGCACGCACATCACCGTCGATGATGACGATTTGCCGCTCCTCATCGAGGCTCTTCAGCGTCGATGCCAGGACGTGCAGAGGAATCCCAAAGAGCCATGACCGAATCCGTTTTCGTTGTTCAGTACACGCACAAGCACGGCGATGGCGTGAACATCTACAGCACGATCAAGAAGGCGGAGAGCGCCGCTGCCAACCTCATGGACGATCGGATCGCCGAATCATGGGACGACAGCGATCGAGCTGCCTACGATAGGTGCAAGACGTTCGAGGCGAAGCTGAAGTATTTTCACACGGTCGAGCGAGACGTGAGCTATGGCGAACGGATCAACGTGTTCGAGTGCGTCGTGGAGTAGCAGGCCGGCGGTCCCCACCGCCTACCAGCAACAGAAAACTCTAGAGTTTTCCAGTTTGTACAACGAATGTGCGGCTAAGATAAAACCCTTTACCTTAGCCGACTGAGCCACCCGTGCTGCCGGATCTAGAACTCCTCGGCAGCCTCGGTGGTGACGGTCACGCCATGCTCTGCGAGCACTGCTAGTGCTTCCTTGACCTCGGCAGGCTGCTCGGTCTTGGTTTCGGCCTTCGACGGCTTGTGCTTCTTCGGAGCCGGAGACTCCACTTCATCGGCCAGCTTCTTCAGCTTGTTGAGGCCGGCGAGCGTGATGCGATACTTGCCGTCACCGATGTCCTCGGAGTGCGTGGCCCAGTTCGAGCGCACGAGGCGGCGCAAGGTGTTACGAACCTTGCTGTTTCCACGGGCCTTGCCCATGCGCCCGAGGTGCCATCCGAGACCTTCCATGATCTCCTTGATGGTGAAGACCGGGCGGCCTTCGACGCCGAGGAACGTGACGAGCTGCTGCTCGTTCTCGCTTAGCTCCTCGAACGTGAGACGGAGCGGCGAAGCTTGCTGACCTTGATTCGACTTGAGGGTTTGGGTGCTCATGTCCTTACTACACCCTGGAGCAAACCTTTTTTCATCACTGATCATCGTAATCAAACCACTTTTTTGTAAACGCAAGTGATTACCTGATCTTAGTTCTTCTCGACAATCACGAAAAAACAGAGGATTTGGCTTGTAGTGCAGGGTATGACGCTCCAAGAAATTGTCGATGCGCTGGCCCCGCTGGTGGATCCCGAGTTCGCCAAGCCGACCGGTGACGGCATGAAGATGGTCGTGTACCTCAGCCGAGATCAGTACAAGACCATCGAGACCGTCGTGTCTGCGATGCAGCTGGCGAACCTGATGAACTACAAGGCGGCGCAGGATGCGTTCCCTCGTTTGCTCAATGCGGTCAAGCTGGTGCTGGCCATCGCAGATCATCCCGACCAAAACCCATACGAGCAGATCTCCCTCGCACCGAAAACGCGCGCTCAACTTGACTCGGCCCTGAAGTTCGCCGAGAACAAAGATCGTCTGAAGTAGCGCCTGTGAAATCCTGTGGACAACAACAAGTCACAGGGACTGTGGTTTCGTAAAACTCCTAGCAACTGCAAATGGTTGCAAGACGTTACCCACAGAATATCCGCAAGTCAGCGAATTCACAGACAATTCACAGCTTAATTCTCTTGCGCTGTGCGATGCAGCGATGGTAGTACGCGCGAGAATCTGAAAAACATAGGAGCCCTGAGCTGTACATAGGGTGAGGGATACCTGAGCAATGGATGACTTGATGGTGGCCAGGAATCACAACGAGCTGTCGTTCGAGGATATGCGCTCCGAGGAGAAGATGATCATCAGGGCGCTGGAGCATGCGGCTGCTTCAGGTCAGCACGAGATGAGAATCGCCGAGCTGCAAATTGCGGCTGGCTGGGATGAGGTGGATGAGCACGAATGCCCCGAGGGTCTTTGTGCTGTCTGCGCGGAGGCGCTTCGCAAGGGCAACAGCAAGGTGCGCAACAACCTTCGCCGGCTCATGCGGTACGGTTGGATTCATCGTCCGATCGATGGAACGTACGCACTGACCACGGAGCCCCAGGTCGAAGCGGAACCGCCTCAGCCTGTGGTGCAGTTGGTTATCGAACCGCCTCAGCCTGTGATGCGGTCCGAGCCGCTCGTTCAGATTCGTAAGAAGGCCGACATCTCGCCCAATCCGACCGAGGTTGATCCCGACACTGCACGCAAGCTGCGAGTTCGTGTGCGGCTTGGCGGTGATGTCGATGCGGTTGCCAAGGTGAAGCGGCTGGACTGCGCCTTCTACGGTGCGTGCCTCGATCAGGCCATTGCGGGCTCGTGGGCTGGCTTCAGCTGCAACAGCTGCACGGCCTATGCGTTGCCCGACAAGGACGAGAAAGAGAGCGACATGCTCGCTCTGAGGGCCATGGACAAGGCATCCGAGATGCTGCACGAGTACGGCAAGGTGATGCGCGTCCGTGGTGTGAAGCCCGGCGCCGATGCCAAGCGTACTACCGAAGAAGAGACCGAGGATTTCGCCGAGGCGATGTAGAGCGGCAGCGCGCAAGCGCTTGCGTTGGAAAACTCAAGAGTTTTCTAAACAACAGAAGGTCCCGCCGACCTGAGCCTGCTGAACACAACGACGGAATTGCCTTTGTGAGCCCAAGCCGACGGGACATCCCATCCTAGCTACAATCGATGGGGGTGTACATTCCAGACGAGTAGCGCCCGGACTGATACTCCACGCTCTTGCGCGGCATGGCCACGAGCCGCTCTTCACCGAATTCGCCTTGCATCTTGCCGATTTCGATGACGTAACCGTAGTCATAGGACTGCGGAGCGCGCGTGCGCAGAAGCTTGTAATCCGCCGTGATGTCTTCGATGAGGTGCGGCGGGTCACCCACAAGCGAGCGCAGATACTGCTCTGCCACGAAGAATTTGGCGCTCGTCGTCGATAGAGGCGGCGAGATGTAGAACCCATCACGACGAGCAAGGTCGCCAGCTTCATCGTAGAACCGACGAGCCGCATCGCTGCTACGTTCGATGAGAGCATCGAATTGCTTGATTGGAATCTTGAATTGGACGATTCGGAACATGCTCTTACTACCGTCGGCGTGGCCAACGATTTCACGAAAGATTTGAGGTTTGCGGTTGTAGTGAGAGCATGCCCAGAACCCTCAAAGAACTTGCGAAGGAAGCGCTCGATGTCCAGGATGCCTGCAACCTATCGGGTGTGGCCCATGGGTTTGCTCGGGCGATGACAGACCTCGGCGAGCACACGAACGGCACGGACGCACGCAACAAGCATCCCGTGGCCGTGCTTTGGGCGGATAAGATCGCTCATCTCACGGGCACGCAAGACCTCGGCAACGACGTCACGACGAAGGCCTACTCGTGGGCCTACGATCTGCTCAAGACCTAGACTTGTGGTCGCCGTGTCTTCGGCGGGCAATCGGGCCACAGAGGTGACCCGGCCACTCATATAAGAGAAAACTCCAGAGTTTTCCGTTTAGGTTCCTGAGGAGTGGTAGCCCTCCTCAGGTTCAAATCGCTGGCCACCCAACGGCGTGTGATGTGCAGCGCTTTGCTATGCACACGCTCACAGAGCCCGGTTTTATCACCCGGGGCACGTCAACTTAGGCGGCGTCGCCTTTCGACCACTGGCGAAGCTCGCCGAGCCGCTCACGCTTGCGAACCGTCCAACCTTCGAGGATACGGCACGACTCCTCGCAGGCCGAGATGATAGCCAAATCCTTTTCGGACTTGCCCCGGCCGCTCATCTTCGGCAGGTCGCAGAAGTGAACCGGGGGCCAGTAGCCGAGCGCGATGAATGCCTCGGCGATTTCCCACGAAAGGTCCATCCCTCCGCCCGTGAGTGCGATTCCGGTTTCGCCGTCGTCGAACTCGACCACGCACAGAGGCAAGTGCGCCAGCTTGAGCGCAGCCTCGGCGCAGTCGTCGATACGCACGGGGTACCAGTACGACATCATCGGGCCCTCGGGATACATCGTACCCCGGCACGTGTTCGGGACTTCGAGCGTTTCGCCGTCGATTTCCTCTTCGACGTCCGCGAGCATGTCACGGCACTCGCACTCACCGAAGGACGAGCACACCACGGTGCGCTTGCACTCGGGGCACTCGAACGCTTCGAACACCTGGTAACCGTCGCAGTTCTCGCCGATGCGCTCCTGCCAGTCGATGGTCTGGGGCTTCATCTCCACCGCATCACAGTTCAGTCGGTCGATGTTCAGCATGGTTTGACTACAATCCTCGTTGGTGCGTTTTTCAGAAAAACAGAGGTTCGATGGTTGTAGTGTGGGTGTGGCTTGGTGCGTACGAGGCATCAGCCCTCTCGAAGTAGTAGACGCTGGCTGGCGTTGAATCTGACAGAGGCCTCGTATCAGGGTTCGATTCCCTGCTTACTATAGAAAACTCAAGAGTTTTCCACTAAGGGCTCACGCCCACGCGATGAGCCTGTCGCCAGCCTTCTCGCAGACCTTGAGCATCTGCTCGGTGATTTGCCGAAGGCGGCCATCGGGGCGGCCACCCATGATCACGCGCGGACCCGTGGGGCCCTTGAAGTCCTCGAACGAAGTACCGGCATCATGGTTGCGCGCTTCGTTCCAGAGGCGACGACGGCACAGAGCCGCTAGCTCGGTGGCCTTGATTTGGCCCATGGGCGCAGAGACGAGCCCAACCCAACGCATCCAATCACCTGCATTCTGACTGTGCAGGTTGACCGAAACGTCCGTGCAGTTCTCGCACGTGAACATCTCGGGCGAGTCCTCACCCTTTTCCGAAGCGATGTCACAGGCATCGCACCAGCGTTCGCTGCAATCACAGCGATACACGTAGCGCGTTCCACCCTCGACCTCGACTGCGATGTAGAAGTCCACGCTCATGCTCGTACTACAAGGAACGAATCTCGGATTTTCAGAGAAAATGCAGGCTGCCTCGGTTGTAGTGCAGGCATGGGCGTCTACATCTACACGATGCGCACGAAGACCCTGCCACTCAACGTGCTTGGCACGGGAACGGTCCAGGCGAACCTCTATAGCTTCGCCTACCGTTACACGAGCTATTGGAAGGGAGACAGGGGATACAACAGCTACAACCTGATGTGCAGCAACGCTCATCGTCATGCACACGATGCGTTCGCCAAAGATCGGAGCGGCTACGTCATCGTGGGTGACCTCGACGATGGGAAGCTGAAGCTGGAAGGGCACAACGTCTACAGGAACGTGCGGGAAGCCATCTGGACGGATACAGAGCGCTTTCCCGGTGAACTCGTGGGATGGGTCGGGGTGCAAGGAAAAGGCTTGTACCTCGCAAAGCAGACGCCATGGCGCAACGTGCAGACGCTCGAAGGAGACACGTGGATTGCCAAGCGCCAGCGCAGTGTGATGGATGCGCTCGGACAGGTGACGATCGAGGAGATCGTCGGCGATGATGTTCGGCGTGTGTGCCATTGCTGCGAGAACAATCCACACACCGAAGGCTGCCCATACAAAGAGTATCTCAACCTGCGGGCGTAGCCCCGCAAGGGAAAACTCAAGAGTTTTCTACTGCATGCCCTAGCGGGCGGTGAACTCACCACTCGCTACTTCGGGTGCTGTACGGATGACAGGCTCCGGCATCTCGCCGTCCCATCCCAGATACAGCTGCGCCGCAATCACCAACATGCGAGGCTGCTCGGTAACCGGCTGCTCGTATGCCAGAAGGTTGGCAACGCGGCGAACATCCTGATTGAATGTGTCCAGCATGGTTCTACTACCGAAGAGAATCCTCTGAATTTCAGTGAAAAGCCAACGCCCCTAACCTGTAGTGAAGGCATGAGCAACGAAACCCAACAGCCGAAACTGATCAACATCCTGTCCATCGACGCGTGGGCCGACGGTGAGGACGGTTGGAACTGGAACATGTGGACGAAGGTCGGCACGTGCGACGTGTCCCTCTGCGACAAGCCCGAGGCTGAAATCCTCGCGTTTCTCGTGGCGTGGGATTTCCTCACGGAGAAAGCGCTGACCTCGTGCTACGTCGAAGATGATCAGTACAACATGGTCATCTGCGACAAGGAAACGCATCAGCCCCTTTTCGCGTTGGAGTACGGCGCACTTCAGGATGTGCCCGATAACCAGCCTCCTCCGGGCTCGTGGGCTGATGTGGCTCGGATGATGGCAGCTACCAGCGACGATCCCTCGATCGACTGGGATGCGTGGAAAGATGAGATGAAAGAATCTGACCTGGATTAACCAAGGAATCTCACAGCTTGTGAGATTCTTACGATTGCCCGTGAGTTTTCCTTGGTGCGCCGACATATAAGCCGGTCGCCGGCTAAAACCCGCTAGCCTCGGTTGGCCCACGCCGCTTCGAGCGCCTCGTGATACTTCGGGTCGACGTGCTCTTTCATGCCCTGAAGGTCATCGCCGAAGAAACCAAAGCACGAATCTTCGTGCTCCTCTTCGTGGACCTTCGAGCCACACTCGCCGCAATCGTGCGTTGACTCGATGGTGAATCCCCACACGTTGCCCGTGAGGAAATCATCGTAGATTTTTACTTCGCTCTTGAGCACAGCCTCGGCAGTCTCGCGAATCTTCTTTGTGATGCGCTTGACCATGTAGCACTTACGAATCGCCTCGGGCGTGGCCACGATGTAGCCGACCTGCCCTGAATCCCACGGGCAACCAAACGAGCCCGTGCTCATGGTGATGCCCGAGTGATCGTAGAGATACAGAGGGAGCACGATGCTGCCCTTGGGCGCATTCTCCTTCAGCCACTCTTGCGGGTCTTGCTTGGGCTGCACGTCACCGAGGTTATAGCGACGGTGCCAGCAAGCCATCACGCCGAGGTTATCCCATTCGCGTGGTGAGCCAGGGTCGGTGTCTTGAATGACTTTGACGATGATGCTCATGGTCGTACTACAACTAGCCGAGGTTTGTTTTTCAGGATTTCTGAGGTTTGCTGCACACGAATAGAAAACTCAAGAGTTTTCCGTTCTCTGGACTGGGGCTGCTGAGGACCCCTAGCCTCTAGGCAGCGAGGATTGTCTTCAGCATGCGCCGTGCGACGTTACGGCCCATGCGCTTGCCCCCTGGGATGGTGATCGTCGGCGAGCCCGGTTTGCTCATGACGATGTGAGAACCCTTGCCCCGACCGGGGAGCACTTCGTAGCCGTTCTCTTTTGCGAGATCGACTAGATCCCTCGGTGTTGCCGTGTGGACTGAGATCGTTTTGCTCATGCTCGCACTACAAGATCTCAGCTCGTCGTTTTCATGAAAAACAAAGCGTGCGAGGTTGTAGTCGAGACATGCTGAATCGAACCATTGCCGGAATGCTCAAAGAGAACACGGGCTCGCATTTCCTCGATTCGGGGAGCGCGTACGGTCGCAATCACGAGCGTAACCAGAAACGCACGTTCGAGAATGAGCCGGAGGCAACGGTCGATTTCAAGTATGGGGTTGAGGTGACGATCAACGTCTACCATTTCCTCAAGGATCGGCTCACGCTTTCCACGGCGATGGATCGCAAGTTTCAGCGGTTCTGTAACCGCAAGGAGCACGCGAGCGAGACCTACTTTTCTCTCATCGATACGTGGCTCGCTACGTTCGATGAGGTTAGCGGCCTGTACGGCGAAGGTTCGCCGATGACCGTCAATACCTACAACGGCGAAGATCTGCTTTCCCAGGTCATTCAGTACACGCTGTTTCGCATCGATGACACCGATTACGTGGCTCTCATGATCCACGGTGGGTGCGATGTCCGTGGTGGCTACACTCGCCCGCGCATCTTCGAAGTGAACGGCGATGCTGCATGCATGTTCGATAACGCTCGTGCGTCGATCTACTGCACGCGCACGGGCAAGGTTCCCGGCCTGTTTGGTGAGATGGATGCGTGCGGTGCGTACTGGGACACGGAAAACGGCCACTCGTGGCACCGTGAAGGCAACTACGCCAGCGCTGGCGGTACGCAGCTTCAGGACTACGATCGCACCGAAGAGGAAAAGGGCGAGACCTGGGAAGCGGGCAAGCTTCACGTCCTGAAGGATGGATCGGCGCTTTGTCCGTGCTGCGGTGCGGCATTGGGCGTGAGCCACATGGGCGGATACTGAAACCTCCAAAGTTCCGAGGATTGTAGTTCTCGGATATTCCTTGGAATTTCAGAAAAGCGCAGCATCGGTGCGTATTTAGTTGACTTTGACAATGCGCTCTGATAGGTTGTGTACATGCTGAATACGACGCACCAAGAAATCCTCGGGCTCCGCAACGAAATCCGCCGTGTGGTGGCGATGGTGTTGCGCACGTCGCGCTACTTCGCCGATGACCACATCGAAGAGTGCATGTCCGACGTCATGCTCCAGGCTTTCGACTACGGTGCGCGTACGTTCGATCCGAGCAAAGGCTCGGCGAAGTCTCATTTCACCACGTTCGCTAAGCACCGTGCCAAGAATTGGCTCAACCGGGCGTGCCGTCGGTTCGAAGTAGCCGACGAGTCTACTACCGAGGACGGGGAGACTGTTTCTCACACGGCGAGCGTGCCGGCCGATGGAAACCCGGCGCTATCCCTCATGGCATCGCAAGAGCGTGCCCGGGTGCTCGCCGCAGTCGAGACCCTAGAAGACCGTGAGCGTGCGCTCGTACATGCGTTCCTTCGGCTGGGCTCGTGGATGCTCGCCGCAAAGGAAATCGGCGTTTCGCCGGCTACGGCTAGCCGAATGAAGGCCGATATCGTGGCGAAGCTTCGCTAGGTAGGTCGGGCGCGCAAGCGCTTGCGCCGCTCACGGCCAACAGAAAACTCTTATTGAATGGGTCTAAGGGGAGTTTTCCCTTAGGGGCTCACAGCCCGAACGCTGCATCATCGAAGGTGCATTGCGAGCACTCGATGTCCGGGATTTCGATCTCGAAGTCCCCGTGATCATCGAACCACGAGACACCGTGGCCCATGGCCTGCATTGCGAGGTAGTGGCCGAATTCCTCGGCGTCGAACCCATCCCGATCACACTTCGCGCACTTGCTCTTGTGCTCGACGTCGGCTTGCTCGGCACGCTCGGCGAGCACATACACACTGACCTTGTTTGCCGCTTCCAGAGCGGCCCACAGTTCGCCAGCGAGCGCGAAAGCAGCCGGCGGGGTCTGGGGTGCGTAGTCACTCCAATTCTCGCCAGCGCCCGGCCTAGGAAGGCTCAAGCGAGCCTTACGCTCTGCCTTGGTTAGCTCGTTATCGGTCGAATGACCCTCTTCGACGAAATCGGCGTAAGCCGAAACGAAGAAAGCCTTCGCCGCAGCGAGTAGGAATTCATCCTTGAAGATCGAGCTAGAGCCGATGTTCGTCATGTTCGTACTACAACCATCGTGCGATTCGTTTTCTCTGAAAATTAGAGGATTGATGCTTGTAGTACTGACATGAGCAAAGCTGACGAACACATCCAGTACCATCTCACCATCCCCACGGGTCACATCCGACTCTTCACGATCCTCAGCGGCCTCAAGCTGGAGATCAAGTTCCCGGGCATGCGCATGACCCGCAAGGCCCCGAAGTGCAGCACGATCCTCCGCCAGGAGTTCGGCCTCAGCGGCAAGCCGCAAAAGCTGTACGATCAGTTCCTGGGGCTGCTCGTGAAGCATGGCGTGCCGCTCCCCGGCGAATACGTCAACCCCACGCCGCCGGCACCGACGACCGAGCCCGAGGTGAACTGAGAGCCCGGCGCTCCGGCGCCACCGGCCAACAGAAAACTCTTATGGCCTAGAGTTTTCCTCTATTGGCCTTGCGGCCTGCTCCTTACTCGTCCCAGTAGTGGCGCGTTGCCGCGTCGTACTCCTGGTCAAGCTCGTGCTCGTCGAGGAGTTCAGCCTGCACGTTGCGAGCGCCACCCCTGGGCTGATTGCGGTGACGCATGTAACCGGCGTTGCGGTGCTGTGCCGCTACTGCAACCCCGGACCGTTTGTTGATGTATTTCGCCATGGTGACACTACAACCGTGCGCATTGGGTTTTTCAGTCTACCCGAGCGGATTGGTTTTGCCACCACAACACGGGCCACCAATGGGCCAGTAGTCGCACGTCCAGCCTAGCCGCTCGTGGTCGATGGATGAATGGTGGCAGTGACCGTGCCCATTGGCTTGGTTTGCCTCGCATTCCTCGTGGTGCGCCTTCAACTTGCGCCGATGGATGATTTCGCAATAGCGATGGTTCACGTACTGAAGCATCGCAGCGAGGATCCGATCACCCTTTGTGATGGTGCCCGTCCATTGCTTGATCTCCAATTCGCGCAATAGCTCTTCGTACTCTTCGGCTGTGAGACAGATCGAAGAGTCGAAGTAGAGCCGGATCAATGGTTCAACTGGCTTATCCGCCATTGGACACCGGCCCGAGCACAGCAAAGCGGTGACGGCTACCACCGAGGTTGGAGCGGCAGCACGAGCACATGCGCCAGCTGAATTCGTTGATACCGTCGCCGGTTTCGGAGTCGAAGTCCGGCACGAGGTTGGGCCCGAGGCGTGCGAGACCAGCATCGATCTCAGCAGCGCGCTCCTTGGCGCCATCCCTCAGCTCGCCACGGCCCGGGGACTCACCCTTGCCATAGTGCTCGTCGATACCCGAGTAATCGCCGTTGACGGCAACGAACAGGCAATCCTGGCACAGTTGGAGGTCATCCATCACGACTTGCATCGCCATGCCTGTACTACAACCGAGCAATCTCCAATTTTCAGAGAAAACGCGGACCGGGTTGGTTGTAGTCGAGGCATGCTGCACACATTCATCATCCTGTTTCTCAACACCCCAGGTCCGCACGTTCCGCACAAGGTCGATCACAAGGCCGACATGCGCGTGAGCGAGCACATCATCGACTCGTCCAAGAATGGCGAGAACTCGCGCAAGCGGCAGCTCCACAGCATGTGGCGCGACGAGTACAAGCTGGCGCGGAAGTAATCCCATGGCCAAGCGTAGCGATGCTCAAATCCTTCGGGACCTTCAGGGTGTGGAAAACGGGCTGAGTCCAGAGAACCTCTGGTGTGATGGGGAAGCGAGCCCGGCTTACGTGCGCAAGCGTGGCGCAGAACTGAGGCGCCAGCGTGCAGCTCTGATCAAAGAGCTAGGACGTGAGCCCACTACATCCGAGCTGTATGGGTTTTGATCCCTGAGCTGAGTCGCTCAGGTAGATCTCGCACCGTGCTGTGAAGCCCTGTGACGGAAAACTCTAAGAGTTTTCTAAATACAATAGCTGATTGGATCTGGTGATCCTTCCGGCCTTGGTAGGCGGCTCAGCTGGCAGCTCTATATACAGATCGTGAGCCACCCACTACGGTGCCGTCGCCACACCTTCGCTGCCATCGTCATAGGTGATTTTGTCGTACTCGCCGCACACCTTGAACTTGTCGAGAAACATCAGCTCGCCACGGTCCATCACCCATGGCTTGTAGGTGATCTCGGTGTCGAGTGGAACGTCGATCGACTCGGTGATCGCATCCAGATGGAGCGTATCGCCGTTCACGGTCAGCTTGCGCGCGAGGTGTCCCGTGTAAGCGCAGCGAATCTCGCAGCTCTTGTGCCCTGCCATCAGCGTGCGGAAGGTCATCATGGTCTGACTACAACCATCGAGCCCGTCGTTTTCACGAAAATCCCGAGGTTCGCGCTTGTAGTACGGACATGCTGCAATTCGTTCTCACCATCAACGTCGAGGGGCTGTCCTACGCTGACGTGGCGAGTGCGCTACGTGCCACGGCTTCCCATCTCGCAGCTGGCCGCTACAGTGCGCTCATCGCCGAAGGCGGCGACTCTGGCCGCATCATGGCCGAGGACAAAGAGACTCGCATTGGTGGCTGGCACATCACCGAGGACAAGTAGCCATGTATCGCACGTTCAAGCGCAGCTGTACGGACTGGCAAAGCTTCGCCAGCGCTCGCAAGATGACGGTTGATACCCATCTCAGCTACGCGCAAGCGCTCGAAGCCTGCGAGCAATTCAACAACAATCGGACCCCGCGCCAGATTCGCAAGGGGACTAAGCTCGAATTCGAGCGCATGTAAGTTACGCCAGGCACGGGGCACGAACACACTGGAACGTCGATCGTGCGGCGCCCAGTGATGCCCGTGCCTGGCTCTATATAACGGAAAACTCTAGAGTTTTCTTTCTACTAATCAACTACTAGTTCCTACTAAATTAGTAGCAGCCTACGAGTACAGCACCGTGATCGATGCGGCGTAGGGGTTCGGGCTGAACTCCAGCCGGAGGCTCTTGATCGAGCAGTGCTCCAGCTTCTGCAGGCGAGCGATAAGCCGCTCGGCGGCATGCTGCGCCAGTAGCTCGCACGAGAGCGTAGTGGGCTCGCTGGCGATGCGATCCATGAACACCCCGAGCATGGCCTGGTCGAAGAGAAAGCCCCGGGAATCGAGCTTAGGCTCGCACTCCACGCTGACGTTCCAGCGGACGGGAATTGCCTTGCGGCCACCGTCGACCCGAACGAGCTGATCAGCCGGACCACAGTGATTGGTGCCCGGGGTCACGATGAAATTCGACAGCCCAGCGCGCTGGATCGTCATCGTGCGGAGGGAGAGGGAGATCGTGCGCACGGGCGCAGCAACCGGCTTAACAACCTTCGTCGTCGTGTGTTGGTTCAGCATGACAACCGTTTTATCAGGTCATGCGGCGATTGTCAAGGTATCATTTACTTGGAATCCCGAGGTTTCCTGATCATCCGTTTGGCGCTTGCGAGCCCGCACTCGAAGCATCGCCGGCATGGGTAGAGACTACAGATCGGCAGCACGGGAATTTCAGCCTGGAAAACTCTTCCACGTCGATCTTCAGATCGGTAGTTAAACCAGGTGATCTCGAAGAGCGCCATCCACTCGGGATCGATCTTTAGCTCAAGCTTCTGTGAGGAGTTTTCCATAACGGGCCCTAGGCCGCGATGCCCTCGGCCGGTTCGTCCACGTCAGAGAGTGAGGTTCCGCTTTGCGCGGCAAGCCACACCTCGCGGGAGAGCTGTCCCTCGTCGATGATCTCCCAGTAACGATAGCCCGATTCGGCTTCCCACTCCACGGCGATCATGCGCCCGGTGTAGCTCGACGGGGGCTCCGGGCGATACGCGTGGCTCGCTTCCCAGGCCGCACGATGCTCAGCCTCTTGAGCCCAGAAACGGGCCTCCTCGCCGCACTCGTCGCACGTGACGAGCATGCAACAGCACGGCGCATCCATCCAAAACGGTTGTAGATCGACGTCCCGGCCATTGTCGACCACGAGCGAAGCCTTACGGGCTGCGATCTCTGCGAGATACAGCTTGTGACCGACGTAGCGGCGGAAGCGCTTTCCGAAGGTGCGAGCCATGCCTGTACTACAAGCCAGGGAGAAACGTTTTTCAGGGATTCGAAGGATTCACAGATCGTGATCACGCCACAGGGGAAGAAGAAAACTCTAGAGTTTTCCACTCCCCAAAGCGCGCAAGCGCTTGCCCCGTAGGGCCTTGCGGCCTAGGCCTCGTCGGCGAGATCCGCCACGATGGCTTTCATCCGGCGGGTTGCCGTGGCAGGCGACCATCCGACGAGCGCTCCGGCCTCGGTCTGTCCCATGCCGTCCAGCATGGCGCCCACGAACGTACGAGCGTCCGAGTCGAGCGTATCGAGCGCAGTGGCAAGCCAAGCCATCTCCGACCGACGCTCGACATCGAGGCGACCATCGGGGCCCACGAACGAACCACACTCGGCCACGTTCGTGCCGAGGGTATCGACGAGCATGCTCGTGTTCCCCTCGTCGTCGGAAGCTTCCGACACGTGGCCATTGTTGGCGCTCGCCTTGCGCCAGTTACGAGCGGTATTGCTGGCGATACGGAGCGCCCACGACTCGAACGAACCACGGGACTCGTCGAAGGTTTCGACGGCCGACAGGATGCGCACAACCGCATCCGACACGATGTCATCGGTGGCCGACGTGGGGCCAATGGCCCGCTCGACGGCGCGCGACATGGACTTGAGTAGCTTCGCGTTCAGTGCAGCGTTGATGTTCAGCATGTAGAGACTATCTCATATCATCGCCCGATTGTCAAGCATTCCGAGCATACTCAAATACGCCATATTGCTCGAGAATCTAAGATTGTCGAGGTATCGACGGACCTTGACAATCGAGCGGGACCGTGCTACCTTCTGTCTATGCTGAACCACAACGATTCCCTGGTGAAGATGGCTTCCGAGCGCTACGAGCAAGCTGCGGCCGATCTGGAAAAGGCCTGCAAGGCTTACCGTAAGCATGCCTCGGGCCCGATGGCCGATTTCTACGATCTCCGTATGGAGGAGGCGTTCACGGCATTGGAGATCGCAGCGGACGATCTGAGGGAGATCCGCGATGGCTACCGCCACACCTACCCCCATCCCGTGGCCATGGCGCCGCATGGCTCACGCTACCCGGTACGCTAAGCAGGCCTAGATCCTAGCAGATCTGGCATGCATTGTCAAGATCTCGCGTATGCATAGGAAAACTCTAATGTATACACGGCATATAGCGTGCCAATATAGGAGTTTTCCATGGCTATGCATGCAACACATTGATATCATTGGCGCGAAAACTCTCCGCGCATAGGGATTTCAGCCTATTGGAGGGCGTGCCGGTCCCCACGTCTAATCACGACACCTTTTCACCCTCTAATAGGTCATTCCGCGATTGTCAATTTTCGTTTCAAAGGGGACCCTATTTCCATTTCCAATAGGAAATCGAAAATATTGGAGAACTATTTTTCACCTGGAACACCTATTAACGCATTGTCAATGGCGCTCTTGACAATGAAGCCCGCCCCAACGAACCTCTTCCCATGATGGAGACGCTCTTTATCCAGTTGGGCGATTTGATGGTGAACATCGCCAAAGTGAACTACTTCAAGCCCGCCGTGGTCCCGCACAAGTGCTACATGTTCCTCCACGGGACGCAGAACCCCGTAGAGCTGGACATCGGGCTCGATGGAGTGAAGTCCGCCCTCGCCGAGACCTACCAGCAGATGGCGATGATGCAGGCCGCTGCCAACAAGGCGTATGGCTCGAAAGGCAGCTCGTGATTGAAATCGCCGTCATCGAGTGCGCTCCAGGCCATCCCCAGCATCAGGTCGTCCTGAACGTGAACGGTGTGATTTTCTGGCTGCAAACGCCCTCCCCTGACAAAGCCAGCGCTCATGCGGTCGCTGACCAGGTGAAGTCCAACATCTCGACGCAGGTGGCTCGCCTCAAAAAGGACGAGGGTGGCAATGGGTGATGTCCACTATGCCCTCGTAGGCCGCTCGCACCTCATCAACTTGGATAAGGTCATCCATATCGAATACGACACGGAGGAAGACCGAGACGACGGGGATATCCACTTCTACTTCGAGAACGGCAAGCAGGTCATCATCACCGAGGTCTCGTGGAAGGAGTTCATTGCGAACCTAACCAGCGCTCAAGGTGAGAAACGCCCGCCATCGTCCGTTGAAGGTACACCATGACTATGCCTGGCCACGCCCGTCTCCTTCGCCTCGTCGAGCTGACCAAGAAGGGTCACATGGAGGAGTTCACGATGGAGGACATGGAGACCATCAAGTCGGATGTTAGCGCGTTGTTCACGCACGAGGTCCGCGACCTGGTGTCCGTCCTCATGGACCAGATTCTTGTTCTGAAATCACGTACCTGAACAATTCCTCCATCACCTATGAAAGTCCAACGTCAGACGCTTGTAGTACGACTATCACTGCCAACCGGGACCCACTTCGGAATCCCTACCGGCACTGGAGTCAACGATGACGGATAAGATGGACCCCAAGAAGACCACGAGCGCCAACCCGCCTCTGTTTGTGCCCAAGCAAGAGGACCCGAACAAGGTCGAGCTGACCCTGGACGAAACGCTGCTCAAGCTGGCCGACCTCTATCGGCAGTTCGCTCCGCTGAAGAAGCAGCTGGAGAACCTGAAGGGCGTTGCTAAGGCGCACCTCAAGGCTCAGGGCAAGACGAGCTACCAGATGGAGAACGGCATCAAGGCCCAGTTCTACGACTCGCAGAAGTCGCAGCTCAACAAGGAGCTAGCCAAGGAAATCTGCGGTCCGCGTTGGGCCGAGGTCGAGAAGTTCGTGACCACCACGAGTTTCAAGGTCACGGTGCCCGGCGTGAAGAGCCCGGACGCCGATTAGTTCAACCCATCCTGCTACGTCAATACGAAGGAAGCGTACGGACCGTAAGAGGCAGGTCGAGATAATACTCGACGTATGCAACCAGTCGGTCCAGGATGGCCATCTCTGGAGCTGATGGGAGTACGACCCTTGGACGCAAATACTTTCCTTCCACCCGGGAAAGTAGTCCTTGCTAGGCCCATCGGTAATTAGCAGCAGGCCCGCTCCGCCTGGGGAGGCAAGAGAGCAATCGTGTCGGGCGCCGGCCACGCTAACGAGGCGCACTTGGATTTACCCCGGAAGGATACTGCTCTCCTGGCTTCGGCCGAACCAGTGAAATGTCCGGCAGGCGTGGAAGACGCCAGGTAAATCCGCTACTTGTAAAATAGTTGAAGTTTTTTCGGCAAAAGGGTTCCGGCTTGTAGTTCCCACGACGATTGACCCCGTGAAACACAGGAGGTCTACGCGTCATGGAGAACGACTACGAAATTCCGACGAGCCCGATGGTTGCCCGCGCGATGCTCCGCTTCTATCGCCTGATGGAAAAGCAGGAGCCGGGGCGCTGGGCCAAGTACATCGAGTTCTACGAGGCACTGGTGGAGGCGCTAGGCTCGCCCGCCATCAGCCCGCAGGAACGGCTGCTCAGGCACATCTTCGACCATCGGCAGGAAATTCTCGACGAGCTAGACGACGAGGACGACCTGGACAATTGAGCAAATATTTGCGACGACAACGCCGTGTCCTGTAAGGCCGCACAGACCCCGTACGACCGGATTTGCTGGGAGGGAGATTGGCGCGAACTGCCGACCCACTGCCCTGGCCAGCCGGAGGTATGGGACCAGACGATTGGCTGCCCGGTCTGCGGCATGAACATCTGGTACCTGCCGGCGTTTGGTCAGTGGCCCGAATGGGATAAAGCAAACGAGCCGCCGGCTGATTGGTGGCAGGGTTGGAAGGGCACGGAGCGCAACCCCTACGACCCGTATGTGAACCTGTTCGACCGCATTCACCCATTTGCCTGGGCGGACTGCCATGATCCGGGGGATGAGGACCGAGACGAAGAACCGTGGAATCAAGGTCCGTAGGGCCCATGTAGGATGTCGGATAAATTTCAAAAATTCGGGTGATGAAAAGACATGCTGGATTTGGACGCGATGGAAAAGGACCGGCTGGCTGCTCAAATCGACAAGAGCGACTTGTTCGATTTCTACAACCACTACTACTTCGAGCTGTTGGAGGAGGTGCAGGAACTTCGTCAAAAGCTCAAGAAGCCGCAGGGGAAGAAATGAAGGTAGACCTCAACAAGCTCGCCAGTTACATCGACCAGGAATTCACCGGGGAAGCGCATCTGACCTCGGATGAAATGCGGTCCATCATTGCCGAGCTGCGCGCATCCCGACAGCAAGTTGCAAAGATTTGCGATTGGCTTCGTGGGTGGGGCCTCCACGACGAAATCATCCACGGCGTCGAGACGGGAAAGTACCTCGGATGATCAAGCACCACACCGGCTTCTTCGTGTCCGTCTGGCACGACGCCGACGAGACCCCGATGAAGTTCATCGTCAACGCCACCTGTGGTCGGTGCGGCAAGGCCGTGGCGCCGGAGAAGTACACGTCCGAGACGCTGACCACGGCGATGATGGATCACCACATGGACTGCTTCATCACGAGCGACAAATGATTCCACGACTCAAAGACCCAACCATCCAGCACCACGACCCCGGCGACGAAAACGACTGGAACCCAGCCGATTCCATTCTGGTCGACACCCTCGTGTATATGAACCCACTCGGCAAACAGCCACCGTGGAAAATCGACCTGATGTTGAAAACATTTGCGCGAATGTGTGCGAGGCCGTGAGTGACCGCTGCTACTGCAACGAGCTTGGACCCCTCAGTCTCCGAAGCGGGGATATCTGCGGATTCTGCGAGCGAGCCGCTCAACATTACGATCTTGAACGAGCCGGCCAGGGAGTATCGCCGGTACTACGAGACGCCCAATCGCATCCGGGTGGTGATGACCCAAAACCTGGCGATGTGGAGCTACATCATTCACGTCGAGACGCTGCCGCCCAAGCCACCAAAACCGCCCAAGGATTTTCCGGTAGCGAAAGTCCTGCCCCGCTCGACTGTAGGAAGGATATGGACGAGGCTCCTGACCCGCTAGAGATGCCCATCGGCGACGAGGACATCAGCGACCTCCAGAAGCTGGCCGATAAGTGGTACCGGCATCACTGGGGCGCAACGATGCAGCCATCGACGTCACGGGGAATGGCCAAGGATGCGGCCCGGCTGGTTCGTCAGTATCGGGCGCTGGAGAGGGAAAACGCAGCGCTCAAGGAGCAGCTTGAAGCGGCGTTTGCCACGGGGACGAACACCAGGGAAGAGTTCGAGAACAACCCCTGCACCATCTGCGGATCGCCTCCAGGAGTTCATTGCCCCCATGACTAACAAGCAGTTCGTACGAAAGCGGCTGCAGGAGATGCACGACCGGCCAGGGATGTGGGCGTCGACGCAGGAGGCCTTTGGCCTTCAGCTGGCACTCTTGGTGGAGGTTTACGAGCTGGATATTGAGCCTTCGTCGAAGATGCCGCAGCACGTGATCATGCAGCGCATCTTTGGACCGGGAAATTCAGTCTCGGTCGAGCCGCTGGAGGAGAGCTGGGCGCAGTCAACCGCTGCCATGATTATGGCGATGATCAAGGTGGAACTCGCATGATTCACCCCTGCATCTGGGTCTCTTCGAGCTGGGTCCTCATCAACGGGGAAGTTCAGGCCGCCGAGTGCTTCACGTGCGGGGAAGAATTGCCAGGCGCCAGGTACGTCGTGAGCACCAGGTCGGGAAATCCGATGTACTGCTTCATTTGCCACGCCTGCCAGGAACGACGGATGTATTTCAACAACAATCCACCGTGATGTAGGATGTCGGATAAAATCAAAAAATTCGAGGGCAAGACTCTACAGGACATGCTGGCCGTATCCGACACGGATGACGTCGTTCTCGTCATGGCCAAGCTCGCCTTCAAGAACCACCAGGACGGTCATCTGACTCGTGACCAGCTTCTCTACATTCTCAAGAAGTGCGTCAACGCGCGGGCCCTTGAGAATGGCTACACCGAACGGCATGGCCTTCCATTCGGTGGTCTATGAAGATCCAAATCGAACACGATAACGAGCCATCGGAATTCACCGAAGAAGAAATCATCGAGGAATTCTCTTGGCATAACATGCGGGACAGTAATCACTCGCGTGTCGTTCGGCGGAAGATCTTCGAGGCGGTTCTCAAGGCCGCCAAGGCAAGTCAGGAACGATGAAGATCACCGAACAGCATCACAAGCAGCTGCCCTACCTGAAGCGTCTGACTAAGTCGCTTGATACGGAACAGATGGCCGTGCTCGAAAGCCTGCTGGACCTGGTTTATCGAGAAGGCCAGAGCTGCGGCTATCGCCAGGGCAACCCGAACTGGGACGAGGACTAATGGGGATGTACGACACCGTCAACGTTCCGTGCCCGAAGTGCGGCGAGGTGCAGGGATTCCAGAGTAAGAGCGGGCAGTGTCTGCTGCAGGAGTTCGATCTGGATAATTGTCCTCCAGATGTGCTTCAGGACGTCAACCGTCACTCGCCTGCGACCTGCACCAAGTGCAACACCAAGTTCTGGGTCGGCGAGAAGAAGGTCCCGGCGTCGGTCGTGTGGGTCGAGCGGAAGTGCCTGGGCTGCGGCGACCTGGTCACCGGCTCGTTCGACTGGTGCAAATGCATGGAGAAGCGCTGATGCACACGACGCATGATCATATGACCAAGGAGCCCAAGCTGTGGCTGATCCACAACTCGGACTTCTCCGGCGAGGTTGAGGTTCACTGGACCATCAAAGGCTCCGAGAAGGATTTCTCGTACGTGTGGCGGGTGCCGATGGGCGAGGATTTGCTCACCGGCAACATCATCGGTACGCAGATCGAGGACAATACCTGCGCGCCGGTTCCGGCCTGGGTGATCGCTCGGGCGGTGGCGACGGCACTTCATCACCATCTGACGATGAAGATCGTCTCGTTTGTCGAGGGTCTATGAACTACGTGCTTTGGATCTTTCTCGCCGTTGCCTGGGCAGCCATCTATGAGGGCATCAAGCACATTTACACCCTCCGCAAGGAGAAGATTCTCAAGGCGCAGGAGGTCCGGGAATCTATCGAGGCCGATGGTCACTACGTGCAGGTCGATTGCTCCGAGTGCGGGAAGATGAACCGGATCGCCGCCGTCAATATTCGGCGCCGGCCCATCTGTGGTGGCTGCAAGAAGAAGCTTCTGCCCAAGAAGCGGATTTCCATCCTGCGGGTTCGCAACCTGCCGTTCGACCAGAAGCTCGATGCTGCTCTAGATAGCTCGACGATCAAGGACTACGACAAGTTCTGGGCGGTGATTGCCGCGCACTTCCGGGACCGCAGCTTCGAGAAGAACGAGCCCATCAACCCGAAGGACTTGCCCAATTGAAGGAACGCAAAGAAACGTTCGAGGTCATCTCCTATCTCGACGAGACGATGTCGGCTGGGCGGTTTCCAGAGGTCGACAAGTTTCTCGCGGAGATGGATGTCGACAAAATCGACAACGCTTCCTACCTCTTGGGTGTCGTGAACTACGTGTACCTCGCCAAGCGCAACGGCGACATTCTTGTCAATGGGGCTGCTTTCAGGGAGAAAGCATTTGCGCGGATGCGCCAGCTCGTCGGCGATGAACGAGCCGAGAACCTGTTCAAGCATCGATGATGGTCCAAGTCCCTCCCAGGAACGACGAAAGCCCTTGCGTGGTTCAGTGCAACGGGCAGTACAGCGAGATTTTGCCCTTCAAGGAGGCAAACGAGCTGGCGATGTTCTACGCCGCCAAGGGACAGAAGGCCTACGTCTTCCGGCTCATTCAAGAGACGATGTATGGAGGGCGCTGATGGAGGAGATCGCCTTCACCAAGGTCAAGCTGCCGTACGGCTGGCTGGGCAACATGGCTCCGTACCCCATCGTCTACCAGAAGCAGGTCTGGAAGACGTCGGAGGCGCTGTTTCAAGCTCTCCGCTTCGCCGACGAGAGTGCCTCTGAAACCTCGGAAAGGCGCGCAAAGATTCGCGCAGAAATTATGCTGCTCGGATCGCCCATGGCCGCCAAGATGGCTGCCAAGAAGAACCTCAGCCTGATGACGATCACGCCTCGCTCGCCCGAGGACGTCAACAACATGCGCCGGGTGCTTTGCATCAAGCTCAACCAGCACATCGAGCTGGTGAAGCGGCTGCTCGACACCAAGGACGCGAACATCGTCGAGGACTGCACGGCACGTCAGAACGAATCAGGCCTGTTCTGGGGCGCTGCCAAGGTCGATGGCAAATGGACCGGACAGAACATGCTCGGGAAGCTCTGGATGGAAATTCGCTACGAAATGACCAGGGAACTACCAAACGGGGAAGAATGAACGACGAAATCGAAGATAGAGCTGAAGATACCGGCTACGCCAGAGCAATCAACGACGTCATTAAGTGGCACACCGACCAGATCGAACAGCTGACGACCAAGGCCAAAGAAGCGTGGGCGCCTGGTGGTATTCACATTGGAGCCATCTGGGAAGGCAAGCACGTCTCGGCAACGCAGCTGATGGACCTCGCCATCTTTCACACGGGAATCCTCAAGGCACTCGACGAGAAATTCGTCAAGGCGGTCAAATGAAGATCAGCGACCTCATCAAGCAATTGGAGAAGCTCAAGGAGGAGCACGGCGACATTCAAGTCATCGTGCAGACGCTCTCGCATGCGTGGGCGCCCGAGCCTGAGGTTCGTCCGCATGCGCCCAAGAAAGCCGAATTCGTCCTTCTGAACCCATGAGCAAGGACGACAAATTCTACGCGGTGATCTATGAATCCGCTGGCCGGATGTATCCGTGCAAATGCGGCCACGAGACGCCGGAGAGCGCATTCGAGTGCGTAAAGGCGAAGAAGGGCCTATCCATCATGGAATGGGTCAAGAATCGCAATCCGCAGTTCCAAGAGTTCTGGCGCAGCGACAAAGTGGCCGAGCCGTCGTGAGCGACGTCTCCTACGAATGGATCTGGATGACGTTCAAGGCGCAATTCCCGGGCAAGTATCTCTCGATGACCGTCGTCGGGCGGGAGATCTCTATCCACGATTCGAAATACCTCCAGAAGGGCGAAACGATGCAGCGCCCTCGCGGTGCGTTCATTATGTACGTCGCCGAAGAGCCTGGTCCCGATGAGGAAGACGGCAAGTGAGCTGCAGGCGTGGCGTCCATGATTTCCCGGACCCCACGTATCGATGCGTGTGTGGAAGATTCGTCCTACTGATCTGGCCTCCGATCAACCCGACGAGCTGGGAGTTAAAGAGATGGCGGACCAAGCGCTCATTGAAGCCGTTGCGCTCATCAACAAGCTGCAACGCCAACACAGAATCGAAAGGTTCTGCTACTCCGTGATCCTCATCATCGCCGTAGCGCTGGCGAGGGCCCTATGAAGAAGGAAGAAGCGAGCGTCGGCGACTGGGTCTCGTGGACTGGGTGGAGACAGTTCGGAACTATTCCGCATCGCTGCACAGGGACCATCGAGAGCCTTGAATGCGGAGTTCCCTATTATACCGACCCGCCAGAGTACACGACCGATGGCTTCCACAAGGAAGCCGGGCGATATCCTGCAGCGCTGATCAAAACAGACCGAGTTCAGCAGCCCGGCGAAGCGCCGCTTGTGATCAAATTCGACGACCTGACGCTCATCATGAACACTAAACAGATGCTGGGAGTTGAGCCAGCCGAGTACCTACGCGGAAATTCGCCTATTGAGGCGATTCGGTGGCATGGTCACAACTACAGCGAGGTCTACACCTGGGTCATGAAATGGGGCCTTGCAGATCCAGGGATCGATCAGCTTGGTGACGGGAACCTGCGGGTTTCTGTTCTACAAGTCGAAATGTGGGCGAAACCAGGGCAGTGGATTGTTCGCGACATCGCCAACGAATTCTTCTATCCATGCGACGACGACACTTTCTCGAAAATCTTCGAGCCCACGGATGTAGATAGGACATGAGCATGCGCAAGGGATTCGTTCAGGAGCTGGTCAATCTCGGGCAAGAGCTGTCCGACGAGCAGGATAAGGCTCACGATTTGTGGACCTGGCTGCCGTCATATCAGGTCGCTCAAAAAAACCACGGCGACTACGCCTCCGAGTTCAGCCCGACGCCGAAGGACATCATGATCGAGGCGTCGATGTACATCTCGTATCTGAAGGATTGCACAGGACCAAACAGCGCCAATCGTCAATACACGCCCGAGGAGACGGAGTGGTTCACGAAGTGCTCGTGCGGTGATGACCATGTCGGCGAGTAATCAGTGATCGGTCTCCTTCGCAGACTGTTTCGTCGGAAACCACCGTTCAAGAAGCTGACCGACGAGGAACTATCGGCAGCTCTCCGGCGGGGCGAGGAGAGGCTGCCGTGCTGTCGAGGAATGCGCCGTGTGCATGTAAGCTACCGCTCCGGCGCGCTGAAGTGCCCGAATATGTGGCGGACGCCTGAGGGTTACATCGTCGAAGTCAGGCAGAAGCTAGATCTCCGCTACAATCCGCTAGAGACCGACGAATGCTTCTATCCGCCATGGGGCGAGCTACATTTCAAGTGCGACCGTTGTGGTTGCCCACGCGGTCTTCACGCATATCGTGAAGATGGCAAACGTGGAGACTGCACCGACCCGGATTGCCCTGGGTGCCCTGGAGGTTTACTTTGGCGATGAACGGCAATAACCAAATCGATGCGTCCGATTGGACCGAAGAAGACAAGCACTGGTATAGGTGCCTGTCGACGTTGTTCGATCGCAGGCGTATGGCAGACGGCGTCTACCAAACCGAAGACTGGCGCCGAGCCCGTATTGACTGCCGGCCCAGGTGGCGACGGTGGATGAGCATGCTACGCAAGGACTTTTGGCGCACCATTAGCGGTTGGTGAAAGTTAAGTTCATGTGGATTGTAGGTAAGAGATGCGTTTTTACGAAGTTGGCGGCTGTGTTCGTGACCAGCTGATGGGGCTCACGTCGAAGGACGTGGACTTTGCCGTCGAGGCCGAGTCGTTCGAGGCCATGGAAGCGGAGCTGCGCAAGCGTGGCTTCAAGATTTTTCTGTCGACGCCAGAGTTTCTGACGATTCGCGCACAAGTGCCTGCACACGAGGAGAAGCTGCGCGCCCGGTCCAAGGATGCCGACTTCGTGCTCTGTCGGAAGGACAGCGCCACCGGGGATGGTCGGCGGCCGGACTTTGTCGAGCCAGGGACCATCCTGGACGACCTGGCTCGTCGTGACTTCACGATGAACGCCATCGCCGTGGACGTGGAGACGGGCGATATGATCGATCCGCACAACGGCCGGCACGACATCAAGCAGAACCTCCTCCGGTTCGTCGGTGACCCGTACAAGCGGATCAACGAGGACGGCCTGCGCGTTCTTCGTGGGCTGCGGTTCCTCATCACCAAGGGACTGCAGGCCGAGATGGAGACCGGCGATGCCCTCATCAGCTTCGATTCACACAAGATGCTGATGAAGGTGTCGATCGAGCGGGTGCGCGAGGAGCTGGAGAAGATGTTCAACTACGACACCATCGCGTCGTTGGAGCTTCTCCACGGCTATCCGAACCTGCTTCCGGCCATCTTCCGAGAAGGTCTACGTCTGGCGCCGACGCTGCGCCAATAGACAATAGGGCTATTTCGGCGGAGGCTTGGCCTATGAACGAACAGAGCCTGGCCGAACCCATCGCGCTCCACGACCTGGACGGCAATCTTGCCGACTTCGACAAGAGCATGGCCCATCATCTCGCCGAGCTTCGTGGTCCAACGGAAGATCCGAAGCACGACGAGACGGCCTATGAGGGTGCGCCGCACATGCGTGCCCGTCGCCGGCTCATCAAGAAGATGCCTGGTTTCTGGCGCAAGCTGGAGCGGCTTAAGGCTGGTTTCGAGCTGCTCCAGCTCTGTGAGGAGCTGAAGTTCAGCAATCACATTCTCTCGAAGTCTCCGCGCAAGATGCCGCAGGCTGCGGGCGAGAAAATCGAATGGTGCGTCGAGAACGTTCCACACCTTCCGATCATTCTGTCCGAGGACAAGGGTCTGGTCTACGGCAAGGTGCTCTGCGATGACTGGCCCGAGTACGTGGAGCGTTGGATTCAGTGGCGTCCTCGTGGCCTGGTGATCTCTGTTGCTCAGCGCTGGAACGAGGGCATCGAGAAGCTCTCACCTGCGGGCAACGTCATTCGCTACACAGGCCCGGAGATGCTGCCGGACATCAAGGCTCGCCTGCAGGAGATTCGAGCGAAGTGCCGCCCGTAAAGAAGCCAAAGAAGCGCCGGGTCATGTGCTTCAGCTGCGGCAAGCGGCGCATCAAGTATGTTGACGGCCTCTGTGTGACCTGCCACAAGATCGCAATCTCGGTCTATCCGTAATGTTTGGCGACCCAGTCGAGAATCTTCAATACGACCTCGCAGCTGCGCGGACGGAAGTGGAGAAGTTGCGTCGACTCGTTCACGAGGCCTGCAAGCTGGCGTTCGAGCACGGCGGAGCCAGGTGTGATCCTCACATCGCCCGCATCCTTCGCGAAGCCGGGCTCATGCATTCAGGAGAACGTATATGATCACTGCAAATCTGAAAAGAATTGTTCCGCTCGAACCAAACGCCCAGCTCGATATCAAGACGCAGGACGGTGAGGCCAAATCGTTCGACGTCATTGAATTCCAGCCTGGACCCAGCAAGCGCTACATGGTCTCGATCGAAGTCGGCAACATGCCACCGAAAGAGGCCGTTTCGTATCTGAACAAGATGCGCGAGCATCTCAAGAACTTCTTCCCTGAGGGAACGCTTCTGGTGTCTCCAATGCGAAATGGCCATCCGACGGCCGGCATCTACGAGATCGACATCCAATGAGCGAGAAGCTCGTTGCGTGCCCATCATGCTCAGGCGAGGGCTGCGAGGGTCACGCTATCGCTTCAGATCCTGAAGGAAGGTGCGACGGTGGCGGCGAGGTGACCGAGAAGCGACGAATCGAAATCATTGCCTGGCACAATTCCGATGCTTACAAAGAGCGGTGGCATAGGCGTGATCTTGGTCTTGATGATGAAAACGACTGGGACCCCATGGAGTGCGACTAATGACCGTCGAAGAAGCAATTGCCCTGGCATCTGAGACGATTCGCAACAAGAAGTGCGACTGCCTTGACTGCCAAGCCATCAAGCTCCTCATGAACGAAATTTGGAACCTTAACGAAAAGGTTCGTATCGCAGAATCCGTTCGGGACGATGCTCGTTCCGCTAGCCAGAGATACCTGGACGAAAAACGTGCGCTCGCTGCGGAGCTGAACGAGCTGCGCAGCAAAAGCTAGCCAATTCGGTGAGGCGCCGCTAATATGCGCGGCGGAGGTGGATTATGGGGCTGTATCCAAGGCTTTGGACGTACAGAACAATCACAGACCATGTCGTGGCCGGTCAAAGGTTCCGCATTGAAGAGGCGATGAACCAGCACGGCGTGGGCGGCTATGGCTACGAGCACTTCGTCGATGAGGTTGAGGTGACGCCTGGCGTGTTCGAGCGAGCGCTGCAGCTGGCGAAGCTCAAAATCGAGGAGCAGGCTGTCAGGGAACCGAAGCGAAAGGTTGCTTGAGGTTGATAATAGAGCCAGGCGTTGATAGAGGGCCTCATGCCGAAATACCGCAAGAAGCCAGTCGTGATCGACGCAATTCAGTGGACCGGGATCAACGTCCAGGAGATGTTGAAGTGGTTTGCTCATGTCTCATCGGCGGAAGATCCTGCCAAGCTGGCGTCCGAGGATGGCGCCGCTGAGCTGGTCGTCGAGATGGAAGTCGCCAAGTGCAAGGTGACGTTCGACATGACGAAGAAACCGGCCATCCAGCTACTGATCAAAACGCTGGAGGGAACCCACGAAGCCTCGCATGGCGACTTCGTGATTTGCGGTGTCCAGGGCGAGATTTATCCCTGTAAACCGGACATCTTCGAGAAGACGTACGAGCCGGCGTGAAATTCTGCCCTGCCTAGTCTGTAGGTAGGGCATGGAACTAGAGCCGCGCGAACACGACAACGTCACCGACAAGAGCACGCAAGTGCTTGCGCCATTCGGCACCGACCAGCCGAACAGCGTCATGTTCGTGTGGGAATTCTACGAGGCTCCCAAGCACGTCCGTGAGCACTCCACGCACGGCGGCGACGAGGACGGCGTTATCTGGATTCCCACAGGTGTCCATCAGCCGTACTGGCTGGAGCGCCTTTGGATGACCTTTGGCCCTGGCCAGGACTTCATCCAGTTCAAGGACGGCCTTCTGATTATCTGGGCTCACGCGTGAGCGACTTCCGCATCAAGGTGGACTTCGTGCGTGGGTGGGCCGCAATGACGCTCCCAGAGCGATACCAGGACGTCGTGGGGCCTACCTATATCACGGCCGACGAGTTCATGCGGCTCGCCTACGACTACGACGCGGCGATCATGCACCACCCGCAGACCCAGCCTACGCGGAAGGAGCGTGGTCAGGGTGCGCAGCCGGTTCCTGACAAGATCGGTCTCTGGCTTGACGTCAAGGGTAAGCACTTCAGCCAGAGATGATCATGTCGAGAATTCTCATCAGTCCGAAGATCACGAACGCTACAGCCAGGAACAATCCAATAGCTATCGGCACGACGAGAAAGAAGTCGAATTTGGTCCGCTTTGGTTTTTCCATGGAATTCTCCTATCGGCGTGAGCGACATCGAGAACATCCAGGTTCGGAAATCCTAGCCGTCTAAGAGGACACGCGCAAATGACCCACGAAGAGGCACTCAATCAGCTGAATACGCTCAAGGAAGCACTTCTTGAGGCACACAAGGTGGAGATCTCAAAGCACCGCTGTGAGTTCCATATCCCCACAAGCGATCCAACGATCTCCCCAAAAGACCTTCCGACGTGTCGGTGTACCGTCACCTGCATTGGCGAGACGCCAAACAAGCGCAACCAGTACTGGCTGTGCGAGGAGCACGGCAAGGAGTGGACGGAGCTGTGCAAAGACACCGAAGGCGTCAAGCCAGGTCGCGAGGGTCGAGTCATCGAGCCCTGGACCCGTTTCATCTCTATCCTCTCAGAAATAGACGATACTCTTGTCTTTGACAATGGCGCCGTCACCCGTAAGGATGCGACTGAATGCGCGACGCCTTCGACCTAATGGAACCCCGCAAGATTGCCGATGAGGTCTCTCACGGCAAGCTGCGCGTTGGCCGTCGTGACCTGACGTTGCTGGCGGAAGGATTCCAGCTCTGTGACAAGCTGCGATCGGAAGCCGTCCAGCAGGTTCAGGACATCGAGCTGTGGTTCCGTGAGGGGAATGTCGCCGCCGAGATGGAGAAGTCTTCGATTTCACCGTACGGGGAAGGCACGCTTGCGAACCACTGGTGGACGCGCGGCTACTCGTACGTCATCCGTTTGATGCGAGCGCATGTATCAGAGGCTGCGCTCAAGGGGAAGTGATGGAGGATTCAGCTCTAGCGTTTTGCAACAAGTGCGGAATGGGCCTTCGCTGCGAGGGCTGTTCGTCGATGGCGAAGGAGCTTGGGCTTGCCAAGGCTCACATCGAGGAGATGTCCGGTCATATGCGAAGCGTCGAAAAAGAGCGAGACCTCGCTATCGCCCACGACCGACAGCCGTATCCTACCGCTGCAGCCTACGAGGCGGTTTGTCTGGCCAACGAGGCGAAGGACAAAGAACTGATCAAGTCGCACAACAGCCTAGCCAGGGCTGTGAACCAGCGTGCCCATCTTATCCAGGCGCTGAGGAATATTTTGAAGAGCACAGGTGGCACTTGGCGCGAAATTGCGCGTGACACGCTTGATGCTCTCGAAGCCGAGATGAAAGCGAAGGATTAAAGATGGGCGTTTCGACTGATGCAATGTTGTTCTACGGATACTGC